ATAGGGCCGCATATAGGGCCGCATATAGGGCCGCATATAGGGCCGCATATAGGGCCGCATATAGGGCCGCATATAGGGCCGCATATAGGGCCGCATATAGGGCCGCATATAGGGCCGCATATAGGGCTTTAGGAGTTTTGATGATTTCGGGGTTTTTGAATCTTGTCGGTTTAATTAAGGGGGCAAAGCCCCCTAACTGGGGTCTAAGGGGGCAAAGCCCCCTTATTATATAATATATTATATAATATATATAATGTCTTATAATGCGCGTATTAGAGCTTTACAGCGTCGTTCTACAGGAAATAATTGCGAATGCAACAATCTATGCGAACGTTCGTGGGTCACTGGATCAAGCCAAGCAAATGGTATTGGTATATCATCAAGATTAACCAATACAATAAGAAATAGAACCAATACTATAACTGTGCAAAACTCAATTATAACAGATAGTAGAAATACTGTGGTTGTTCAAAATCAGTTAAGTGGAGTTGGGAGATTTAGAAGCCAATTTTTTAGGGGCGATGGTATAACATATACAAAGTATGTTTATGTTCCAGTATCCTCTAGATAATAGGAAAGGCTTGTTGTATATTTAAATTGTGTTTTAATACATTAAATATATCTAAATTATGCTCCATTATATAATAACAACGAAAACAAACTAACACATCAGTTAAAGAATTATGTAATCCATTTACTTCTTCATTAAAATAGTGCTTGTATAATTCTATTAATTTTGGATTTTTTATATATTTAGTACCGTGTATAGAGGTTAATTCTATATTTGTAATATATTTTCCTTTTTTCATTGTACAATAGTGAATAATAGGTTTATTTTCTTTATTCATATTAAAATTAAATTTAATATTATTTCGTATGCATTCTACTCTAATAATATTCATATCAAATTGAATATTATGACCTATAATAACATCTGAACTCATTAATGTATTAATAAAACTGGTGAGCACCGTTTTAATTGGCTGTCCACTGTTATTACACATTTCACGTGTTATATTATGAATTGCTACACTATCATCTGAAATTATAGTATTATTATTTAATTTTACGAATGAATCATATAGCTCAATAATTTCATTACTTGAAGTATCGTAAAATATATATGATAGTTGCATAATATAAGGCCATTTATGGGTTGCGTAAAGCGACTGCCCTTTCTCTTCTGGTAATCCAGATGTTTCGGTATCAAATACTAATAGTTTCATTTTAGTATATTATTCGATTATCTTTATTCGATTATTTGCTTATTCAATTATTCAATTTAAATTTTAAATTTTAAAATTGAATAATAAATAATATATTATATATTATATATTATAGTATAGTATAGTATATGCAAGCCATAGAACACCAAGACTGGAATACTGTTACAATTAATAATTCAAAAAAAACTAAAAAACCTGCACTAACAACTGCAAATAAACAATATACATCTACAACTCAACCTAGTATTGCAAAAATTATTATGAAAGAACCAATTGGAAAACTGATTGCACAAGCAAGAGTAATTCACGGTAAAAATCAAAAAGAATTGGCTTCTATGATTGGAGTATCGCAGCAATTTATTGCTAGGTGGGAAGCAAACAAAGAACTACCAAATAATTCTCAAATTGCTCTGCTGGAAAAAACTCTAAAAGTTAAACTTCCTAGAAGTCAAAAAATATATATTGATGAAAATTAACAAAAATTATTAGTTTTTATAATAATTTCTTATAAAATTGGTAAGTCCAATAGAAGAACTTATTTCTTTTTTATAAACCTTATTAAAATCATCCATAACTTTATTTAATATTGAGTTTGGAGAATCTGTTAGTGTGTTTTCATAATATTCTTTAACTTGTTTATCTTTCATATTTTTAATAATTACTATTAATGTTGTTATTAATATTAATAACAATATAATTTTAGTACTAATATACATACTATATATAGTATATATACTATATATAATGTATATTGTTATTTTACTAAATAATTAAATAATTAAATAATTAAATAATTAAATAATTAAATAATTAAATAATTAAATAATTATACATCAAAATAAGGATTATCTGTTATATTTATACCGCAATATTCTTGTGGTTTGTTTTTATAATCTACCGGTTTATATATATTTATTTTTTCAGCATTTACTAATAAAAATTTATAATTCTCCCAAAACTCGGGAGTATGTCCTATACTAACAGTACATACGTGGGATAATTCGTGAATTGCTACATATGTTAAAGTATTTAAATCAATTAAATTACTAGTTTCTTCTTTTTTAACGTCTAAACAAAATGCTAATTTCTCGCCTTTATTTTCGCTATATGCAGTATATTCACTAGTTGGTAGAATTTCTACAATTTTATCAGGATTAAATCTCTTAACTAAACGTTTGCATCTCTCATCTGATGGATATGTCTTAATACAATAGTCAACTAATTTTATCAATCTCTCATTTACTTCGGCTAATCTATCAGCAGCGTCTTCTATTTTTTCTCTCTCTCTAACGCAATATTTTTTACCATTAACATCAGAGACAATACACTTTAATTGAAATGTATCAGAGTTAATATAAATACGGTATATTATAATAAGAATTAATATAATTAGCACAAACGTTAAAAAATCAAAACTTAATAACATATAATATTATGTGTTATTAAATCTTATTTTAATTTTATAAAATGTCAAATATTTATTTCTTGTAATTTCGCAACCAATCTTCAGCTGACATTTTTGCACTGTCACTATAATAAAACTTAATTAAATTTCGTAATTGGTCAGTTGGTTCATCATTTAACCGTTCATCTGATAAATCTTGATTTCTTGTAGTAATTTTTTCCCAACTATCTCTAAATTTTTGTAACTTCTTTATTAATTCATCGCGCGTCATTGAACTTATTGGTTTGGTTGGTGGTTCATACATTCCCCTATAATTAGTAATTGGTTTATTAATTCTATCTTGTATGAGTTTTGTTGCTTTTTTTTGTTGGGCCTTATCTAATAAATTATAAATTAATTCTAAATCTTTGCTTTCAATTAAAAAATTGCGTACTCTAACTAAACCTTGTGCCATCTTTTCTTTTGAACCACTTGTTGTGACATTATATTTTTTAAGTAGTTGTTTTAATTTCTCTACTGAAATGTCGTTTTTTTTGCTTTTATTAATTATATTTTTTGTTGTCTTATTGTTTCCTAGATTGTTTGTTTTTTTTGTTTTTTTTGTTTTTTTTGTTTTACTCACTTTAGACCACCGTTTACTATTTTTTGTTTGTATTATGACCCACATATTACCATCATTGCCGCGTTTTTTTGTTCCTATTGTGAAGTTTTTAGCACTTTCAGTTGGTCCTTGTCTAGTTGGCATAGTGTATACATAAGAATAATATTATTAATATGTCATTCCTTTTACAAATATTAACATAGCATTATTTGCTTATGTTATTTTAAGATTTATGGCTTTATGACGAGAGCCTTAAATCAATTAAAAAAAATTGATTTAAAATTATTTTAATGAATAATCAATAATCAATAATCAATGCTAAAGAATCAAATGCTATTTAAAAAAACAAATTATGAACCCCATCTTAATATTGAACTACTAACAGGTTCATATATTGAAAATCAATTTAAAAACATATGTGCGCAAACTATTTGTGATGCTTATATGAATGAGATTTTAATAATTGAATATTTGAAATATAGGATGAAGACAGATAAGATAGCATTTATTCTAGATTTGTCATTTGTTCAAGATTATATTGAACATATAAAGAAAGTTAGCATAACTTGTGAAGACATTCCTGTAATAACTTATGTATATAATACACTATTGCGTGAACCAGGAGATAGGGAACTATGGCCACACGATGAAGCCTCGCTAATCCTTAATAATAGTCAATGTTTCTTTGATATTGATGAGGACAAACTAGCAAATGAATTAGTAGACTTAATAAATGAAATTTATGATACTTTATCTTAAAATTTTAAACATAAATCTGTTTGTTTATAAAATTAACATTTTTTTCTATCGGACGCAATATTTTTATTATTAACTATTAACTATTACAAATCAAAAAAATAACAACATATATACTATTATATGTTGTTATATGTTTTTAAATATTTTTAAATGTTCTTACATATTACCACCGATTTCTAAAGGACGTCTTAAAGTATCTGGTTCAATTGTGCTTTGTAACCATGGACTCACTGCAGATCTTGGGTTTGCTGGTTCAGATCTTAATTGAAGATTTGCATTTCTTAAAGTTGAGCCAACGGTATCAATTCCGTGATGAAAACCGGCATTTAACATATTTAAATTAGCGCCAGGTCCTTGTCCTACTGGATTATTCTCTCCAAACTCTCTATTATTGTCTGGAGGAAGTAATTCAGAAGGATTAAAATTTCCACTATTTGTTTGTGGTATTTCTCTACTTTGAACATTCATAGCAATTGGTGTTTCTGCTAAATCAGTTTGCAAAGTATTAGTATTTGGATCATTATTATTTACGAAACTATAGCTTAAAGGCGAAAGAGGAGCAAGGGATTGTGCTTTGTGAGAATTATATAAAAATATAACTACTCCAAGAAATGCTAAAATTGCTAAAATCATAGATAAGTTCCGATTTTTAGTCAGATTTGAAAAAGCAGACATATTTTTCATATATATAAAATAATATATTATTTTATTATTTTATTATTTTATTATTTTATTATTTTATTCTAAATCTGATAACTCTGATAAATCACTTAATTCATCTAGATTATATTTAATTTTAATATTTTTAGCTTCTAAATTTGCTTCTAAAGCTGCTTTTCTAAATTGTTGTGCTTTTTTAAGAGCCGCTTTATATATTTCATAATATACATCTTTTGGTGATTTTAATGAAATATTATTAGTTTCTATATTTTCAATATTTTCAATATCTAAATTATATTCTTGTAAGTTATCTAAAGTTTCTTCTTTAATTTCTTCTTTCTCTTCTTTTTTTTCTTCTTTTTTTTCTTCTTTAATTTCTTCTTTAGTTTCTTCTTTTGCGTCGTCTTCTTCTTCATCTTCTTCTTCATCTTCATCTTCTTCTTCCTCATCTTCATCATCATCTTCATCATCATCATCATCAGCTTCTTCCTTGTTATCATTGTCCTGAGGTTTTTCCTGAGGAGTTTCATCATTTTTTTGATTATTATTACTTTGTTTTATTAAACAATTGCTTTTTATTTTATCTTCTAAAGATAAAACCATTATTTGTTTTATTGTAATTTCTATTTTAAAGCTTTTCGAAGTAAATTTAATACCTTCAATATGAAGTAATGGAATTAATTGAATATTATTTTTTATATAATCATAGTCTAAAAAGTTTTCATTTTCATCATATATTAAGCATCCTTGTTGTTTAATATTTTTTAAAGTAGGAACATTAGTTCTAACAATTAAATTTTTTCCAGAATTATATGGTTTATAAGTATTTAAAAACATATTTTCAATATCATCTTCCATCATTTCTGTTTCAAACCATAATTCACGTTTCTCATAAATTAATTCCCTGCATCTTGTTTCTAAACTTTCTAACCAATTTAATAAATCAGTTTCAAAGTAGTTATATTGTAAATCTATATAGGAACGTTTATTTGTGCATGTAATTATACCATTTTTACTAACACATTGTGGAAATTGTAAATATAAAGCAACACCTTTATTTGAGTATTTAATTTTTGTAAAAAAATTACCGCCTTGTAGCGGTGTAGGATTTTCTAATGAAAGTTCTTTAAAATTAAATCCTACTAAATTAGTTATTATGTTTTCCATTATAAGATAATATAGAAAAAATCAAAATATATGAGACGCAATTTAATAATTAATTATTATTAATTGTTTCATATATAATATATGAAATACTTATATTATTTTCTATTTTATCATCTTGTTTAATAATCCTCCATTTATGTTCATCTAATTTAGGAAAAAACACATCACACTCATAGTTATTATTAATTAATGTTGCATATATTTTATCTATTTTATCTATTTTATTATTATTTAAAAAATCATTATATATTTTACCACCTCCAATAATCCAAACATTAGTATATTTTTGATTAATACAAAATAATTCTAACTCTTCTAAAGTTCTAAATGTTTTAATATAATTATTTTTTGGAGTATTTATTGTAATATCTAATGTTGTAGACAATATTAGATTATCTCTCCCCGCTAATGGTTTAGTTAAACTAGTCCAAGTATTTTTTCCCATAATAATAGCGTTATTATGATCATCCCCTTTTGTCATTTTTGAAAAATATTTTAAATCTTCAGAAAAATGCCACGGGATACTATTATTTTTTCCAATTCCTCTATTATTATCAAATGCTACTATGATATTATACATTTTATAAATAATTTATATTTATATTTATATAATATTTACAAAATAACTATTTAATATTTAAATAATATATATAAATAGTTTATATGTCTCAAGATACATTTAAAATATATCATTTAGAATATAATAATATAAACAAGATTGAAATTTTTAATGGGATAGCTAGAGCTAGTGATAGTGCTAGAGATGACATATTTGATACTGAAGAATTAGAAGAAGTTACAGATAAAAAAATTCAAATAATTAATAATGAATCAACCATTTTTTTTGATGATACAATTGATCTTATTAAAAAAAAAATTTTAAGCACTAATACTAGTTCTGGTGCTGAAATTATATATGAAGAATTATATTTGTATTGCGAACAAGAAATAACTTTAACAATTGAAGAAATATTTAACAATTTAAAACATAAAGATATTGGATTTGTTTCTAAAACTGTATTAATAAACTTTTTATATAATATAAATCAACCAGAAATACTAATAAATAAATTATCTATCTCCAAAGAGTATTATGATTATAATGAATTAATTGATTTTTTTTATGAATTAAATGAGAAATATATTAATGAAATTAACGTTATAATACAAATCCCATTAGAAGTAGAAACTAAAAAAATGAAATATAATTCAGAAAAAAATATATATCCATTTCTCGTTAATCCTTTTGGTACTATACTTCCAAATGACCATAAATATGAAACAAATAGTTATAATATATTATTTAAAAAAATAAACAAAGTACATAAAAATAGAATATTTTGTTGTCTAGCAACGGATGTTCTAAAATATGCGATTAGTCAATCCTATGAGGAATCTGAGTATATTAAGCAATTTTATCCGCTTTTATATAAAGCAGATATACTAGATTTAAATACATTAGAACAACGAAAACATAAAATATATGTCGAATATAATGAGAAAAAAACATTATATTTAGAAAATGACCAAAAAATAGTTGCTTTAAATAAAATATATCTTGATAAAAATATAACGATTGAACTAGAGGAAGATGAAAAATCTGAAGTAGATGAAGCTGAAGCTGAAGCTGAAGATGAAAAATCTGAAGTAGATGAATATGAATCGGAGGATGACACCTCTGAGGTAGAGGTAGAGGAAGCGGAAGATAAAGCGGAAGATCAATCTGAAGATACTAAAAATAAAAATTTTATAAATAATATTTTAAATATTGAGTTTAAAATTAAATCATTGCATAATAATACCATACCACTAGATATAATATTTAAAAATATTCATTCAACTATTAAAATGCCACTTATTAAGCTTATTCCTGCTAATAAAATGGAAAATATATATAGATTATATACTGATAAAATATCATATGATGGCACTAAAATACCATTTTTAAGTAAATTAGAAATAAAAAAAAAAAAAGAAATAGGAAAAATTAAAAAACAAAAAGAAGAAACTGAAACTAAAACTGAAAAAAAAGGAGTCTATTATTTTATTAAAGAAAATAATATTGAAATAATCATCGGATTCAAAGAAGATATGTCTATTATAACTAACATCAAAATGCCTACTCCACAATCTATTAATTTTATTAATAAACTAACAAAAAGACTTGTTCAACCGCTTATAGATGAAATTAATACACTAATTGAAGAAACTGGTTTTAAATTATTAAGTTTTGTTAGTTTACAACATGATACTGTTGATATAATTGATTTAACTTATAATTTAATTTATCCAAACATTATACAAGAATATATTTTGAGAGAAAATGTTCTTAAAAATATTAATTTATTGTTATCTGTATTTGATGTTATAGAAAACAACATAGAAAATCAAACAGGAATATTATTAATTTATAAACGAGTTTCTAATTATAATCAAAATAATTTTATTAAAGCATTCATTAATAATCTAAAAAAGAAAAGTATAGACAAACAAGTTATTATATCTGAATTAGCTACAAATCTAAATCTATCAAATGAAGATTCAATCATTGAAGTTGACAAATATTATGAAGATAAATCTTTAAATGATATCTTTCCTGGACTCTTAACTAGTATTTCATTTAAAAAACCATCAAACTCCAAACTAGATATTAAAGTATTTGGTTTAAATAATTTAAATTATTTAAAAACAATAGACATTTATTTACAAAGCATTTTTTATATTTTATTTAGTAATCAAACGCTTGATACTACCATATTAACTCAATTTAAAACAGCTGATAAAAATAAACTACTTAAAGAGATTGGCTTTGGAGTTAAAGACGAAGATGAAGAGGATGAAGACGAAGAAGATGAAGACGAAGACGAAGACGAAGATGATGTAGATGTAGATGTAGATGTAGAGGAAGAACCAACACTAGATCCAGAACTTGAAGCATCCCCACTAGAAGACTCAGAAATAGAAGACTCAGAAATAGAAGACTCAGAGATAGAAGACTCAGAACCTGAAGAGATAGAAGACTCAGAACCTGAAGAGATAGAAGCAGAACCAGAGATAGAACCAGAACCCGTTCCAGAAGACTCAGAACCAGAACCAGAACCCATTCCAGAAGAATCAGAGATAGAAGCATCGGATATCGAAGAACCAGAACCAGAACCGGAACCCGTTCCAGAAGAATCTGAATCATTGCAAGACTCTATACCAGAAGTTATACCAGAACCAGAACCAGTGCAAGACTCTGATGTTGGGAGTGAGTCTGGGAGTGAGTCTGGGAGTGATTCTAGCGAGTTTCTTAAACGTTACATAGGAGGTGCTAAAGTAGGGATAGAAGTGCGTAACTATTTTACAAATAGAATGAAAGAAAAAGATCCAACATTAAACATCGGACCCGGAGCATTAAAAAAACAAGGAATCAATGAATATGGAAGAACTTGTCAATCTTCCAAAAAAGGAGACATAAAAAGACAACCAATTATTCTTGATCAAAAAGAAAAGAAAAAAATAGATAAATTACATCCTGGTTCATATAAAGACAGTGTTGAATATAATACTCCGACAGGTGAGAAGTTTTGGTATATATGCCCAAGATATTGGGATTTACATAATAATGTAAGTTTGACCGAAGAAACTGCTAAATCAAAAGAATATGCTGATAAAATATTAGGCAAAAGTGATAGTAAAACAAGTGCTAATAAGTTTATATTATACAATGAATTATATGAATATCCTTATTTATTAAATAAAGATGAATACTATCCTCCTTGTTGTGGTAAGAAAAAAATACATAAATTAAATAAACTAGAACAAAAAAAGGATGAAAATTATATATTAAGTTATGATAAAGAAAACTTAGATCAAAACCGCTTAGCTTATTTGCCAATTGCGGTTGCAACTCTTTTAAAACAAAAACAATCTAATGCACATACTTTAGAACCACAAAAAATATATTTATTAAGACAAGGAGTAGAGAAAAATGAGAATCAGTCTTTTATTGGAGTATTGGCTGATTTATATAAGACTGATAAAAAACAATATACTATCGAAGAAATGAAACAAGAAATAATTAATAAAGTAAATATCGACACCTTTATGGGTTTACAAAATGGTTCTTTAATCTCTATTTTTAATGATAAAAATATTGCAGAATCAGAAGAATCGAGTGTTTTAGATTCTTTTAAGTCATCTATTTTATATAAAAATACGGATATGAATAATATTTTACAAAAAAAAGTATTTATAAATATTGCAAACTCATATAGTAATTTTATAAGATTTATAAAATCACAAGGAAAAATAGATTATTCGTATTTATGGGATTTAATAAGTAAAAAAAATGGGTTATTTGTAAATGGTGTAAATTTAATTATATTAGAACTAGTAAATGATGATATGACTGATAAAATTAATATTATTTGTCCTTCAAATTATTTTTCTAGTGAGCCCTATACTATAAAAAAAGATACAGTCATTATTATTAAACAAGATAATACATATGAGCCTATATATAGTGTTGAATATAATGGAGATGCCAAGATTAAAAAAACTAAAAAGAAAACAGATGTTACAATCACAAAGTTTTTTAAAAAAACAAAAACAATGTCTGAAATAAATAATGTTATTTACAAAATATTTAAAAATGTTGAAGAACATTGCGCGCCACAAGAATCACAAATAAAAAAATATGAGTTTATAAGAAATAAACCACTTAAAGAAGTATTTGAAATACTTACATCTTTAAATTATAAAATTGTAAATCAAGTATTGAATTATAATGGAAAAGTTATAGCTTTAATTATTAAATTAAATAGTCAAACATTAGACACATTTTATATTCCTTGTTATCCATCTAATATTTTAATTGATATGGTTAATTCAGATATAAAAATTATTTGGATTAGTGATGTTAAATGGAATACTTATAACAAAACAAAAGAGTTTTTAGAAACATTATATCAATCAAGTAATGAAAAAATATCTTGTAAACCCGTTTTAAAAGTGATTGAAACCGATATGATTGTTGGAATTATTACTAAGACTAATCAATATATTAAGATTGAACCACCAGAGGATTACAAGTTGATTACAGATAATCTGCCTTCTATAAATTATAAATATATAGATGTTAATTTAATAAATAATGATTATATTAAAGCAGATATAGTATCATTAACCTCCAAAAAATCAAAAGATATGTCTGATTTAAATAAAATTAATTTCGAAAAAAAACTATATAATTCATTTAGAAATACAATAAGAAGTTTATTATCCAATATTAAAATAAAAATAACGACTAATTATATTCAAACTATTTTAGCTATTATTAAAAGTAGTGAGTCTAATTATTTTGAAAAAAATGAAGCAATTATTCAAGAATTAAAATCATTAACTAGTAAATATATAACATTTATAGATATATCATATGATGAATATAAATCAAATAATAGTGATGAAATAAAATCGTGTGTTAATAATATTAAATGTAAAAATACTTTTTTTTGTGAATATGATGAAGAAAATAAAATATGTAAATTAAAAATACCAAAAAATAATTTGTTTAGTAATACATCCAATGAAAAATACTATTATGAAAGAATTGCAGATGAATTAATACGTTATAATAGAATTAGAGATTTCATTTTTAGCCAACGTTCATTTTTAAATTTTTCTTATAATAAATACAATTTAAATCCTAATGAATTATTAATTATTGAATCTAAATTAAATGATGATTTTTTTAATAATCTTGTTCCAATAAATATATATAACACGGATGTCATACCATATGATATTGTTAATCCAAATAATTTACGAAAAAATAAAATTTTAAAAGAACTTACATACAAAGATTTTGAAAGTAAAGAAAATGAGTTTGAGTTTAAGTTTCCAGATCCTAGTAAAAGTTTATCTACCCGATTTATTCCAAACTCAAAAACTATTAACAAATTACTTGATCAAGAGCTCGAAGAACAAAAAAATAAAACTCAACCAGTCCAACCAGCCCAACCAGCCCAACCAGCCAAATTAAGTAAATTAAAAATTTTAACAAAAAAAAGTACAAAAATAATTGATGAAGATAAAGAACTAGAAAACCAGTCTGAGCTACCTATTAAAAAAACTACACAAATAGAAACAATAGGTCCAGCTAACTTTATAAACTGCACAAATGAAATTGAGCTTGCAAATTATACTTATTTTAATGAGCCAATGAAATGTAAAGATTATAATATAATTAATTCTGTATTATGTAGTTATCAATTAATAACAGAACTTATTAATAATAATATTACTAATACTAATACTAATACTGATGTAAGTTTAACAAATATTATAAATAACTTAATTAAAAAATATACTGAACTATTTAAAAATGAAAAATATAAACAAATTATTCTCTCATTATGGACAACTGAGGGCAATTATAAAGAAGAGCTTAGCGAGAAATTAGCGCAAAAAAAAGTTAATATTGATGATATTTTAACTGAAAATACATACTTTATAACAACAACAGATATAATGCTATTAGCTGATATATATAAAATACCTTTAGTGTTATTCTCAACTGAACCATTTAACGAGTTTAATATTAAAATTGAGCCTCTTAATATTTACTTTTTAATAAATAAAGAAAAGAAAATAAAACTACTTACAACGCAAAAAAATCCAATAAAGCTTACCAAAGCTACTAATACAAAATATTATTATGTTTATGTATCTAAAATTGATGGTATTTTAAATTATAAATTATTTTATAATAGTTTAGATGAGTTTAAATTATCTGAAACAGTAGTTATAAGTGAGTTTATAAACTCAATAAATACATCAACCTCATATATTAATACAATTTTATCTTAAAAATAAAATATAATTAAATAAATATGTTGGATATGTTGGATATGTCAGATATGTTGGATTCTTGCTGTATATGTAAAATATGCGAAGATGACCCAACAAGCCATTCATTTAAAATTGTAGGAACGTATAATAATATAATATATTATTATACCTGCCCAGCCCAAGCTACTAAATATTATGATACTAAAGGAATAGTAAATCATTATGATTTATTCTTATCATCCAATAAAAATAAATGGGCGTGGATTTTTGATTGCAAAGGATTTAGTTCAAAACATTTATTAGAAATTAAAGTTGGGATTGAATTAGCCAAATTAATAACCAGTAAATATAGCGATAGACTTGAAAAAATTGTAATTATAAATAAAAATATATATATAAATACTATAATAGCTTTAATATATCCATTTTTAAATACTACTATTCAAAATAAAATAACAATTTTATAGTAATTTTATAGTAATTTTATAGTAATTTTATAAATTGTTATATACTATAAATGATATTGTATTATATATTAGTTTTACTTATTATTTTTTATTTATTATTTAAATTATATATAAAAATTACATATAACTTTTGGGCATATCAACCTGTATTTCATAGTTATAATTTAATAAATTGGATAAAACCAAATGGTATAATAAATGATGAACCAAAAATAAATAAGTATAGTAATTTTATTGATATTACTACTAAAAACTTTTTTGATTTTAATGAAGAAGAAATAACAAATATTGTTGATTTAATAAATAAACATTTTAAAACAGATAAACAGTTTAAAACAATATTTAATAAAAACTTTCAAGCAAATTATTCAATAAATAAAAATAGTTTTGTTGCTTTTTTTACAGGACATATGAATAAATCATATATATCAATTTATAAAAAACAACTATATTCATTAAATGAGCAAAACATACAAAACATACAAAACACTACTGGCATAATTGGCGTGCTCACTGGAAAACCTATAATAATAATAATTAATAATAACAATTTAAAGAGTTACTTTATTGATTTTTTAACAGTTGATAATACTTACTTAAATAAAGATATTGAGGGGCAATTAATACAAACACACGTATATTATCAAATGCATAATAACAAAAAATTTAAAACATCTCTTTTTAAACATAATGGAACACTAAAAGGAATTGTTCCTTTTACTCGTTATAATAGTTATATTTTTAATAGTGCACTAATTCATACAAAATATAATTGTTACTATAAAATTATAGAAATAAGTGAGGTTAATTTTTATTTACTAATAAATCTTATAAATGTTAGTAAACATTATTTTAAATGTATTATAATGATTGATGAGTCTAATTTATTACATTTAATACTAAAAAATATATATAAAATATATGGATTATTAGATCCTACTGCAAATGAGTTGAAATGTTGCTATTTTTTTAAACAAAATAATATAATTTTAAATATTAAAGAGCTATACAAAAAAGAAAATAAAAAAATAATATTATTTGATTTAGTCGCCTCTATAAACAACTGTGATAACATGGAGTTTATTAATGGTTTTTTGCTTGTTTTAAATAAAAAAAGTTATATTAATATTGAAAACATTAGTTATAATAATATATTAATTCGATACTTATTGAATAATTCCTTAAGTGCTTTAAATATTTCTAAGAATTCTTATTTTTTATATAATTATATTAATAAACCAGTTATTTCTAAAAATATGTTAATTATAATATAGCATAAGCATAAGCATAAGCATAAGCATAAGCATAAGCATAAGCATAAGCATAAGCATAAGCATATTATAATTAACGAACATATTTGCCTGCTTTAACAAAAGAGTCTAAAACATAAATAATAAATACTCCTAAAAACACATATAATATTAGTTCTTCTGTTATTAAATGATTTTGGTCATTTTTCTCTTCTTCTAAAAGATATAGTATTTTGTCTAAACGTTTTATAAGATCATTATTAGAGCAGGAACTGTTCAATTGATTTGAATAATTTGGATTGTATAATTCTTTTGCGGTTGAATTATTATAATTATTGATAAATTGTTTATAGATATCATTGTCTTTAGACATTTCTAATTTACTTTTATCAACTGCTTCATCGTCATCTAATAAAGGATTATAATGTGTATTAGTATTTAAAACTTGTTGTTGAATATTAGCATTTTGCATTGTTTGTTGAACAGGAACAAAATCTCCCATTTCATAATTATCATCATTATTAGAATTGTATAATTGTTGTAGCATTGCTTTATCTATTTTTTGACTATTTTTATTTTTATACGTTTGATTTTTTTTATAATTTACATTAGTATTGTTGCTATTGCCATTGTTGCTATTGCCATTGTTGCTATTGCCATTGTTGCTATTGCCATTGTTGCTATTGCTATTATTACTATTATTGTTGCTATTGCCATTGTTGCTATTGCTATTATTGTTGCTATTGCTATTATTGTTGTTATTATATTCATCATCTAATGTAGCAGCAGTAATTACTAAAGAACTCATACTAATAAAAAGAGAGAATAAATATTTATAAATCTACACTTTATTAATTAATTTTTATTTTTATATTTTTTTATATATATATGAAAAAAAAATATAATTTTTTTAATACATTTTCAAGTAAGTTTTTAAAACCGATTAATAACAGCAAATTGCTTGCTGGATTAGGACTTATTATTTTAAATTATTTTTCTAAATATGTAGTATTAAATTTTAGTAAATCACAAGAAGCCTTTATCAAAAATACAATTACTAGAGAGATTATAATCTTTTTAACAGTATTCACAGGAACAAGAGACTTATTACTTTCTTTATTTTTAACAGCAACTTTTATAATATTATCTGGAACTATTTTTAATGAAAATAGTCAATATTGTGTAATACCAGAAAAATATAAATATTTATATAATGAAGTTGATACAAATAAAGACGGAAAAGTCACAGATGAAGAAATTAAAAATGCACAAAATATTTTGTTTAAAGCACAAAACAATATTTAATAATATTGGAATATTATAATATATAATAATAAAAATGGCTCAACCTATAAAAGAAGAATATGGAAGTATGGAATTTTTAATTACTGATACTACACATATAACAAATCTTAAAAAAAAAATGAAAACTTTGATTTTTACAACTGATCCAAATGATAGATTATATTCATTTGAGGAACAAAAACAAAAACAGCCTAAATATTATTTACCATTTTATATAAATATATTTAATATTGGCAAAACTAAATCTGTTAATGATATAATAAAAGTAGAATTAAAAGATTTATTTATTAAAGAGTTTATAGAGTTCATTACAATCACATTAAAACAAGAATTATCACCAAAAGCCTGTATTAATTTTATTAAGGATAAATCGTTAGTAACAAGATTTATAAGTGAATATAAAACAAAGCGTCCTCGTGAGTATGAACAGAATACTAGAGATGAAGACAACGAAAACAGATATAAAACATTTCTTGAAAATGTATATATATATCTTATTAAAATTATATTCACTCCTGCTGGCAGTTTTATATATCAAAAACCGTCAGCCACAGATACAGAGGCGGATAAGGTCGCAACCGAAAAGAGAAACAAAGAGAAGGCGCAAAAAAAAAGTGATGCTGTGGCGGCTGCTGATGCTATCAATAAAAATCCTAATGCTACCCCTGCCCAGAAGGCCGCTGCTGCTGCTGAGGTTGCTGCTGCTGATGCAGACGAAGATGCTGATGAAGCGGATTCTGCTAAGCCAACTGAGATATTTCCAGCGAGTGATACTAAATATATAAATACTTTAATAAGAGATTTTTTAAAAGATGAAACAAAAAAATATTTTAGTATAGATACAGCTAAACTTATTAAATTAGCAATAAAAGAAACAAAAAAAGAAAGAGGTTTAACTAAAACTATTTTAGATAGTACATTTGAAAAAGAAAAAACAAGACTTTTACAACAAAAACCATATGGTTATGTTAGCGAATTAGATTATAATATAATATTAAAAGATCAAGTTTTAATAGCATTAAATAATGAAACAAAAGCGTTCTATAGAAAAAGTGAATATAAAGTAAATACAGATTTAAACAACCTAGTACAAGCATTAGTAGAAACAGTAAAAGAGGAAATTCAAAAATTAAATAATATTAAAAAAGAAAGTACAATTATTAAAAATGAGATTGATATACGCAAAGATATTATAAATCTGATTAAAACTTTTTATATTGAGAAAAAAAAAAATGAACTACAAAGAGAAAAAAAAATAAATATTTTAATAAAATTAACCAAGGATATAATTTCTGATGTAAGTATTACAAATAAACAATTTGTTGGCACTTCTACTGCTACACTGAGTGATGTTCTACTCTTTCAAAAAAAAATCAGAGAAGAAATTTCTAAATATGTAAAAAACTGTCAAACTCCTAAAGATATAGAAGATAACCTTAAAAAAGAATGCGATAATATATGTAATCAAGATAAGCCAGATTTAAAAAATAAACTATGGTGTAATATATGTGAAAATTATATTCAATGTGTATATGATCAAAAATATATAACGATTGCTAGTAAGGCTGCTAAAGCAGAGGAAGCTGCAGCGGAAGCTAAAGCGAAGGCAGAGGAAGCCAATACAGCTGCTGCTCAGGCGAATCCTAATTCTGCTGCGGGTAAAGCGGCGGCGGCTGCCATTAAAGCTGCAGAAGAAACTGCAAAAAATGCTGAGGAAGAAAAAAAAACTAAAAAGACATTTATAGAAGACGTTCAAAAGAAAACTGCAGAACAGGAAGAAAATAAAAAAAAATTATTTTATATTAATTTTAAGAAAGCTGCTGCTCCTGCTGCTGCTCCTGCTCCGGCGGATCCGGCCGCTGCTGCTGCTCCTGCTGCTGCTGCTCCTGCTCCTGCGCCTCCTGCTCGTGGCGGTGGTAGCGGGTTTCAATATAAAACAAAAACTATTTCAAAAAAACACTTACTTAAACCAAAGCGTAAAGAATCTTTTAAAATATTGAAATAATATTTAAATAGAAAGATTGGTGATATTTGTCATAAACTCTAATACTAAATCTTCTGGGATTTCATTAAAATCTACTAATTTTTTATTTCGTTTATAAATCTCTTCACACCCTTGTAACCGTAGTTGTTCTTCAAATAATGTTTTATCATTATAATATTTGACAATCGTTGAATGATTACATTTTTTAAAAACAGGACTAATATTATCGCTTTTATCTCCACTAATTATTTTATTAAATAAATCAAAATCAGGACTTCCAGAACAATGTTTGCTTGTAGTAATATCTTTATATTGAAGAGTCATTATTTTAACTTTTTCTGAAACTAATTGTAAATAATCCATATCACTTGCAATTATATAAATCATAATGTTATTATATTTATTTAACAAATGTTTGCAAATTAAAGCATTAATATCATCAGCTTCTAAATGGTTATGGTAAAATGTTGGAATGTTCATTTCTTTAATTATATTAATTCCAAGCTTAAAGAATGGCCCGCCTAGAAATTCGCTATTATATACACGAGTTTCTTTGTAATTATCATAAATATTATTTCTCCAAATATCATTTCGAGGACAATCTAAAGAAGCAATTATTTTAATATTATTATTATTATTTTTATTTTTATTATTTTTTATTTTTAGTTTTGTAGGCAATTCTTTAATTTTATTAATGCACGTTTTTGTAAATTTACTAACAAATTCTTCATTCTGAATTGGATTTCCTAGCGGAACTTCCGGCATTGCTAACTTCCACCAATTTACTAAAGCATAATACCGATAAAATATAAAATAACTAGTATCTAATAAAATATAAGTTGTTTCTTCACTCATCTAAGTAGTATTATTATACTAATTATAATAATTATTATAATAATTCAATTTTTAACTTTATATTGCTTAATATTGCTTAATATTGCTTAATTATAAATCTAAACTAATTGTGTTTTTTTGACTATTAGATTGTTTGCGGTTCGATTTTGGTTGCTTTTGACTGTTTAATTCTTTTAACTCAGAAATGCTTACAGTGCTTGGATCTCTTTCTTCTCTTTCTCTATAATCGGGAATAGCAACCGATTTGCTTTTTAATCCAGATAATAAATCATTAATATCGCGTGGTCCTTTCATTTCTTGTCTTCTAGGGGGTGCAGGAGTTTTAATATTATCAGATGAATCAAGCGAAGCAAATCTCTCTTCTATACTAATTCCATTTTGTTTTTTGGAAGACATCAAATCTGGTCTATTTTTTGGAATAGCATATCGGTCACTTTTTATAGTTTGTGTTTCAAGTGGGGGCGGAGGGGTTCCAATATTTGGATTTGGAATATTATTATTTCCAGGAATAAAATTATTCATAAAGTTTCCAAATCCCGGATTAGATTCACCCATTGAGTTAACAGCTGCCTGTGAAAATTGTTTCATAAGTTCTGGATTTTGTTTCATTATATCATCAATACCTGGCAATGCGGACTTAAACATTGTATTTGTCATATGTACCATTATTGCGGAACCTCCTAATTGAAATAATAACTTTAATTCAGGAGCCATTTTGGCTTTTGATTTATATTTTTCGTGTAATTCAGAAAAAATTTCATCATAATCACTAATATTTTCATTTACTTGTTCACCCCAACCATCCATTTTAATATCAAATGGGTCAAACTTATTATTTAAAAACTCAAGACCAGTAACACAAGCCATTAACATTTTTCCTTGAAACTTAATACTGTTGCTTTTTTCTTTTTCAGAAATAATCATTTCATATTCACCTTGAAGTTCTTGTAGAGGTGAGTCCATTGTATATTTTTTTGTTAAAGTAGCTCCTTTTCTCTCTAAATCTTCTAACCTTCTTAAAAATTTAAATTTTTCTCTAACCAACTCTTCTTTCGTTAATTGTGGTTCATCTGCGTCATTTGGTATTGGATGTACTTTTCCATATCCATCCCACGTTTTTGTATTATTAATATTGCCAAATGTTTGTTTTCCTAAATTACTTTCCTCCGATACAGTTGGATCTTCCTTCTCTATTGTTTTATTAGTATCTTTAAAATTAACATTGATTGCTTTATTAAAAATATTATCTCTAGTATTTTCTACACTTTTTTCATTAATATTACTAGACAATTCATTTAATTCATTTTCAAGTTCGCTTAAGTCGCCTAATGTTTTATTAGAGCCTCCACGTTTTTTATCATTCATTAATAACTCTATCCCGCCTCCAAAATTAATAGATGATTTAGCATTGATACCCGAATCATTTGTTAAAGATATTTCATTTTTATTATTTCCATCTAATTCAATAACTACCGGTTCTAAAGAATTCATTATAATTAAATTAGAACATATAATTTTAAGTATTACGAAATTATAATTAATTAATTATTTAATTAATATTTATTAAATATTAATTAAATATTTAATAAATAATTAATTTTCTTTAAGAAACCATATTGCTTGCAATAATGAGTCAGCTAAGTCATCTTTTTTACTATGCGATTCAAAAAAATCAATATATTTTGTATCAATATTTTTTTCAATAAGTATAGCTTTAGCAATTAATATACTTTGTTTTTTTCTCTCGCTATAACTTGTATTTTTTTCTATTAAATTTTTTAATTTATTAGATGCGGATACATACTTAATATTATAAAGTCCTTTCATTATAAAATATTGAGTTAACATTCCTTGAATACTATTCATTCTATTTGCAATGGGACCTATTTGATTTTCAATTAATATATAGTCAATATTCATAAATAAATTAGTTGATTCATTTAAATTATCTAAATTAGTTTTTATTGATTTGCCTATTTCTATTAAATTAATAGTATTACAATTTAATTTTGGCAATGTTATTAAACCATTTTTTTCTATATATGTATCAATGGTTTTTATTAATGCACTTTTAGTTAATTCAGAATATTTAATATTGTATTGATTGCATAAATTAATTAATTCGTCTAATTTAAGCGATTTATATTTAGGTATTGATTCTGGCAATAAATAATTTGAATTTTTAGCATGTATTTTACAAAATAATTTATCGTCTTTAAAAAAAAAAGCTGGTTTAATACATTGTTTTAGTGTTTTTTTTGTTAAAGTACTACAATTACAATATTTTTTATCTTCTGAAAGATTTATAATATTCCAATATATAATTTTAAAATTTTTATATGCGTTAACATTTAAATCTATTGTTTCTATTGTTTCTATTGTTTCTATTAGACAAAATGCTAAGTTTTTAATACCAACATCAATACTTAATATTTTCATATATATATTTTTTAAAGTTTTATATCTATATATTATATAATATATATATATTACTATGTCAACTATGTCAACTAACTCAAATGAAATTAAAAAATACCTTAATAGTTTAACTGAGCCATTAACACAAATGATTGATAGTTGTGATCAAATAATAGATAGTATAGAAAATAACACCACTATAGAGGAGTTTCAGAATATTACAACTACAATCCAGAAAAAAACAAACGAAAATGAAACTTATAAAGATAATGAAAAATCAAATACAGGCAAACTAATTAATGCGCTTTATCAGGCACCTAAGCAAAGCGTTAAAGGACTTTATAACTTAGGCAAAGGTCTTTTTGGAACAGTGGGGCTTGTAGCAGGGGCTACGACTGCTGGAGCGGCAGGACTAACGGCAGGAGTCCTTGGTGGAGTAGCGGGAGCCGCAAGGGGAGCAGTTGGTTATAATAATAGTGGAATGTTAAAAGGGGCAACAACAGGCGCTACCCGCGTATGGCCACTTTCAAAATTTACAAGGTTTAAGACTAAGCCAGCAGCAACTGTTAGTGGCGGTAAAAAAACAAAAAAACATAATAAACATAAAAAAACAGAAAAAAGACAAAAAAGGCAAAAAAGGCATAAAAAACAGAAAACTTACAAAAATTAAATAATATATAATCTATAATATATAATATATAATTATGTCTAAGGATAAACAACAAATACAACAAATACAAAAAATAAAAGATTTAGCAATCTATATTCTCGAATTAAAGTTCTCTCTAGAAAAATTAAAAGAAAGTATTGATCCGGATAAATTGGATAAATACATAGATACTATAATTGCAAATAAAAAGAATATGGGTTTAAGAATGCTTGGTCCAACTACAACAACATTAATGAAATCATCAGCTGATCTTGTTGTGCATATGAAAGATTTTAAAAAAGAACTTGAAGCACTAAAAGATGAAATTGAGGCGCAGTCTAACCCTAAACCTACACCCTAAACCTAAACCTTAAAATTAATAAATCATATAATATAATAGTTTTGTATAGTAATAGATATTATACCAAATAAATAACCAATCCAAAAATAATTTATAATATTTAAATATACTAATAATACTGTCAATATTATTAGTATTACTAGTATTATTAATAAATCATATATTAGGCTTACATCATACCTCGCGTTTGGAATAATATGTTGTATTAGTCTTGGATAGTTATCTGCGTTATTACAAGTAAAATAATAATAGTATTTAGCTATTTCTTTTTTATAATAATTTGTGCTAATTATTAAATTATATGGTTTTATAGTAATTTGTTTTTTATTTACTGTTTTTTCATTATATATAATAAACTCTTCTGGTTGATATCGTGAATTACAATATTTTTTATATATTCCTAAATCATTGCACATTATATGTTCTTTTTTAATTCTTATAATATCAAAATCGCAATTATTGTTAATAACATTAAATACTAATAGATTATCAGTATTGCTAACTAATAAAATAAATAATTCAAACATCGTATACAATTTACAATTTAATTACTCTTTTTCAATTTTAAATAATATATTATTTATTAACTTCCTGAAGTAGAAGCTCACTTGTCTGAAGCAGCCTTCTCCATTGCCGGACTCCAAGAGTGAAGCGCTTCTTCTTGAAACCTGGTAAAACAATATTTTAAACATTTTATAGAGCTTTGCGAGAATGAAGGTATATGTTTATGTACCCAGTTAATAAATGTGGGCGGTTTTGTTCCATTAAATCCAGCCTTTGCATATTGTTTAATTATTTTATCCACTATTTCTTCATATTTCTTTTGATTATCTTTGGTTAGATCACCAGTTTCTGAATTACAAAGATCTTTTAATTTCCGAAATATTTTATAGTTGTTATTATTTTTTATCAGATTTTCTATAGTTGGTTCTTCACTAGATGGTTGTGAATCCATATATTAATTATTAATATTATTATTAAACAATTTTAATTTATATTATTAATCTATTATTAATCTATTAATAATATATTAATAATTATGATATTTAATTCTATTGAAAAACATTTATATACAATCATTATACTCCACGGGATGTTTCAGACTTATAAAGATTTGATTCCTTTAAAAACGGCTATTCAAAAACATAATAAAAATATGAAAGTAATATTACCAACGGCACCATTGCGTACTATTTCTTGGTCTACTCAACCGCTACATAATATCAGTTCATGGTATGATTATTATACACAAAAAAATGGATTATTAGAACACGACGACATAAATGAAAACCATTTTATAGAACAAACCCAGCGGATTTATAAAATTATTGACAACGAGAGAAAGAGCATATTGGTGCAAAATATAATAGTCGCTGGAATAAGCCAAGGCGGGACGATTGCTTTTAATGTTGGATTACATTATAAAGAACCTTTAGGGGCAATTATTGGGATTCATACTATTTTTTTAAATACAATTATTCCTATTAAACCTATCCAAACAATTCCTATTTATTTATTTTCTGGGAGAAAGGATTCAATCTATAATATCCATTTACAAGAAAGTTCTCTCGCCAAACTTAAAGAAAAATGCACTATTGATTGGCACATTGAAGAGAACTTAAATCATTGCGAGTATTCTCCAAATGAATTAAAATATATAGTATCAGTAATTAGTAATGGGGTCTAAGGGGGCATTGCCCCCTTAAATTGATAAGTGTAAGGGGTCTAAGGGGGCACGGCCCCCTTAAATTGATAAGTGTAAGGGGTCTAAGGGGGCACGGCCCCCTTAAATGAATTAAAATATATAGTATCGGCAATTGATAAGGGCTCCCGCCCTTAAACCCTCCATAAAGCTTGTCGGTTTAAGGGCGGGAGCCCTTATCGGATGTCTCCGTAACCACATGGACGGGTATGGTCTCGGCCAGCCACGAATAAATAACTCCTTTTTGCGGGTGTTATTTATTATATATAAAATAAAAAAATTATTTTTTATTTTTATTGTAAAACGCCTAAATAAATAAATTAAATAAATTAAATAAATTAAATAAATTAAATAAATTAAATAAATTAAATAAATTAAATAAATTAAATAAATTAAATAAATTAAATATAATATATAATATTAAAAAAAATGGAAGCAATTGACGAAGGCAAACAATCTGTACTAAATACTATAAAAGCAAGCAATCCAACCCTTGACCCTTCAGGGGTTGAACTAATATATGAACAATATAAAAAAGCATATGAAGACCATCTTAAATATATTGAGGAACTTAATAAAAAAAATCAAGAAAATCTTTAGTTATTTATTTATAAATAGTTTTATAAGCACGAGCATCAAACGTAGTGCCTGATGTTGTATAGAAAAAAAATGCTTGGGGTTGATATTCATAGCTACCGCTAAAGTTTGCTCTACTCATACCTGAACCAGTTACTCCCCACAAACTTTCGCCATCAAAATTATATCGTTTAGGATCAGCAGTTGTATTTAGTCTTGAACCATTATATATTCTAAACCTTAAATTTGCATTCGTCCAATAATAATTTGTTTCCATAACCCACATTAACATACCTCTAAACATATCTTGTCCATAATTTTCCATAGCCCATGCGTTATTAGATTGATGCCTGATTAGTATTACATTATAACTATCAAAAATTCTCGCATTATTGAATGTATCAGCATAACCACCCCATAATCTACTATTACTTGTAGATCCATAAAATCTAAAATTTATATCAATTTCAATATATTCATTATTAATTATATCTACAGGAATATTTATAGAATTACCACCAGTTGTACTTGAAACAAAACTTCTATAAATATTACCAACTCCACTAGCTCCCATTGGTCCAGTTGCTCCAGTTGCACCAGTCGCGCCGGTTGAACCAGCTATTCCATTTGTTCCAGCTGGTCCAGTTGCTCCAGTTGCTCCAGTTGCTCCGGTGGAACCTGTTGAACCAGTTGCTCCAGTTGCTCCAGTTGAACCAGTTGCTCCAGTTGCTCCGGTAGAGCCTGTTGCTCCTGTTGCTCCTGTTGCTCCTATTGCTCCAGTTGCTCCTGTTGCTCCTGTTGATCCGGTTGCTCCTGTGGAACCAGTTGCTCCAGCGGAACCGGTTGCTCCTGTTGCTCCTGTTGCTCCTGTTGCTCCAGTTGAACCAGCTATTCCATTTGTTCCAGCTGGTCCAGTTGGTCCAGTTGAACCAGTTGCACCAGTTGAACCAGTTGAACCAGTTGCTCCAGTTGCTCCAGTTGCGCCAGTTGCTCCAGTTGCTCCAGTTGCTCCGGTATCGCCAGTTGCTCCTGTATCGCCAGTTGCTCCAATATCTCCAGTTTTTGAAAATAATACTACTAATTCCTCATTATTCGCTGGCATTGTTCCAGAAAGATATAGTACTGGTATTATTATAATGCCATCACTTACTGATCCTATAATAGTCCAAATACTAATAGAGTTTGTTAAATTTCCCATTATTGTAATAGTACCTCTATTTAAAGGGTTAGTAGTAGTACTCTCAATAATAGAATAAACATATTGTCCTACATTAGTCCCTCCTTGGTCATATTCGCTTAAAGTAATCATCCCAACTGATTCTATTGTTGAATTACTAAATGCTAAATACCCACTCGCTATGTTAAAATTTAAATAATAAATAGAATTTGTAAAATTATATCTTAGCCCTGCTTTATTTCCAACTCGTCCGGTTGCTCCAGTTGCTCCAGTTGCTCCAGTTGCTCCAGTTGAACCTCTTGCTCCAGTTGCTCCAGTTGCTCCAGTTGAACCTCTTGCTCCAGTTGCTCCAGTTGAACCTCTTGCTCCGGTTGATCCGGTAGAACCGGTTGCGCCAGTGGAACCCATTGGTCCCGTTGCTCCTATTGAAAATACTATTAAAATAACATCATGATTATTAGTAAATTGGTATCCATTTCCATTTGAAAGTGATATATTAAATGCAATATAAGAGTTTATTTGAAGAGAATCTAATCCAGATATATTCCAAGATTGAAAGTTTGATGAATCGCTTTTATCTTGAATAATTATATTATCGCCACTTTTTAGTCTTATTAAAATATTTTCAACATCATTATGTAATGAGTCTTTATGTGATAAATATATTTTGTTTGCTGAGTTTTGTGTTGAATTATTCCACATAATATCACCATTATTAATATTTTCAGGAGTAGTATATTGTGTATTTGTTTTATAATTATAAAATGTACTAGATTGTCCGGGTTCTCCTCTTGCTCCAGTTGCTCCGGTTGCTCCAGTTGCTCCAGTTGCTCCAGTAGAACCAGTTGCTCCAGTTGATCCGGTAGAACCAGTTGCACCAGTTGCTCCGGTAGACCCAGTTGCACCGGTTGATCCAGTTGCACCGGTGGAACCAGTTGCTCCAGTTGCTCCAGTGGAACCGGTAGAACCAGTTGCACCGGTTGATCCAGTTGCTCCTGTTGCTCCAGTGGAACCGGTTGCTCCGGTAGACCCAGTTGCACCGGTTGATCCAGTTGCACCGGTGGAACCAGTTGCTCCAGTTGCTCCTGTGGAACCAGTAGAACCAGTTGCTCCTGTTGCTCCAGTGGAACCGGTTGCTCCAGTGGAACCGGTTGCTCCGGTAGACCCAGTTGCACCGGTTGATCCAGTTGCTCCGGTAGAACCAGTAGAACCAGTGGAACCGGTTGCTCCAGTTGCTCCAGTTGCTCCAGTTGCTCCGGTGGAACCAGTTGCTCCAGTTGCTCCAGTTGCTCCGGTGGAACCAGTTGCACCGGTTGATCCAGTTGCTCCGGGTGAGCCATCTTCTCCATTTAGTCCGGGAGCACCATCTTCTCCATTACGCCCGGGTACCCCGTCCTCTCCGCTATCTCCCTTTGCTCCAGTTGCTCCAGTGGAACCGGTTGCTCCAGTTGCTCCAGTTGCTCCAGTGGAACCGGTTGCTCCGGTTGCTCCAGTTGCGCCAGTTGATCCAGTTGCTCCGGTTGAACCCGTTGCTCCGATTGCTCCAGTTGCTCCAGTTGCTCCAGTGGAACCGGTTGCTCCGGTTGCTCCGATTGCTCCGGTTGCTCCAGTTGCTCCAGTTGCTCCGGTTGCACCAGTTACTCCAGTTGAACCTGTTGCTCCGGTTGCTCCGGTTGCGCCGGTTGCTCCGATTGCTCCGGTTGCTCCAGTTGCTCCAGTTGCTCCGGTTGCACCAGTTGCTCCGGTTGCTCCAGTAGAACCAGTTGCTCCGGTTGCTCCGGTTGCTCCAGTGGAACCAGTTGCTCCGGTTGCTCCGGTTGCTCCAGTTGCTCCAGTTGCTCCAGTTGCGCCAGTTGATCCAGTTGATCCAGTTGATCCAGTTGCTCCTGTAGAACCTGTTGCTCCAGTTGCGCCAGTTGATCCAGTTGCTCCAGTTGCTCCAGTTGCTCCAGTGGAACCGGTTGCTCCGGTTGCTCCAGTTGCGCCAGTTGATCCAGTTGATCCAGTTGACCCAGTAGAACCAGTTGCTCCAGTTGCTCCGGTTGCTCCGGTTGCTCCAGTTGCTCCGGTTGCTCCGATTGCTCCGGTTGCTCCAGTTGCTCCAGTTGATCCAGTTGCTCCAGTTGCTCCAGTTGAACCTGTTGCTCCAGTGGAACCGGTTGCTCCAGTTGCTCCAGTTGATCCAGTTGATCCAGTTGATCCAGTTGCTCCAGTTGCTCCAGTTGAACCTGTTGCTCCAGTGGAACCGGTTGCTCCAGTTGATCCAGTTGCACCAGTTGAGCCAGTTGTTCCGGTTGCTCCAGTTGCTCCGGTTGAGCCTGTTGCTCCGGTAGCTCCGATGGAACCAGTAGATCCGGTAGAACCAGTAGATCCGGTAGAACCAGTTGATCCAGTTGAGCCTGTTGCTCCTGTTGAACCAGTTGCTCCAGTTGCTCCAGTTGAACCAGTTGAGCCGGTTGCTCCTGTTGAACCAGTTGCTCCAGTTGCTCCGGTAGAACCAGTTGAACCAGTTGAACCAGTTGAACCAGTTGCTCCAGTTGCTCCAGTTGCTCCGGTAGAACCAGTTGAACCAGTTGATCCAGTTGAGCCGGTTGCTCCTGTTGAACCAGTTGCTCCAGTTGCTCCAGTTGAACCAGTTGAGCCGGTTGCTCCTGTTGAACCAGTTGCTCCAGTTGCTCCGGTAGAACCAGTTGAACCAGTTGAACCAGTTGAACCAGTTGCTCCAGTTGCTCCAGTTGCTCCGGTAGAACCAGTTGAACCAGTTGAACCAGTTGAACCAGTTGCTCCAGTTGCTCCAGTTGCTCCAGTTGCTCCAGTTGCTCCAGTTGCTCCAGTTGCTCCGGTAGAACCAGTTGAACCAGTTGAACCAGTTGAACCAGTTGAACCAGTTGCTCCTGTTGAACCAGTGGATCCAGTAGAGCCAGTTGCTCCTGTTGCTCCGGTTGCTCCTGTGGAACCAGTTGCTCCAGTAGAACCAGTTGCTCCGGTTGAACCAGTTGCACCGGTTGAACCAGTTGCACCGGTTGAACCAGTTGCTCCAGTAGAACCAGTTGCTCCAGTAGAACCAGTTGAACCAGTTGAACCGGTTGCTCCGGTTGAACCAGTTGATCCGGTTGCTCCGGTTGATCCGGTTGCTCCGGTTGCGCCGGTTGTTCCCATTTTACCAGAAAGCTCTGTTGTTAAATTATTTGTTGTTCTTTCATTCCCTTCGACATAATCAATTTGAAGAGTCAATTCATTAAGTGTATAACTTATTATAGTAGATATAGCAAAATTGCCTGGCTCATTGGTTTCGTATGTTTTTACATACATTCCTGGTCGATATGCTGTTTCTAAAGCCAATTTATCTACAACCAAAACTACAGTAATAACTCCATTATTAATATTTTCTATAAGTTCATTCGTTGATATCAATTGTGGAAACCCAACTCCATTAGCGCCTGTTGCGCCAGTAGAACCAGTTGCGCCGGTAGAACCAGTTGCTCCTGTAGAGCCAGTTGCGCCAGTAGAACCAGTTGCACCGGTTGATCCAGTTGCTCCGGTAGAACCAGTTGCTCCAGTTGCTCCTGTAGAGCCAGTTGCGCCAGTAGAACCAGTTGCACCGGTTGATCCAGTTGCTCCGGTAGAACCAGTTGCTCCAGTTGCACCGGTTGATCCAGTTGCCCCGGTTGCACCAGTTGCTCCAGTTGCTCCAGTTGCTCCAGTTGCACCAGTAGAGCCAGTTGCACCGGTTGCACCAGTTGCACCAGTTGCACCAGTTGCACCAGTTGAACCAGTTGCACCAGTTGCTCCGGTAGAACCAGTTGATCCAGTAGAACCCGTTGATCCTGTTGCACCGGTTGATCCAGTTGCGCCGGTTGAACCAGTTGCACCAGTTGCTCCGGTAGAACCAGTTGATCCAGTAGAACCCGTTGATCCTGTTGCACCGGTTGATCCAGTTGCGCCGGTTGCTCCAGTAGAACCAGTAGCACCAGTTGCACCAGTTGCTCCAGTAGAACCAGTAGCACCAGTTGCACCAGTTGCACCAGTTGCACCAGTTGCACCAGTTGCTCCAGTTGCACCAGTAGAGCCCGTTGATCCAGTAGAACCAGTTGATCCAGTAGCACCAGTTGCACCGGTTGCACCGGTTGCACCAGTTGCTCCAGTAGAACCAGTTGCACCAGTTGCTCCAGTAGAACCAGTTGCGCCAGTAGCACCGGTTGCTCCAGTAGAACCGGTTGCTCCGGTTGCTCCAGTAGAACCAGTAGCACCAGTTGCTCCAGTAGAACCGGTTGCACCGGTTGCTCCAGTAGAACCGGTTGCTCCAGTTGCGCCAGTTGCACCGGTTGCTCCAGTTGCTCCAGTAGAACCGGTTGCACCGGTTGCTCCAGTAGAACCGGTTGCACCGGTTGCTCCAGTAGAACCAGTTGCACCAGTAGAGCCGGTAGAACCAGTTGCACCAGTTGCTCCGGTAGAACCAGTTGCACCAGTTGATCCAGTAGAACCAGTTGCTCCGGTTGAACCAGTTGCTCCAGTAGCACCAGTTGCACCGGTAGAACCAGTTGAACCAGTTGAACCGGTGGATCCGGTAGCACCAGTTGCTCCGGTTGAACCAGTTGCTCCAGTAGCACCAGTTGCTCCAGTTGCTCCGGTAGAACCAGTTGAACCAGTTGAACCGGTGGAGCCAGTTGAACCGGTGGATCCGGTTGCTCCGGTTGATCCAGTTGATCCGGTTGAACCCGTTGTCCCGGTTGCACCTGTTGCTCCAGTAGAACCAGTAGAACCAGTAGCACCAGTTGCTCCGGTTGATCCAGTTGCTCCGGTTGATCCAGTTGCTCCAGTAGCACCAGTTGCTCCAGTTGCTCCAGTTGCTCCAGTTGATCCAGTTGAACCGGTGGAGCCAGTTGAACCAGTTGCACCAGTTGCGCCAGTAGAGCCAGTTGCACCAGTTGATCCAGTAGAACCAGTTGCACCAGTTGCGCCAGTAGAGCCAGTTGCTCCAGTAGCACCAGTTGCTCCAGTTGCGCCAGTAGAACCAGTTGCGCCAGTAGAGCCAGTTGCACCAGTTGCACCAGTACAACCAGTAGAGCCAGTTGCTCCTGTTGCTCCAGTAGAACCAGTTGCTCCAGTTGAACCAGTTGCTCCTGTTGCTCCGGTTGCCCCGGTTGCTCCGGTAGCCCCGGTTGCTCCAGTAGAACCAGTTGCTCCAGTTGAACCAGTTGCTCCAGTAGCACCAGTAGCACCAGTAGCACCAGTAGCACCAGTTGCTCCAGTCGCACCAGTTGCTCCTGTATCTCCAGTTGAACCGGTGGAGCCAGTTGCTCCTGTTGCTCCGGTTGCCCCGGTTGCTCCGGTAGCCCCGGTTGCTCCAGTAGAACCAGTTGCTCCAGTTGAACCAGTTGCTCCTGTTGCTCCGGTTGCCCCGGTTGCTCCGGTAGCCCCGGTTGCTCCAGTAGAACCAGTTGCTCCAGTTGAACCAGTTGCTCCAGTAGCACCAGTAGCACCAGTAGCACCAGTAGCACCAGTTGCTCCAGTCGCACCAGTTGCTCCTGTATCTCCAGTTGAACCGGTGGAGCCAGTTGCTCCTGTTGCTCCGGTTGCACCAGTTGCTCCAGTAGATCCAGTTGAACCAGTTGCTCCGGTAGAGCCAGTTGCACCAGTTGAACCAGTCGCTCCGGTTGCACCAGTTGCTCCAGTCGCACCAGTTGCTCCAGTTGCGCCAGTTGCGCCAGTTGCGCCGGTATCTCCAGTTGAACCGGTGGAGCCAGTTGAACCAGTTGCACCAGTAGCACCAGTAGCACCAGTAGCACCAGTAGCACCAGTTGCACCAGTTGAACCAGTTGCTCCGGTTGATCCAGTTGAACCGGTGGAGCCAGTTGAACCAGTTGAACCGGTGGAGCCAGTTGAACCAGTTGAACCGGTGGAGCCAGTTGCACCAGTTGCACCGGTTGAACCAGTTGCTCCAGTAGATCCGGTAGATCCGGTAGAGCCAGTTGCACCAGTAGAGCCAGTTGCGCCAGTAGAGCCAGTTGCTCCAGTAGAACCAGTTGCTCCAGTAGCTCCAGTTGCTCCGGTTGCACCAGTTGAACCAGTTGCACCGGTTGAACCAGTTGCTCCAGTAGATCCGGTAGATCCGGTGGCTCCAGTTGCTCCAGTAGAACCAGTTGCTCCAGTAGAGCCGGTGGAGCCGGTGGAGCCAGTTGACCCGGTAGAACCAGTTGACCCGGTAGAACCAGTTGCTCCAGTAGAGCCGGTGGAGCCGGTGGAGCCAGTTGACCCAGTTGCTCCTGTAGAACCAGTTGATCCGGTTGAACCAGTTGATCCAGTTGAACCAGTTGAGCCAGTTGACCCAGTTGCTCCTGTAGAACCAGTTGATCCTGTAGAACCAGTTGAACCAGTTGATCCGGTTGAACCAGTTGATCCAGTAGAACCAGTTGAACCAGTTGAACCAGTTGAACCAGTTGATCCTGTAGCTCCTGTTTCTCCAAAATAAAAATGATTACCACCGGAAGGTCCACGAGGACCGGTAGCGCCAGTTGAGCCAGTTGCACCTGTTCCCGCAGATGATAAAAAAGGATCCAATATTGCCATTTCAGTACCATAAGTAGTTGGTCCTAAATATAGCCATATAGGTAATGCATTTTCAGTTGGCATAACTGTAGTATAACTATTTGCATCATCATTTGTATTAATATATATTAAAGAACCAGGAACAACTCCTGGTATATTGCGTAAAAATCTATCACTACTACTATTACCAAAAAAACTTGCTACATCTTCATAAAATGTTCCAAATGGTTCAAATGTAAAATAGTTTGCCTCTGGGCCAATCATTCCTACAATCCCAACCGAAACTTTAGCTTGACTATTATTACTTTTTTTAAATGTTAAAGTTGTGCTGTCAAAATATATAGTATTTCCGACATTTAATGTTGATATATCAGCAGCTGTCCACTTTATATTTTTTCCATCTGCTGTGCTAGATGCTAAAAATCTAGAAATTTGTTGCGAAACAAATTGTGGTGTTGGAGTTTGTGAAATATCTGGTAATATTGGTAGCCCTAAAGTATTAAGTTCATATATATAACCACTTGAACTTCCTGGTGAAGCATTATCAAATGTTGTTGTAGTTGTCATTAAATTATATTTATTAACATCTTCAAGAAGTAATATTGCAGAGCTGGGGGTTATGATTTGAACCATTGTTATACGCCAAGCACGACCCTTTCCATTTATGTCATTACTAAAATACATTCCTTTTTTTAAATTCGTAAAATTGTAGCTTAAAACTGGACCAGTTGGATGGCGATACCTTTGTCCATTTGGCATTAATAATGTAATGTTAAATCCAAAAAAGCCATTTGCAGGAGAATGACCACCTACAGAACCATTTATTTGCCCTGAACAATATAAACATAAAGGGGGATTAAGAGGCATGTTATATATAATATTTTATTAAAAATTAATTAAAAAACGTGAATAAAAAAATAATTCCAAAATTAGGAAGTGTATTAGCCTTAAATATACTATTGGGAGGAACATATAGTGGCTGAGCTGGCGATGCAGATACTGTATGATAAAACTGAGCTTCAGTTTCTGAAATTATTTGCATTGAAACTGCTATATCAGTAATTGTTGATTCAAGTGATGGAATTGAATATATATTTAATTTAAATTGAGATTGACTACTCTCACTATATGAAACTTTTAACATTGTACCACTCCAATTAACTACACGCCTACCATCTACAGTAGAGTGCCAAGAATAAGGATATGCAAGTGTAACAGTGAGTATGCCACCATCACTTGCTACAGCAGATGAAAACATATTACTTGAGGTATTCTCTACAGTATCCCCCGACGATATTAGGTTGGTATTTGTATTCAACAATTTTACCTTAATCATTCCTGTTTTAAGTGATAAAGCTGACCCATTTTGTCCTGCTGGTCCGATTGGTCCGGTTGCTCCGGTTGATCCGGTTGCCCCAGTTGCCCCAGTTGCCCCAGTTGCCCCAGTTGCCCCAGTTGAACCGGTTGATCCGGTTGATCCGGTTGCTCCTGGATCTCCTCTTGCGGCGGGGCCTCTTGCTCCGGTTGCTCCAGTTGCTCCGGTTGCTCCAGTGGCCCCTCTTTGACCTCTTGCTCCAGTTGCTCCAGTTGCTCCAGTTGCTCCAGTGGCACCAGTTGCTCCAGTTGCTCCAGTTGCTCCAGTTGCTCCAGTTGCTCCAGTTGCTCCAGTTGCTCCTGTAGAACCAGTTGCGCCAGTAGAACCAGTTGCCCCAGTTGCACCAGTTGCACCAGTTGCACCAGTGGCCCCAGTTGCACCAGTTGCCCCAGTTGCACCAGTTGCACCAGTTGCTCCGGTTGCTCCGGTTGCTCCGGTTGCTCCAGTTGCTCCAGTTGATCCTGTTGCTCCAGTTGATCCTGTTGCTCCAGTTGCTCCAGTTGATCCTGTTGATCCAGTTGCACCAGTTGAACCAGTTGCACCAGTTGCTCCAGTTGCTCCTGTAGAACCAGTTGAACCAGTTGCGCCAGTCGCACCAGTTGATCCAGTAGAACCAGTTGATCCAGTAGAACCAGTTGCTCCAGTAGAACCAGTTGCTCCGGTAGTTCCAGTTGCTCCTGTAGCACCAGTAGAACCAGTTAAACCAATGGAACCAGTTGCTCCAGTTGCTCCAGTTGCTCCAGTCGCTCCAGTCGCTCCAGTTGCTCCAGTTGCTCCAGTTGCTCCAGTTGCTCCAGTTGCTCCGGTTGCTCCGGTTGCTCCGGTTGCTCCAGTTGCTCCAGTTGGTCCAGTGGGTCCAGTTGGTCCAGTGGGTCCAGTTGGTCCAGTGGGTCCAGTTGGTCCAGTGGGTCCAGTGGGTCCAGTGGGTCCAGTGGGTCCAGTAGGCCCAGTTGGCCCAGTTGGCCCAGTTGGCCCAGTTGGCCCAGATGGTCCAGATGGTCCAGAGGGTCCAGAGGGTCCAGAGGGTCCAGAGGGTCCAGATGGTCCAATTGGTCCTGTTGGTCCTCTGGAACCTCTTGGTCCTACTGCGCCGGTAGCTCCGATTGGTCCTATTGCACCAGTTGCTCCAGTTGCTCCGCCTTCTGGTCCTTTGTTTCCTTCGGGTCCAGTTGGCCCAGTTGGTCCGATTGGCCCAATTGGCCCTGTTGGTCCTACTGGTCCGGTTGGTCCAGTTGTTCCACCAGATGGCCCGGTTGGTCCAGTTGCCCCAGTTGCACCATTTCCAATATTAGGTTCATCATTATCGACTTCAATATTTATATAGTTATTAATTTCAAGTGAATTAGTAGTATTTATTACAGAGGTTGTTAATGAACTATTATTAGTATTAATTGTTATAATTTCATTGTAAGACATTATTATATTTATTATAAATATAATAAAAATAATAAAAATAATAAAAATAATAAATATAATAAAAATAATAATGTCTTACAATGAAATTATTCTTCTATCATATGATAAACTATAGGAGGCAGATAAATTTGTTGTTCCTGTCCCAAACATTTTTATAACAAGAGCAGTAGGAATAGCAGTATTATTCATCATTGTTATTTCGCTTCGCGCGGTTCCTCGTCCAGTGTAATTATATAATCCTTGAACATACATATATATTCGTTGACTTGGAGTATTCACATCAAATGTTCTATTTATATTAATAGTAATAATGTTGCTTAATTCTGCCGTTTCCATATTAACTAAAACATTACCATTATGAAATTGTTGACTTAAATATTCTACAATAACAGGATTAGTTGCAGACATAAGAAAACCATTATATTCAGAAAAATATTGATATTGCGCCGATGCAGTATTATATAATATTTGTAACATTCTATTATTTGTTCCGGTTGCTTTTAAATAAATCTTTATTTCAATACTTTCACTATTTACTAAATCTATTGATATAGGAAACTCATTTACAGCATTTGTTACGATTGTATCAATAGTTCTTGTAATAGCAGTTTTTTCTAGTGTTTCTATTCTTGTTGTTAAATCTGTAATTACAGAATTAACATCAGCACCTAATTTAACATTAGTAACTGCTAAATCTGCTATTTTATTTTCTAAAATAGCGCCATCTATAATATGAGATGAATTAATAGAATTTTCAAATATAATTGATTGAGTGACAGGTCCAGTGGGCCCAGTAGCTCCAGTTGCTCCAGTTGCTCCAGTTGCTCCAGTTGCTCCAGTTGCTCCTGTACAACCAGTTGCTCCAGTTGCTCCTGTACAACCAGTAGCTCCAGTAGCTCCAGTAGCTCCAGTAGCTCCAGTAGCTCCAGTAGCTCCAGTTGCTCCGGTAGAACCAGTTGCACCGGTTGCTCCAGTTGCTCCTCTTCCTCCAGTTGAACCAGTTGCTCCGGTAGAACCAGTTGCTCCGGTGCAACCAGTTGCTCCAGTACAACCGGTTGCTCCTGTAGAACCAGTAGCTCCAGTTGCTCCGGTTGATCCAGTTGATCCAGTTGATCCTGTTGATCCTGTTGCTCCTGTTGCTCCAGTTGCTCCAGTTGCTCCAGTTGTACCAGTTGCACCAGTAGAGCCAGTTGCTCCAGTTGCACCGGTTGCTCCTGTAGCACCAGTTGCACCAGTTGCTCCAGTTGTACCAGTTGCCCCAGTTGTACCAGTTGCTCCAGTTGCTCCAGTTGCACCAGTTGCCCCAGTTGCACCAGTTGCTCCAGTTGCTCCGGTTGCTCCGGTAGAGCCAGTAGCTCCAGTTGTTCCAGTTGCACCCGTTGCTCCAGTTGCACCAGTTGCACCAGTTGCACCAGTTGCACCAGTTGCACCAGTTGAACCAGTTGCGCCAGTTGCTCCAGTTGCTCCAGTAGAACCAGTAGAACCAGTTGCTCCAGTAGCTCCTGTACAACCAGTTGAACCAGTTGCTCCATTAGAACCACTTGCTCCAGTTGCTCCAGTTGAACCAGTTGCTCCAGTTGAACCAGTAGAACCAGTAGAACCAGTTGATCCCCCGTCTGGTCCTTTGTCTCCAACCGGACCAGTTGGCCCAGTATCTCCAGTAATAATATTAACCCAGCCAGAAGCAGCCGATTCAATTTGGAATACTTTTACGCTACCAGTATTGGTACTTTGAGTAAAACCGCTGCAAGCAATCATATTTCCTTGAGGATTTAACGCGCATCCAGCGCCTAATTGTTCATTTGTAATTGTTCCTTCTATAATAGCAATTTGTATCCAATTAGTTCCATTAAATTTATAAAGTCTAACATTTCCCAAACTGCCATTTGATCCTGGAGCACCTACAGCAATCATACTTCCATTGCTATTTATTGATACCGAAAACCCTGTTTTTACATCTGATAATGTATAAATTTGACTTCCTAATAGTGTCCAACAATTATCATTAAATCTATATACTCGAGCATATCCAGCATTAGATGAAGCGGCCCATCCTCCTGCGATAACAGTATTCCCATCTTGTGATATTTTTGTTGCATAACCAAAATAATTTGTTCCTATTCCAGCAGTTCCATTAAAAATAGCAATCAAAGTCCACGAACTTCCGTTTATATTATGATATATTTGAATTAATCCAACCAACGGTGATCCGTCCATAGATGTAGAATCAGAACCAACAATAAGTCTATTACCAGTACCAGATAATGCAACCGATATACTTTTTCTATCATTTACAAGTTCACAAGCAGTAGTTGGTATTGAATATGAGAATACCCAAGAAGTAGTAAATTTATATATATTAACCTTTCCAGCATTAGTAGTGGCTCCTGCCTCGCCTTGTGGTATTCCAATCGCTAAGGTAGTTGCATTTAAATCTAAAGATACCGCGGATCCAAACCAATCACCCGCAAACTCACCACTAAATGTAGCAACCGTATTCCATACTGTAGTCCATTTATATATTCTAACCATCCCACTAGCAGAATTAACAACACCTAAAGCAACTGTATTTCCATCATTTGATAATGCTATGCTGCCATTATAACCACTATTTATAGTAAGTGTATTACCAAGCTGTATCCATTGTCTATTTACATCCAATCTATATATAGCAACTCCACCCCCGCCACCCGGAGCCAACCAAACTGCTATTGTATTGCCATCCCCCGATATTTCTACAAAACTACCAAAATAAGAGTTTATAGATGGTCCAGTAAGAGTGTTACCTACCGCAAAAGTATAATATGTATTAGTTAATCCAGTTGCTCCGGTTGCTCCGGTTGCTCCAGTTGCTCCGGTTGCTCCAGTTGATCCAGTTGATCCAGTTGATCCAGTTGATCCGGTTGCGCCAGTTGCTCCGGTTGCTCCGGTTGCTCCGGTTGCACCGGTAGATCCAGTTGCTCCGGTTGCTCCGGTTGCGCCAGTTGCTCCGGTTGCTCCGGTTGCTCCAGTTGCTCCGGTTGCTCCTTGATCTCCTGGATCTCCTTGATCTCCGTCAGCTCCTGGATCTCCCTGAGCACCTTGCGGTCCTATAGCACCTTGTAAGCCTTGTGGTCCTGTAGCACCAGTCGCACCAGTCGCACCAGTCGCACCAGTCGCACCACTTCCATTCATTGAACCTGTATCTCCATTGCTTATATAATTACTAATACTAATAGCCGTAGGTTGACTTCTTGTTTTAGTAAACTCGTTATATAACATTATATTTATAAATATAATAAATATTATAAATATGATAAATATTATAAATATAATAAATATAATAAATGTTATAAATACTGAAATAGTTGGCTGCTCAGATTCTTGAATATTAACTCTTTATATTAGCAACTTCATATATATATAAATATAGTAATATGTCTGGATCATATGAGATTTTTTTAACTGTATCTATATAACGGAGATTAAAATGTCAGTGTTAAATTACTATAGCCTTGATTATAATACTTATCGGCCACTATATCCAACTTATTACTTAGTCCTGAACCGTATTTGTTTAATAGTAAATTAGGTATCGAGCTAGTCTTACCTAATGCCAGACATTGTACCCATGCTCCAGCAAGCGGATCACTAGATAAAAGAACTCCCGTCCAAATATTACCATCATACGAGTAAGCAATTCTATATTGATTTGACTCTCCTACTACTACCCAACGAGTTCCAGTCCATATTATTTTATTTGCAATATAATCTATGATACTACTGCTATTTGATGCTCCGGTCCAATTAATGCCATCCGACGAGAAAGCTATAGTAAAGTTATTTCCTCGTCCTGCTGCAACCAAGAGACTTCCATTCCACGCAATAGAATATACCGAATTATTTAAAATTGCAGTACCACTTGAAGACCCAATCCAAGTATTACCGTTATCATCTGAGTAACCAATAGTAAATGTTCCATTTCCTACTGCAACCCAACGAGTTCCAATCCACACTACACCATATACACTTGTAAAGATACTACCACCATTTGAAGATGCAATCCAATTGATACCATCGGTTGAGTAAACAATTTTATTATTATTTCCTCCTACACCTACTGCGACCCAACGAGTTCCATTCCACGCTACATCATATCCACCCTGGCCTGCTCCACTACCTCCAATACTGGTATTACTCGAAGACCAATTAATACCATTTGTTGAATAAGCAATATTAGTAGTTCCTAGTCCTACAGCAACCCACATAGTTCCATTATACGCTGCGGCACGTCCTTCGTTGGTTAATATACTGTTTCCGCTCGAAGACCCACTCCAATTAAAACCATCTGTAGAGTAAGCAATATAGTTTGGACCATTTCCTAGAGCTACCCATATAGTTCCATTATACTTTATATCTAATACTCGATTATCAAAAATGAGATGAACTCCAGGAATCTCATTCCAACTGTTACCATCATCAATCGAGTAATTCATAACATTTGGATTAACATTTCCTCTAACTAAGCCAGCGATTATTAAAGATCTCTGCATAAAGACACCACCTATACCCGCATTCCACGCTACACCCTCACCATTTATAAATATATTGGTAGTACTATTTGGAACACCATTCCAATTAATACCATCATATGAGTAAGCAATACTATTAGATGTTCCACTTCCTACTGCGACCCACATAGTTCCAATCCACGCTACACCGAATCCAGATGTAAAGATGCTATTACCACTTGAAGATCCAGTCCAAGTAATACCATCATACGAGTAAGCAATCTTATTTAATGTTCCTGCTCCTACTGCGACCCAAAGAGTTCCATTATATGCTACATCATATCCAATAACAAATATATTGCTACTACTAGATTGAATCTCATTCCAATTAATACCATTAGACGAGTACGCAATACTATAATTTCCATTTCCTAATGCAATCCAAAGAGTTCCATTCCATGCTACACTAATTCCAACATTAAATATATTGGTACTACTTGGAACACCGTTCCAATTAATACCATTATACGAGTAAGCAATAGAGTTTGCTCCGGTTCCTACTGCGACCCAAAGAGTTCCATTATACGCTACATCATATCCAAAATTAAATATATTGGTATTACTATCTGGAACCCCATTCCAAGTAATACCATTAGATGAGTAAGCAATACTATATGCTCCATTTGATCCTACTGCGACCCACATAGTTCCATTCCATGCTATACCTCGTCCATCACTAAATATATTGGTACTACTTGGAACTGAGTTCCAATTAATACCATTATATGAGTAAGCAATAGAGTTCGTTCCAGATCCTACTGCGACCCACATAGTTCCATTCCACGCTACATCTCTTCCGCGCTCAGTAAATATATTGGTATAACTATCTGAAACCACATTCCAAGTAATACCATCATATGAGTAAGCAATAGTATATCCAATTCCAGCTCCATTTCCTACTGCAACTATTAAATTAGACGGAAATACAATGCGGTTTGGACGGTCTGAATTAAATGCTACACCAATTCCGGCATTTATAAAGATAGTGTTACCATTTGAAGAGCTATACCAAGTAATACCATTATACGAGTAAGCAATTCTATTTGTTCCAGATCCTACTGCAACCCACATAGTTCCATTCCACGCTACCCCTCTGCATTCAGATGTAATGATGTTGTTACCACTCGAAGACGCAATCCAATTAATACTATCATATGAGTAAGCAATCCTATTTCCTCCATTTCCTACTGCAACCCAAAGAGTTCCATTCCACGCTACATCTTTTCCTGAACTTGTAAATATCTGGGTTTTACTATTTGGAACCCCATTCCAAGTAATACCATCAGAAGAGTAAGCAATAGTGTTAGTTGTTCCTTCTCCTACTGCGATCCATAAAGTTCCATTCCACGCTACCCTGTTTCCAGCAGTCGTAAAGATGTCGTTACCATTTGAAGACTGTATCCAAGTAATACCATTAGACGAGTAAGCAATAGAGTTTGCTCCTTCTCCTACTGCGACCCAACGAGTTCCGTTCCATGCTACACCAGTTCCGGCACTTGTAAAGATATTGGCACTACTACCTGAAACTACAAACCAATTAATGCCGTCATACGAGTAAGCAATCCTATTTCCTCCATTTCCTACTGCAACCCAAATACTTCCATTATATGCTACACCATATCCTCCAGTTGTAAATATATTGGTCTTACTATTTGGAACTCCAGTCCAATTAATACCATCATATGAGTAAGCAATACTATTAGTTGTTCCTTGTCCTACTGCAATCCAAAGAGTTCCATTATACGCTACATCTCTTGCTGCAGTTGTAAATATACTGTTACCATTTGCAGATGGTATCCAAGTAATACCGTCAGACGAGTAAGCAATCTTATGGGTTTCTTCTCCTACTGCGACCCAACGATTAGGAATACTCTGACCGAATGTATAAACTTGTTGAATATTGGCTACATTGTCTATTTGCGCAGTAATATTACTCTGTGTAAGTGTAGTGGGAGTTGTGTATATTATTGATTTTTTAATAGAAGTTAGACCGCTAGTAGGAAAATTAAGGTTTATCTTATTAACATTTAATTTTGTCTGGAGTGCAGTTGTTAATTTTGCTTCTGTAATAGTTCCAACTGCTATATTAGTGTCAGTTATAGAACCAGCGGGTATAATTGCACCAGAACCAGATGATTCAATTTGGAATACTTTTACGCTACCAGTGTTGGTAGTTTGAGTAAAACCGCTGCAAACTATCATATTTCCTTGAGGGTTTAATGCGCATCCTGCCCCGAATTGTTCATTTGTAATTGTTCCTTCTATAATAGCAATTTGTGTCCAATTAGTTCCATTAAAATTATAAACTCTAATATTTCCCATATTGCTATTTGATCCTGGCGCGCCTACAGCAATCATACTTCCATTACTATTTATGGAAACTGAAAATCCTGTTTTTACATCTGGTGATGTATAAATCTGACTTCCTAATAGTGTCCAAGAATTATTATTAAATCTATATACTTGAGCATATCCAGCGTTAGATGAGGCAGCAAAGCCTCCTGCTATAAGAGTGTTCCCATCTTGTGATATTTTTGTTGCATAACCAAAATAATTTATTCCTACCCCTATGGTTCCATTAAAGCTAGCCATTAAAGTCCAGGTGCTTTCAGTTGTATTATGATATATTTGAATTAACCCTATATCAGTTGAACCTCCGCTGTCAGCCCAATCAGACCCAACAACAATCCGTGTACCGCTGCCAGATAAAGATACTGATATACCTTTTCTATCACTTGTAGTTACGCCTGCAGTAGCTGGTATTGAAGTTGAGAATATCCAAGAAGTAGTAAATTTATATATATTAACCTTTCCAACATTAGTAGTTGCTCCTTCATCGCCTTGTGCAATACCTATAGCTAATGTAGTTGCATTAAGATCAAATGATAGAGCTGATCCAAACCAATCCTGAACAAACTCACCACTAAATGTAGCAACCGTACTCCATACTGTAGTCCATTTATATATTCTAACCATTCCATTAGCAGAATTTGCAACGCCTAGAGCAACTGTATTTCCATCATTTGATAATGCTATGCTGCCATTAACACCACTATTTACAGTAAGTGTAGTGCCAAGCTGTATCCATTGTCTATTTTCATTCAACCTATATATAGCTACTCCACCCCCACCACCGGGTGATAACCAAACTGCTATTGTATTGCCATCACCCGATATTTCTACATAACTACCAAAATAAGATTCTGTAGATGGTCCAGTAAGAGTGTTACCTACCGCAAAAGTATAATATGTATTAGTTAATCCAGTTGCTCCGGTTGCTCCAGTTGATCCAGTTGATCCAGTTGCTCCGGTTGCTCCAGTTGCTCCTGTAGAACCAGTTGCACCTGTAGAACCAGTTGCACCTGTAGAACCAGTTGCACCAGTTGCACCTGTAGAACCAGTTGCTCCGGTTGCTCCTGTAGAACCAGTTGCACCTGTAGAACCAGTTGCACCTGTAGAACCAGTTGCACCAGTTGCACCTGTAGAACCAGTTGCACCGGTAGAACCAGTTGCACCAGTTGCTCCGGTTGCTCCAGTTGCTCCGGTTGCACCAGTTGCTCCGGTTGCACCAGTTGCTCCGGTTGCACCAGTTGCTCCGGTTGCACCAGTTGCTCCAGTAGAACCAGTTGCACCTGTAGAACCAGTTGCACCAGTTGCTCCTGTAGAACCAGTTGCACCAGTTGCACCTGTAGAACCAGTTGCTCCTGTAGAACCAGTTGCACCGGTTGCTCCTGTAGAACCGGTTGCTCCTGTAGAACCAGTTGCTCCTGTAGAACCAGTTGCTCCTGTAGAACCAGTTGCACCGGTTGCTCCTGTAGAACCGGTTGCTCCTGTAGAACCAGTTGCACCGGTTGCTCCTGTAGAACCAGTTGCTCCTAATGCACCAGTTACTCCAGTCGCTAGTAAAGCCGCAATTGTAGAAGCATTCAAATTATCAATTAAAATAGTTCCAACAGCAATATTAGAACCTGTAATAGTAGCACCTGATATATCTGTTCCTAAAATAGTTCCGTCTAATATATTAGAGGAGGTTATAGTTCCAACTGCAATATTAGAACCTGTAATAGTAGAACCCGCAATATCAGTTCCTAAAATAGTCCCATCTGCTATATTAGAGGATGTAATAGTTATAACAGCAATATTAGACCCTGTAATAGTCGCACACGCTATATCAGTTCCTCTAATAGTCCCATCTGCTATATTAAATGATGTTATAGTATTTTCTGCTATATCAGTTCCTAAAATAGAATGTGCTGGTATGATTGCAGCAGTGGCAGGGCCGGCTGGTCCTGTTGCTCCAGTTGCTCCGGTTGCTCCAGTTGCTCCGGTTGCTCCAGTTGCTCCGGTTGCTCCGGTTGCTCCGGTTGCTCCGGTTGCGCCAGTTGCACCAGTTGCTCCAGTTGCGCCAGTAGAACCAGTTGCGCCAGTAGAACCAGTTGCTCCAGTTGCGCCAGTTGCACCAGTTGCTCCAGTTGAACCAGTTGCACCTGTAGAACCAGTTGCGCCAGTTGCGCCTGTTGCGCCTCTAGAGCCAGTTGCGCCAGTAGATCCAGTTGCGCCAGTAGATCCAGTTGCGCCAGTAGATCCGGTAGATCCAGTAGATCCAGTTGCACCAGTAGCTCCCCCATTTGGTCCTGGTGCTCCAACTGGTCCAGTTGCTCCAGTTGCTCCAGTTGCTCCAGTTGCTCCAGTTGCTCCAGTTGCTCCAGTTGCTCCAGTTGCTCCAGTTGCTCCAGCACCACCATTATTTACTCCAGTAGAACCAGTATCTCCAGTGTTTACATAATTATTAATATTAATAGCCATAGATTGATTCGTTGTTTCACTAAACTCGTAATACAACATAATATTTATAATTATTATCTATATTTTAAAACTTTAAATAAAAGTTTTAAAAAGTTTTTATTTGATATAAAACTTTTTTAAAGTTTTATAAATCATATAATATTTCAATCTCTAAACTAAAAGAGAAGTCACCGTTATTTAAGTCTACAATTCGGCCAAACTCATCTAATAATTTAATATGCAATCTAGAGAGATTGCTTGGGCCAAAATATAATCGTTCTGGGTTTTCATAAAAAGTTTCACTAGAGTTGGAATAAACCTTAGCTAATAAATTAGTGTCAGCCATACTTTCAGAGAGACTTGGTGATATTAAACATCTATTATGATTGTTTTGAAAATCATTAACTGAAAGCATAAAATATCTATTAACTATAGGGTCAAAAATAGATTCAGATTCAAGAACTAAATCTGAAGATTCGCAGTTATAAATAAACATATTGTTTATTGTAGTTGAGGTATTCTCACAACAATAATTATTTTTTTCTAAATATTGTTCTCCATTCTTTTTAATTAATAATGTAGAATGTCTATTTCGTATTGCATTTAAAGTATTTTGTTGAACATTAGTACTACTAGTAATAGTACTGGTAGTAGTTGTGGTAGCATTATTTATATAATTACCTCTAAACCCAAGAAGCCATCCTAAAGTCAATTGATCTTTATAAATATTATTACTAATTTGATTATACAAATGATTAACATTGTTTGATTGTCTTGTTGGTTCTTTATAAGAAAAATCAAATGTTACTTCTGTAATATTAGTCATAGCCGCCGCATTCCATGAGATGTCGAAACTCATTTTAGAGGTTGTATCATCATATTTTAAAACTATATAATTCATATTTTCAATTACTGAGTTTGATATAATACTATTAATTTTAGTAACTATTTTTTGTGGGCTATAACTGCCATTTGGTATTTTAATTATTTTTGTAACAATGGATTCATCTGATTTTGTAATAATTATAGTAAAGTTATCAGAACCAGTATTGCTATTTACAGTATATATAAAATTAGGCAATAGTATATTATTTAATCTCATAGATACAACTTTATTGATAATCTCTGGAAAATTAAAAAAAAAATTAGTAGATGGACAAGTTGTATAATTATCTCTAAATCTTGAATTAATATTAATTAATTTTTTATAAGATGTTCTTTTTAATGGATTTATTTTTCCATCTACTAGATTTTTAGAATATGTTTCTATATATGGAGTTTTAGGTTTATTAATAATATTCATTATTATAAAGAAATATTAAAATATTAAACTATTAAACTATTTCTTTATAATAACACCTCACTACTTATTTGTATTTATTTGTATTTATTTGTATTTATTTGTATTTATTTGTTATTAGAACGACTGCGTTCTGCTGGTGAAAATCCAAAATCTTTGGTTAATTTTCTTTGAGTAGAAGACGCTATACGGGCAACTGCTCTGTATACTGATTGGGTTGACTCGTAATCTTCACTATAGTTAATTGCTTGAGACTCTGGGATGCCAATAGTGCTTGCTTCTGAAATAGCATCTTGATTTGCGCCTAAATAAATTACTTCAATATTATACTTATCTTTAGCCGTTGTTATGAGTTTTTTAATACTTGATTTGCTGTAAATAGTACTACAAGTATCTATTCCATCTGTTGCTAGATAAATAATACAACTATAATAAGCATTATTATCTTTTAAATATTTTTCCATAAAATATTGTAATGTTTTGCCCAATGTATCCAACAGCGCGGTTTGTCCATCTGGAACATAACTATCAACATCTAATAGAGATACACTTTCTAAAGGGACGGAGCGCAAAACTAGAGTTTCGGTGTCATTAAAATATTTAATCGATACGCGCACTTCCAACTCTGGATCCGCATTTTGTTTTAATTCTGTTAACATTGTATTAATCCCATTAATAGTGTCAATCTCTTTTCCACCCATTGAACCAGAACGGTCAATTAGGCCAATAATCTCTTTAATCTTTTTAGTAACGCTCGTCATTTTAAATTGAAATAATTAATATAATAATTATTATTTCAATTTTTTATTATTACTATTATTACTCTGGATTCTTTATTTTTTGATTTATAATAATCGCACAATCTGCCAAACTATTACACGTATTGCAATAAAAAGTAATGTATTTTTCGTCTGCTTTTTGTTTTTCTTTAAGCAGTTTTGTTATCTCAAAACAACTTCTATTATTTGCGTCATCCAGCTGTTGATTAATTTCTTCTAACACAAGTTTTATTTTATCAATATCAACTGGTGATTTACTATTTAGTGTTTTTAGTATTTTTTTTAGGTTATTATATATGTCAAAACAATCTTCATCATTTTCTTTAAAATAGTTACTTAGACTAGTTTGTAACTCTATTAATTTTTCTTGTTTTTCTTTAATCTCTTTTAATGTCTTTGGCAGATTATTAGTTGTAATCTTCTTTTCTTTTAAAGCGTTTATTTTTTTTTCAAACTTTTTTGTAATAAAAAAACAATTTTTATTTTTTAACAATTCATCTAATGATGTTAATAATGATGTATTAAATGTGTCCATCATAGCATCTTTAACAACATCAGTTTTAAAGTAAGTTGTTAATTTATATGATTTATTTTTTTGTAATTTAGAATCTAATAAGTCAATTTGTTCTTTTATTTGATCAACTATTCTTATTGTTTGATAACAATTTTTATCTTCTAATATTTCAATAATTGAATTAATATCAGTTATTGTATTGTTTTCTAATTTATTATATTTTAAATCTTGAATTATTAATTGTATTTTTTCTTTTATATCATAACATTTATTAGGGCTTATGTTAAAAATAAATAAGTTTACATTTTTTTTTATAGTTTCATAATGGGCTCGTATGATATCAAACTCTATATTATAAAAAATTTTTTCAATAAACTGTGCTGGCGTGCAATTAACAAATAACCCTATATTTTCAGGACTAGACTCTAACGCTAATTTTGTAAATTTTCTAGAAAAATCATTATCTTGATTCATAGTTACACCAGATTTTGATTTGCGTTGTGTAGCGCGGCGGGTTGGGCTATGCTGCCCCTGTTGTGTAGCGCGGCGGGTTGGGCTATGTTGCCCCCGTTGCGTACCAAGGCCTAATGGGATATGCTGCCCCCGTTGTGTACCAAGGCGTGTTGGGCGACTTCTGGGACTATATATAGGGATATTAGTAGAGTCGACGCAATAGCCTTGTGAATCTAAAAAATTAGTTAACTCTTTATCAAATGATATAAATGAATCATGGCTAGTAATTGCAATAGTGTGAGTATTTTGAAACTCATTTTGCTGATTTAAAAATGGTTTCAGATCTAGACAACTAAACCCACGAGTTTTCCGAGAGACAGCTAACATTTGTTTTTTTGTACGCTCTCTTTTTGTTTTAAAACTATTTATTTGATTATCTACTAAAGTATTATCAACATAAAACCCAGACCACCATATTGGAAAATCTTTTATATCATAATAATTTAGCGCACTATTTAACCTGATACTATCTAAAAAAACACCTTTTGTATGTACTTTTGATATATTTAAAGGAGGAATAATAGGTTTTTGTATAGACATACTTTTATATATATATATGTATTATATATATATAATACATATAATAAATACATATATAAAATTATTTCATTATCTTAAAGCGGAAGAAAGCTTTATTTGTTGATTTATAATTTTAGCACAATCTTTCAAACTATTACATGTAAAACATTCAAATGTAATGTATTTTTTTTTATTTTTTTTGGTAGTAGTTTTTTTTTCTAGTTTTTTTGATTTTTTAAGATTCTTTTTAATTTTTTTTTCTAACAGTTTTTTTATATTAAAACAATTTTTATTATTTTCATCATCCAAAATCTTGTTAACTTTAATAAAAAATGCTGTAATGTCATTTTTTTCTTTTGCAGTAAGGGGACTTTCATGTTCTACAATTATTAGTATATTTTTAAGTATATCATATATTTCAACACAATTGTTAATATTGTGATTATGTAAAATTGTTTGCAAGTTTTTTAGTATACCAATTAGCAATTTCCAAGTGAGCTCTATATTTTCAATACTAGCATTAAAGTCACTTTTTAGAAAATCATTTATTTGTTTTTGAAATTGTATTTTAATACTACTACACTTAATATTTTGCAATTTTTCAAGAATTGGATTAATAATAATATTAGTAAAGAATATTTTTCGTTTTTTTGGATCTTTATATGAATATCTACTATATTCACCTATAGGAATCTGTTTTATTCTTTCAATTTGGCTTATAACAAACGCTTTAGCCTCATAACAATTATTTTTTTCTAATTTTATAAGAAGTGGTTTAATCTTATCTTTCATAATTTGTTTTAATTGAATATCTGATATTTTACTATTTAACCGTGCAAGTAATAGTTCAAATGTTGGTTTTATATAAAAACAATTCATATTTTTCAAGTTAAAAATATATATTTTTACTTTTTGTTTAATATCTTCATAATGCTTTTGTATAATATCAAACTCTAGTTTATAAAAAATTTTATTAACAAAATCTGCGGGGGTGCAATTAACAAATAAACCTATATTCTTAGGATTAGATTTTAAAGCTAATCTTGTAAACTTTTCAGAAAACAATTTACCTGACTCTATAATTTTATCAGCTGTTGATTGTTTTTTTGTGGCGCGTTGTATGGTGCGTTGTGTGCTGTTAAGGCCGCTTAAGCCGCTTAAACTACTTAAATTGCTGAGGCTGCTGCGTGGCGTCGAGATTAAGGATTCATCTACTGATATCAATGAATCCCGTCCAGTAACAACTGTTAGAATGTTTTCTTTTGTATTCTCTTCATTATCTTCATCATCACTATAATCTATAACATCAAGACTAGTATAACCATTAATGAGTTTAGATGTTTTCTTCATTTTTTCTACCAAAAGTTCACCTTTTGTTTCAAACCCATTTTCAATGTCATTTAGTTCAAGATTATCAAGAAAAAAACCAGACCAAAATATTGGAAAATCTTTTATCTTGGAATAATTTAGTGAACTACTTAATCTAATACTATTTATAAAAGGGCCGCGTCTATCTGGGTGAGAGAGTGGACTGATTAGTGGACTAACTAGTGGACTGATTATAGTATCTGGGTTTGACAGTGGACTGATTATAGTATCTGAGTTTGAGGGTGGACTGATTGTAATCTCGCCAATTATACTATCTCTTTTTGGAACGTCTAAGTTTAAAGGTGGAACCCGATATTTTTTTTTTGTACTCATATATTTATATTATATAAATATATATATCAACCTTCTAATATTCTAATATTCTAATATTCTAATATTCTAATATTCTAATATTCTAATAATTGTATTCCAAATAATTAATGTCTTTTTTTGACAATAGCTTCTCTCCAAACTGAACTACTTCAAACGGCTGCCATTTTTTAAATTTTTTATTATATTTACATTTCATATACATTATTTTTTTTAAATTTACAAATTTGTCTTCTTTAATATTTTCAAACTCTTCTTCGCAATCACTCATTTCTAATAGATCTAAATTGTGATTTTCTTTTATAGTTCTAAATTGAGTATTCATAAAAACACTTGTTTTATAATCAAATATTCCAGCATAACCATAAAACTCAGTACTATCATTATTTGTTGATTTGCAATATAAACTATAAATATCTTCTTCAATATTTGCTTTTATTTTAAAAATGGTTTCATTTGCCGCGTGAACACACTTCAAAATCCCTAGGAGTTTTGTTTTTTCTAAAATGTAAAAACCAATCGCATCTACTTCATACGGCAGTTCTTTTATTTTATTATATACATTTTGTATCTTTTCACTCATATAAGGCATTCCAAAAATAACAAACTTAGAAGTATAGGCTTTTTGTTGTAAATAACTTTTAAAAATACTATTCAAAATATTTATTTTATATTTTACTTGCGTATTTTGTATATTTTCTCCTTTAAAATAATAAATATCCTCACAAGTTACAAAATTATGTTTATTATAACTAAAATAAGTTCCATATATAATTGTTCCATAAGATAATATTTTATCAAAACAAGAATCAACCACTTCAATCTTAGTAAAATTATTACATTTATTTAAATGAAATAAAACACAAATATTATTTTCATTTTCATAAGTAAACCAAGCTAATACTTTATTTCCTTTTGGAATTAACATAAATATGTCACTAAAAACTTTCTTATGTAAAATAGTGTCATAAGAAAGTTCAAATTTAGGAAGTTTTGTTATATAATGTTTATTCAACATGTATTATACTATGTATATTATATATTCTTTAATATTCTTTAATATTTTTCAATTTAATATTAACGTATTTCGCTATATAATTTTGAGTTTAATTGGCTATCTAATTTAATATCTAAATTATTTGATGTATAATTTAAATCGTTTAAATAATGTTTTAGTTCTAACCTCATATTATTTGAATCACTTAAATCGCTTAATTCATTCGAATTGTTTAGATTCGTTGAATTGTTTGAATCATTTAGATTCGTTGAATTAATTGAATCATTAGAAATAGTTTCTAAATATTTATAAGTCTGAGTTGGTTTTATAACCATATCTTTTACAATAGGAACTGTAAGAGTATCTTTAAAAAACAAAAATAAATAATGAATAATAATAATAATGATAATAGATATAATAACAGATAAAATTATATTATATAACATCTTATATAATTTTAATATAGTTAAAAATATAGTTTATAACGGATTCTTTAAATATTTAACTTTTGGCCATTTTTGATTTATATTATGGGTAGTAACATTAACATATATCTCAGCCCGTTGTTTATCACCTAATAAATGTATATGCACTGACATATAAGCGTTTTCTATAACACTTATAGTAGGTTGTAAAGAGAAACGCCCATTTAAACAATTATTATTTGTAATAAAGGTGCTGCATATAATATCTATTTTTTCTCTCAACAATGAATTATTAAATTGTATATATTTTGAAATGTTCGTAGAATATAAATTATAAGTGTTACTAATATATGCTAAATTACTTATTTTTTTAAGTAAATTATGAGTTTCAAATAAAGACATATTTTTTTGATATTCTAAAATAATAATACCCACATTATTGTTAGTATAAGAATTATTTTCAAATGGAATTGGAATGCCGATCCTAATTCTTTCTTTATTTAAAGCAATTAATGCATCATTAAAAATAGTATAATAAGCTACTGATAGTCGAGGAATATTTGAATTTTTATCAATTGTATATAATCGTGAGTAATAATACAAAGATTCTTTATTATTACTAGTATTATTAGTATTATTAGTATTATTACTAGTATTTAAACAAACACTGGTTAATTGTGTAAACTTAAAAATATTATATATATTTAAACCTGAATAATATATTGATTTGATAATACTAGTTTCTGGAAATTTTCTCTCTTTAGAATTAATAATAGTTTCTAACAGTTTTACTAACAGACTGCCGCCAACCATAGAATGATCTATCGCTAATTTAAATACATTTTTTTCTATATCTATATCTACATTAAAAGCTGGATGGTTATTAGTAATAACAGTTTGTTGACTATATTCATTTAAATCTAAATTATTGTTATTATTAATTAAAATTAATAAATGATTAAATCGTTCAGAATTAATATTATTTGTAATATTACTTATATCTTCTTTTTTAGTTACTTCAATCTTTGCCACTAAACTTTTTTTATTATATTTATGTTTGTTGTTTTTATGAAACTCATCTTCCAAAGACATTAGTTATTAGTATATAAATATTTTATAGTAATATATTTATATTATAATTTTATAAAATAGTATTAATAATAGAATCAATCTCATTACTATTATTTATAAAATATATATTATATACTTTATTTTGATTATATTCTATAATCAAAAACACATTTTTATTTAATTTATAATATTCGGCATGAATAGTTAAGCATACGTGTTTAATTGGAATACTATTAACAATAGTATATGAAATGTTTGATTCGTCGACTAAAATATTTTTATTATTTATCATAATTGATTTACTATTTTCATTCATAATACTTAATTTATAAAGTATCTCATTTTCTATTTTATAGATTCCATCAATAGAATAAATTAATCTATAATTTTTTTCTTCTTTTATGTAGTTGCTTAAAATGTCAAATTTAATATTATTATTAGTAACATATAGTAACATCTTCTTTTATAAATATATAACATAAACTATTTAAACCGATTTCAATAACTTATATTAGGCTATAAACATATAAATATTATGATTTCATTTATTATTGTTGATAAAACGGGAAACTTAAATGAATGTAATGTAGATAAATTAGAAAATATATATAAAAAATGTGGATTAAGAAAGTCTGAAGACTTTAAAAAAGTAATGGTTTATAATTTAAATAATTTAAATAATGAAACAACGATTGAATTATGGGGTAGAGTAGTTGGAAGAAATAATACAAAAAATCCATTTGTTTTTAAATTAGATACAACTATAAAATTATATGGACCAGCCGCAATACTTTGTATTAAAAAAGAAAGGTTAGAAAGCTTATCGATTTATGATTATAATAATATTGAATTAAATGAAGCAAATACTACAACGATGGCATCTGCGGCATCATCTGCATCAACTGCATCAACTGCATCAACTGCTCCTACAGAACAAAGAAAAAATGCAACAACTCTTAATCTAACAAAAATAGAGGAAGCATTAAATGAAACAGATAATAGTGAAGAAAACGTTAGTGATTCTGAATTAGAAAATGAAGAGTATGTTTATTCAAGCGAAGAAGAAAATAATAAATAATAAATAATAAATAATGATAATAATAATAATAAATAAATTGAAAATTATTTAAACTTTAATTTTCAAGTTATAATAAGAATGACAACAACCACAAAAACAATAAATAATCCAACTGAGTTTAGAAAAAATATAAAAATTAAATTAGGTGAAATATTAAATAATTTTAAAGATGGGAGTAATTTAGAAGTTGGAATGTATAATTATACGTTAAGTAAAGCAGATGAAAAAAATATAATTAAAAAATGGAACAATATTTATTTTGTTAGAATTTATCTAGATAAATTTAAAACGCTTTATATAAATCTAAAAACCGATTCAATTAAACAATTAATTACAGAAAAAAAAATTAAGCCGCACGAATTAGCCTTTATGACTCATCAAGAAATGCTTCCAGAAAAATGGGGTGCATTAATTGAAGATATTAAAATCAAAACAGAAAATAAATATACGCCAAAGGTAGAAGCTTCAACAAATAATTTTAAATGTTTAAAATGTTTAGACATTGAAAGCAGAGCTGCTAGATTGGAAAAGAGAGAACTAAATCAAAACTTCTTTAGAAAATGCACATATTATCAGTTGCAAACAAGGAGTGCAGATGAACCAATGACAACATTTGTTACGTGTTTAAATTGCAATGCTCGTTGGAAATGTTAATTATAATATACTATTTATATTTGAGTATATCTATGGTTTTAGTGGTTGTAGGAAAATTATCATATCCAAAAATATCTTGCAATAATAACCATTCAAATAATCCGCCTAAATAGAGTGCAATATTTGTAAATCCCAAAGATTGCAGTTGTTTATGTTTTTTAATCACAGATATATCGCTATTATTTCTGCCATAAATAATTATTAAAATTGTTTTATTGGTTTTCAAATATGCGTTTAATAATTTAATTTCTTCTTCAATGCCAATAGTTCCACTTATTAAACACTCTTGGTTTGTAGATTCAAGTGTGTTTATAATAATTGATTTATTTTTAATATGTTCTTGAATCTTTTCAAAATTATATAGAGTAAAACTAGGTAACGTGGATAGTATGGCTCCCATAATTATTTATATAATTAATTATTTATATAAATAATTATAAACTATTTATAATCTATAATTTATAATCTATAATTTATAATCTATAATCTATAATTTATAATTTATTTAAACTCGATTGTTATATTTATTTCTTCACGTTTTATACTTTTGGTTGCGCTTATAGATAATTCTTCTCTTTTCTTGCGTGTTTTAGAATCATTTGTTTTATCTTTATTTTTAATGCTATGTCTTAAATTCATATCGCTTTCTATTTCTGCATAATTATTTTCAATATAAGTCACAATGCCATTTTGAATTGCCCATTTAAAAAAATTTAATTGTCCGATTGTAGTTTGAATAAATACATCTTTTTCATAGGGTATACTTATGCGTTCCCATCTACAAAATGGATCGAATCGTTTTTTAGAGTATGCTTTTAAATTAAGTTTGTAATCATTATAGACTTTAAATCGTTTATTATTTACTTCATAGACAGTATAATATTTTTTAGCATAATTAGTTGCAAACCAATCCACAATTCTTAATGATATTCTAGAATCGCCTGTTATTATGCTTATCATTTTTTTCATATTATTGTTTTCAGTATAAAACTCTAATAGTTTAGTTAATAACAAATCATTTTGTTTAACATAAGCCATTATTTAAAGTTATAGTAATTTTTTTTTTAAATACTTATTTTTTTATATTTTATAATTTATTGTTTATATTTTATAGTTTATAGTTTATAGTTTATAATTTATAGTTTATAGTTTATAATTTATAGTTTATAGTTTATAATTTATAGTTTATAGTTTATTGTTTATTTTAACAACATATATAAAGAATAAGTAAAGCATAAAAAACGTCGCTACTTCACATACAAAAAATAATTCTATATTTTACTTATAGTTAAACGTTTTGTAAATAAAAAATCATCGTGGTTTTGGCATCGTTTTTGTAAATTACATTTTAAACAAGAAATAATAACATTATTATTACTGTGATTTAAAGTATTATTTATTCGGTCTAACGTCCATTGATTCATCGTTCTTACTTTATTATATAAAAATACCATATCACAATTACAATAAAAACATTTTAACTTCGATAAAACTAATTTTTCAATTATTTCGTCTCTATTAATACTAAAGTCTTGCGTATGTTTATTTTTATGAATATCTTGACTAATATAACTTGATAATTTTTTATCTAATTCTTTTATAATTTCGGTTTTATAAGGAAAGTTTTCATTTAAATATAATCGATTAATTAATTTTTTTTGAATATTATAGTCGAAATATTTTTCATCTATATTTTTCATACATTCTCTCTGTGTATTATCATTATTTTCATAATTTTTATTTGCTTTTTCTATTTTAGTTTTTTGATGTTTGCCTTGTATGGTTATCTGTTTCATTCAAACGTACTAGTATAATATTATTAACTATTATTCATTTTTATAAAGTACTTAAAAAAAAATTGAAATATAAAAGTATTTTTTTATTTCAATATAAAAATGCAAGCACCTAATAGCGACCTCATTATGGAAACACGATGCGGTAATATTGATGAACTTGGTTATTTAAATGGGTTACGTACAAAAGGATTTAATTATTTTAAAGCTTTCTTAGAAATTTGTGCAAACTCAATTGATGCAAAAGCAAAATCTATAATATTTGAAATTATAGACGATTCAATTTTAATTATTGATGATGGGAATGGTATGAATAAAAATAATATTGTAAATATGTTCTCTATGTATAGAGAAAATCATAAAACTGATTGTAGTAGTGGTATTGCAGGGTTAGGTGGTAAAATTGCATTAATGATGTTGTCAAATGAAACGTGTGTTGAAGTATTTAGTTTTGATGGAAATCAATATTTTAAAGCCATTGTTCCTTGGGATTTAATGTTTAAGCAAGGTAAATATACTGGTATGATTACTACAAAGGCGCTTAATAAAGAAGAAACCTTATGGTTTAAAAGTAAGCTAGCTCATACTGGAACAATTATTAAATTTAAAAGTAATGAAACCACCTTAAATACTATTGAATCTAATTTTAATAGACAAAAAGATGAAATTAAAAATTTAAATGATTATATGTTCATTGTATTTGGAAAATATAATGGACGTCTAATTTATAGAAATTATAATACAAATAAAGGATTTGAACTATCAGGATATAATTATTTTGGAGGAAGTGATGATGAGTACTATTTAGGAATGTCCAAAAATATAATCAATCTTTACTATAATGAATCTAAAAAATGTACAAGATTTATTTATTATGATCCAGAAAAAAATGAATATTTTGAGTTTAAAAAGAAAGGTCGTGGTATCTCTACAACACCTGAAATTATTAAACTCAAGACATTAGATCAATATAAAGAAGTAGGTAAAATTATACTAATATCAGGCCAACGTAAAGACATAACATTATTTAATGAAGCAAATCCTACTGATAGCAACAGCACAAAATATATCTCAAGTGCAACAGAGAAGAGTTGTAGTTATGATAAAATAATTGAAAATACAACTAGTGAGTATAAAGAATATTTAAGTAAAACTGCATTTTATAGAAATAATCAAAAAATTGGTGATATTAAACGGGAAGAAAAACAAAGCAATGCACGTGCAAGTCCAGAAAATAAGCATAGAATTATTGATGTAAGAACCGAATTAAGTTATACTCAAGAGTCTTACCACGGTAATATACTAGACAAAGTTATGGGAATTCAAGAAAATAAAAATCAATGGGAACCTACCGATTTGCCTAGTAATTTAATTAGATGGTTTGACTATTTTCATAAAAAAAAAGCAAATGAGATTTGGAGTCATTTTAATAATCTTGTTAAACAATCACTACAACAATTGCCACCATCGCCACACCCTCCGCCACCACCGCCACCAGTGCCATCGCCACCATCGCCGCCATCGCCGCCAGTGCCATCGCCACCATCGCCACCATCGCCACCATCACCGCCAGTGCCATCACCACCAGTGCCATCACCACCATCGCCTCCAGTGCCATCGCCACCATCACCGCCAGTGCCATCGCCACCATTGCCTTCCCCACCATCGCCACCAGCCCCGTCACCACCAGCCCCATCGCCACTGCCACTGCCATCACCACTGCCACTGCCGCTACCAGCCCCGTCGCCACTGCCACTGCCATCACCACTGCCACTGCCACTACCAGAGCCTAGTATCAGCTATGACGATCTCATTGAAAATACTAAATTTTATAAAAATTATTTAAAAGAGTTAAAAGAAAATAAAAATACTAAAATGCTTGAAAGTTATGAAGTCCAAGAAATTTATAGACTGCAATCGGTTTTATTAGATGTCTATTTCAAAGTTTAATAATATTTAAATAATATTTAAATAATAGTTTAATAATATTTTTTATTTATTAAATAATATAATTAAAAATTGAATTATTATAATATTAGAATAGTATAATATTATAATAGAATGATTTTAGATGAGGAAGAACAAGAGCCAGAACAAGAACCTGAACCAGAACAAGACCAAGACCAAGATCAGGATCAAGACCCAGATCTAATACAAGATCCAGCTCTTCTATTAAAAAGTTATAAAACACAAAAAAATATAACAGGGGTTGATAGTCTTAATCCGGATATTCCTGATAGTCCTGAAGGTAGTGATGCAGAAAATCTTGATAGTGACAAATCCGAAGAATTAGATTTTATTAGTGGATCTGAAGATAATGAATTAGATAATGATGAAGCAACATTAACTCAAAACAGTCAATTTGCTAATAGTTCACTTTCGCCACCTGACTCTGAAGTTGAAAGTGATGATGATGATGATTTGCAAAAAATAGAACAAGATCAAGTATTAAGTTACATTAATCGTTTTCATTCAGAATGTTTAGTTTCTAGTAGTGATCAAGTTGAAGCATTATCTAAAGTTATTAGAGTTAATAATGTAATTGTTGATGCGAATCATAAAACAAATCCAATATTAAGCAAATATGAAAAAACTAAAATATTAGGACAACGAACAAAACAGTTAAACTCTGGTTGTGTTCCTTATATTGTTGTTCCAAGCGATATTATTGATAATTATTTAATTGCACAAATGGAATTAAAAGCTAAAAAAATTCCTGTAATTATTCGTAGACCAGTTTCAAGTAATCATTCTGAATATTGGAAGTTAGAAGATTTAGAACAGGTTTATTAATTTATAAATAATAGTATCAAAATACTCAGATTTTAACCAGTCGTCTTCAGTTCCATCAAATGTTATAATATTTTTTTTATTATTAACTAACCAATCATTATGATAATTATTACACATTGTTAAATATTCAAGTGAAATATTACTTTCACCGGCACGATCTCGTTTTATAACTCTTTGAAGCGCAACTTCTGGTGTTGTTTTAATATAAATATGATAAATATTATATTCTTGAGTAAATGTTTCAAATAGCATATTATAAATGTCATAATTCATTTTTTCAACTTTATTTGATTCATATAACATTTTTAAAAAGACATTTTTATCTGTGTGAATACACCGTTCTGTAAAAATATATTTATAGCCATTTGCAATAGCTTGTTTAATTAAAGCAATTCTAGAAACATATGCCATAACTTGAAATGGAAAAGCATATTTCTCTTGTTCTTTGTAAAAACATTCAATCATTGTTTCATTATTAGTATTTTTAATAGATTCCCATAGATTAACGGGTTCTTTCAAAAAACAAATTGTATTATTTGTCTTCATCTTTTCTGAGTTCATTAATTCAGTAATAAATGTAGTTTTGCCTGAACCAATATTTCCTTCAATCGAAATAATAATCGGTTTTGTGTTTACGCTCGTCATAATAGTAGTTATTATAATCTATAATATATAATAACTTTATTTCAATTTAATTTTATATATTATTTTATTTAATATTTTAAAAATAAAAATAATATTATATTATTCTAATATATATGTCTAAATATATGTCTAATATGTCTAACTATATGTCTAATAAAACTAAAAAATATAAAAATAAAAGCAATTTAGAAATATTATTTAATAATGTATTAGAAAAATCTTATCAATTAAGGAAAAAAAGTCCAAATACTTTTGACGGACAAGGTTTTTGGCAACCAATTAAAAAAATCTTAGAACCATTCGATAGTTATAATGAAAAAAAATGGATAAAAATATCAAAAACAAAAACTAGAAAAATTATGCTTTTACCAGAATATACAATAAATGGTTATGAAACTAAATTAATAAATGAAAAAAATCATTTTATTATACAACAAGTAAGAATACCATTAAATGAAAAACTAACAATAAAAAAATTGATTCAAATTGCATTAAATATTGGGCAATATAAAGGAATATGCAATAATAATTATATTTATAATATAAAATTTAATGATATATCACACTTTATTCATAAAAAAGATATTATAGAATTATCAAAACACATATCTGATGAAATATTACAAAAAGTGAATGACTATTTATATTCATTTGCGCAACAGAAAGAACCTGTTATGCCATTGCCAGAGGTTTTGCCAGAGCAACTAGAGCAAGAGGTTCTTCAGGACCCGCCGGAGCAACCAGAGCAACTAGAACAATCAGAGCAACTAGAACAATCAGAGCAACTAGATCCAGAGGTTATTCAGGGCCCGCCGGAGCAATAAGAGCAATCGGAGCAATCAGAGCAATCGGAGCAATTAGTTCAAAATAATGTTTAATTAAACTATTTTAAAATAAGTTATCATAATAAAAAAAATAGGTATAAATGCCCCTACTTTACACCACCAACGACCAGATGATTGTTTTTTAAAATAATATCTAGTAAATAAAAATGATAATAAAAATATAAATGCTAAAATTATGTTAAATGGATTTGGTAAGTTTTCATAGGATAGTATAATTAGTGCTAATAAATATATACTATAAACTGGTATATAGTATGGTTGATAGTTCCAACTCCAATGAAGACCATATCTTGATGGTGTAATACTAGTATTGTTACTTTTAATGTATGTATTGCTAATTAATGTATAACTTATTTTATAGTAAGCATAATATGTATATATTGAGATGAGTAAAATATAAATTGTAATAATTAATAAAGATAAATTTCCAAGTTTACCTATAAAACTATATAATATATAGGCTACTACTAATGGTAGTGAATGATTAATAAACATAGCCATTTTTGTTGCTATATAATTAACTTTTGCTGTATAAGGATCTTTTATATTTTGAGTACTCCAAAAAATCATATCAAACAATTGCATTATTCCAATATAACCAAATATAAGTCCTAATATTTTATAGATTGATTTATTTTTATAATTATATAAAATAGAAGAAGTTATTATGTTAATTATAAAATTGTTTCTACTTTGTGCATACGAATAACACATTACTATTAAAACTAATATAATATAATAAAATAATATAATATAAATATAAAATTATAAATATTTACGCAAAATATAAAAAATATTTATATAGTATATATGGCAAAAACAAAAAAAACCAGACACAGCAGACACAATAAAAGAACTAGACACATTAAAAAATCAAAGTATTCAAGACATATACGCAGATCAGTTAAACGATATGGGGGCGTTGGTAGTTTTTATAATAAGGTATTGAATACTTTAGTAGATGTTGAAGATAAGTTTGATAGCGATGCAATAAGCGCTAAAATTGCAGAACAAAAAGCATTAAATGCAGAAAAAGCAGCAGAAAAAGAAGCTGCAAAAGCCGCAAGACAAGCAGCAAAAGCAGAAAAAGAAGCAGCAAAAGCAGAAAAACAAGCAATAAAAGAAGCCGCTAGAGCTGCAAAAGAAGAAGCAAAAGCCGCAAAGGACGCAGCAAAAGCAGAAAAGGACGCAGCAAAAGCAGAAAAGGAAGCAGCAAAAGCAGAAACTGAAGTCGCAAAAACTGCAAAGACAGTAAAAACTGCAAGAACCGCAAGAACCGCAAGAACTGCAAAAAATGCAAAAATGACAAAGAAACTCACAAAAACAGAAAGAGAACTTGAAAAAGCGAAAAAAGAAGCCGCTAAAATAAAAAAAGCAGCTGAAAACGCACAAAAAAAAGCAGATAAATCCGGTTATCGTTTATTTAGAGAAATTATGAGAAATGATGCTAAAAAACAACTTTATGATATGGGTCGTCCCACTACTAATGCTTGGATAAAAGTTATGCTTGATGATATGTGGCACGAAATGGGCGAAGAAGGACGTATGATCTGGATAAACAAGGCTAAAGCAACGCCTAGTAATATTGAATAATAAATTATTAAACAATTAAACTATTTAAACAGTAATTAATTAGTTACTAATATAATGACAGATAATCAATCACAATCGCAGCCACCATCGCAGCCACAATCATCAACTGATGAGACTCAAGAAAAAAAAATAGATCTTATAAGTATTGTTATTAAAGATGAAAATACTGCTTTAAATGTATTAGTCGGATTTTTAGGAATTGCACAGCGTCGTGGAGTATTTGCGCTTAATGAGTCTGCAAAAATATATGAAGCAATTCAAATGTTTACAAAAAAATAAACATTAACTAACTATTAACTAACTATTAACTAACTATTAACTAACTATTAACTAACTATTAACTAACTATTAACTAACTATTAACTAACTATTAACTAACTATTAACTAACTAATATCAATTAAATCTGCTGATTTACATAGTCCAAAAGTTTTGCGATGCCATTGAGTAATCCCATATTGTTTTATTGCTTCCATGTGTTGTTTTGTCCCATAGCCTTTATTTTTTGAAATCCCATAATATTCATTTAACTTAGGATATTCTAAACATAATTCTTGAATATAATTGTCTCGTTCTACTTTAGCCAATATTGATGCGGCAGCAATTGCTGAATATGTATTATCGCCATTAACAACACATATTGTATCAACTTCTTTCATATTTTCACTATTTGAATCATAATAAGTAAGTGGTTTAAAATTATTTCCATCCACAATAATTAGATATTTATTATTTATAGTATTCACAGTATTCACAGTATTCACAGTTTTTATAGTATCTTTAATTGCCATATGCATAGCATCATATGTAGCATTTAATATATTATGCTTATCAATACTTTTTTCATCTTTATACATAATAGAATAAGCAATACAATTTTCTTTAATATAATCAGCAATTTCTTTTATTTTTTTAGAAGATGTAAATTTTTTACTGTCTTTCATTAGGTCATGTTTAAATCCAAGATGTGGTAAAATAACTGCTGCCGCATATACCCGACCAAATAAAGGACCTCGCCCGACCTCATCAACTCCGATAATATAAGTATCATCTTTATGAAACACCTCTAACATTTTATTATTAATAGTAATATTAGTTAAATATAAATATTCAATTTTAAAATATTTATATTTTTTATATATATATGAGTTTTAGCATTAAGCAAATTAAAAATATAAATTTTTTATTACTTTTAATTTTAATTTTAATTTTAATTTTATTTATTATCACATATTTCTTTTTTGGAAAAAAATTAAGAGAAGGGCGCGGTGGCTACAAAGCCAAGCCGGTGTCTACATCTCAGTCTATCGCAAATGCTATTGCTGCAGCACAGGCGGCAACAAATGCAAGGTTGGCGGCGGAGCAGCAGCAGAGGACTGCTGAGGCACAGACTAAAAAACAGGAGACTCAGATATATGCAGATGCAGCAAAAAATGATGAGACCGCTGCAAAGAATGCAGATGTTAGGGCTGCTGCAGCGGCATCTCAGGCGAATGCATCTGCTGCTGATGCGGCTACTGCTGCCGCAAATGCTGGTGGGGCGGCTGGGGCTGCAGCCTCTGCTGCGGCGGCAGCATCTGCTGCTAAGATGGAGGCTGATGCTGCTAAAGCTGCAGTCAATAATGCAGCTGCAGCTGCTAATACGGCGAGGGATAGAGCGGTATACTCGCCTCCTCTGGCTACCGTTGATTTGGCTGCATTATCACAGCTTAGAAAATTTGCAGAAGACGCGAAGGCTGCAGCAAATACTGCTAAATCGGCAACTGCAGAAGCTGAGAGGGCGGCGGCAGCGGCGGAGAGAGCGGCGGCAAATGCAAGGGTGTGGAATGCACATGCTAAAGCAGCCGCAGATAAGGCAGCAGCAGATAAGGCTGCCGCAGATAAGGCAGCAGCAGATAAGGCAGCAGCAGATAAGGCTGCCGCAGATAAGGCTGCCGCAGATAAGGCTGCCGCAGATAAGGCTGCCGCAGATAAGGCAGCGGCAGATAAGGCAGCCGCAGATAAGGCAGCCGCAGATAAGGCAGCCGCAGATAAGGCAGCCGCAGATAAGGCAGCCGCAGATAAGGCTGCAGCAGATAAGGCAGCGGCAGATAAGGCTGCCGCAGATAAGGCTGCCGCAGATAAGGCAGCGGCAGATAAGGCGGCCGCAGATAAGGCAGCGGCAGATAAGGCTGCCGCAGATAAGGCAGCGGCAGATAAGGCTGCTGCAGCCAAGAATGCCACGGTGGAACAAGGAGAGCAAGTAATAAAACCAAAACCAATTGATTTTATACCATATGATGGTAACAAAAGTACAGGCTCTAGTATTATCAATACTGAAAATGAATTAAAACAACAAACTCCAATGCTTGTCATAAAGTCAATTGATAGCACTACGCAGCCCGTAAATAATACTACGCCGCCAGTAAATAATACTACGCCGCCAGTAAATAATACTACGCTGCCAGTAAATAACACTACGCTGCCAGTAAATAATACTACGCTGCCAGTAAATAACACTACGCTGCCAGTAAATAACACTCCACTGCCGGCTGAGAGAACCCCGCGCCAGGTTGACAGAAACCCACATGCGGTTGACAGAACCCCACGACAGGCTGACAGAACTCCACGGGCGGTTGATAAAAGAAACGTATCTCGTGATACTAATATATATGTACTACCTAGTTCAACTCAAACTAATTATCCAAAATATTCTTTATATAATACAAATGACAATAAATATCTAGAAAATAAAAGTTATAAATATCAACAACCGCAATATCAACAACCGCAATATCAACAACCGCAATATCAAGAACCGCAATATCAAGAACAAACAAATTATAATAATGAGATTAATCAAGTAAGAGGAAGTCCTAGTGCTACTAAGAAAAAAATATGTTATGCTCCTTATAAAAATGAAGAAGATTGCGAAAATGCAGGATATATATGGGATAACGATAAAGAAAAATGTAAAAAACCAACTATGGAACAAGGTTTTTTAAAAGAATTAAAAGAACTAAGATCAAAAGTAAAGTCATTATTTAATTCCAATAATAAGAATGATAGCAATCTTGGAAATGATGATAAATATATATTAAAAACTCAAATAGTTCCTCCAGTTTGTCCTGCGTGTCCCTCTTATAAATGTGGAGTAAGTCAGCCGCAAAAGTTAAACAATTCATTATTAGATGATGAAACAAATAATGATTTATTAAATGCTAATAATATGATATTAAATGAACGCAATTTTGCTAAAAATATGAAACCAAAAAATGAGTTTAATAAAATACCAATGCCATTGCTTGCTGACTTTAGTCAATTTATGTAAATATAATAATATTATATATAATATATATATATATATATATATATATATATAATATGAGTTTCAATATTAACAAAACCAAAAATATAAAGTTTTTATTAATTATATTTATAATTTTATTATTACTTTTTATTGTTTATATATTTTTAGGAAAAAAAACAATGGAAGGGAATACTGCAATGCCAGTACCTAAGCCTGCTGCAATGCCAGTACCTAAGCCTGCTGCAATGACATTATATAAGCCTACAATGCCAGTACCTAAGCCTGCATTGACATTATATAAGCCTACAATGCCAGTACCTAAGCCTGCAATGCTAGTACCTAAGTCTGCAATACTAGTACCAGACAGTGGCGGTGGAACAGGTGGAACAGGTGGAACAGGTGGAACAGGTGGAACAGGTGGAACAGGTGGAACTGGTGGAACTGGTGGAACTGGTGGAACAGGTGGAACTGGTGGAACAGGTGGAACTGGTGGAACTGGTGGAATTGGTGGTGGCGGCGGAAAAGGCGGCGGAAAAGGCGATAGCGATGGAAAAGGCGGCGGAAAAGGCAATAGCGATGGAAAAGGCGGCGAAAAAGGCGGCGGAAAAGGCGATAGCGATGGAAAAGGCGGCGAAAAAGGCGGCGGAAAAGGCGATAGCGATGGAAAAGGCGGCGGAAAAGGCGATAGCAATGGAAAAGGCGGCGGAAGAGGTGGTGGAAGAGGCGGTGGAAGAGGTGATAGTGATGAAAAAAACGACGATAAGGACAAAGGTGGCGGTGGACGCGGTGGTGGTGGAAGGGGTAGTGGAAAAGAAACAAATATATATGTAATGCCTACTTCAACACAATATAACGCTAAATCACCAAGGCAATATCAACAACGGCAATATCAGTATAAACAACCACCATATCAATATCAACAACCGCAATATCAACAACCGCAATATCAATATAAACAACCGCCATATCAGTATGAACAACCGCAATATCAAGAACAAACAAATTATAATAATGAGGTTAATGAGGTAAGAGGAACTCCTAGTGCTACTAAAAAAAAAATATGTTATGCTCCCTATAAAAATGAAGAAGATTGCGAAAATGCAGGATATACATGGGATAACGATAAAGAAAAATGTAAAAAAACAACTATGGAAAGTGCTTTTAAAGAATTAAAAGAACTAAGATCAAAAGTAAAGTCATTATTTAATTCCAATAATGATAATGATAGCAATCTTGGAAATGATGATAAATATATATTAAAAAGTCAAATAGTTCCTCCAGTTTGTCCTGCTTGTCCCTCTTATAAATGTGGAGTAAGTCAGCCACAAAAGTTAAACAATTCATTATTAGATGATAAAACAAATAATGATTTATTAAATGCTAATAATATGATATTAAATGAACGCAATTTTGCTAAAAATATGAAACCAAAAAATGAGTTTAATACAATGCCAATGCCATTGCTTGCTGACTTTAGTGAATTTATGTAAATATAATAATATTATATATAATATATATTATATGAGTTTCAATATTAACAAAACCAAAAATATAAAGTTTTTATTAATTATATTTATAATTTTATTATTACTTTTTATTGTTTATATATTTTTAGGAAAAAAAACAATGGAAGGATTAAATGGAGCTGGTGCGACTGGTCCTATAGGTACTACTGGTCCTATAGGTACTACTGGTGCTACTGGTGTAATATGTGCTACTGGTCCTATAGGTACTACTGGTGCTACTGGTGTAATATGTGCTACCGCTACATGGGCTACTGGTACAGGGGTTACTGGTGCTATAGGTACTACTGGTGCTAGTGGTGTAACACAAGCTACCAGTACAACATGGGCTATCGGTACTGGTGCTACTGGTGTAACATGGGCTACCGATACAGATACAGGTACAGGTACAGGTACAATAATTGAACCAACCAGTGCTAATGCCAAATGTTTATTTAATAACTCACTGTCAAAATTGACAAATCTGTCGCCGTTAGAATTGCAAAAAACAGGGTACAACATTACATTCGAATTATTTGGTGCTACAGGCACTACTGCTAAGTGTTCATTTCAAAATCCACTAATGCCAACTCCAATGCCCGGAATATCGCCAATGCCGCCGCCAATCAAGCCGCCGCCGCTCGGTCAGACTGGTCAGCCAATGCCGCCGCCAATCAAGCCGCCGCCGCTCGACCAGGCTGTGCAATCAAATATTGCCAACACTGGTTCAGGTTCATTTAATCAGCTTCAACAAAATAATTGCATTATAAACGGCGAACATACATTTACAGGGATTGATGGACCCAATAATAATGCTAAAATTAAAGAAGGATCCGTTATTGGCGGTGAGCTTGGTTTTACTATATGTGTATGGCTCAACCTTCCATCAAAAAGCTATACTTCGGAACCCATAATATATTTTGCCAATGGTTCCGCTGACGTAATAACACTTTCATTGATTTCAATTAGAAGTGCTAGAGTATCGCGGCTTAGAATGAGATATCAAGTTCAAAAGGGCACTGAAGGTACCTGGCAGTTACTTGAAACAAATCAAAGTGTAAGTTTTCCAACAAATAAATGGACTTTTGTTTCTTTAGTGCATTCGCGACCTCAGTTAGATAGTAAAATTAGTACTGTAAACATATATTGGGATGGCGTATTGGCTGGATCTACTACTACGAAGAACTTTCCGCAAAAAGTTACTCGTCCTATCCTGTATATTGGAAAAAGCACAAGTACCATGACGCCACTGCTTAAGGGAAGAATGAAGGACTTTATGGTATGGAACAATGCCCTCACATCTGAACAGCTAACTGCAGTACAATTTGCCGGCCTTGGTCTAATTCCAGCAGACGGGCAAGAAGCCGCTACCATATCTGCTAGCGTACTTGCGGAGCGTAATGCTGTAAGAGCTGAGATTCAAAGACGCGACCGGCCAATTCTAACGAGTTTACCAATTCAGATAATTTCAATGTTTCGCACTTGGTGCGATCTTAACACCAATCCATTACCTGTGAACACTACTAGTAGTTTATCAAATAATTATAGTGATAACTCTGGTGTTATAGAAAACCGGATTGCTTAACAGTTTAACCAGCAAATTCTGATTCAATAGTTTTAATCTCTCGTTTTAATACATTGCTTATCAATATTAAATGTATTAATTTTTTGTTCTTGCGGAACTATATTTATAATACATTTGGCTTTTTTCCCATACAACGGCTCGGTGCATCCTTTTTCTTTTTTAGTTTTTTTATCTTTAACAAACTTAAATATTTTGTTTTCATTTTGAATTGTTTTACTAGGGCTTGTACACCTAGACCTAAAGTTCTCATATCGATCTCTTACTTGACAGAATGTAAGATTAGATTTTTTATTTAACATCTTATTTACAATTTCATGTAAATTATATATATAGTAAGAAAACGCATGCCTATTTTTTAAATGGCACATTTTAAGTGGATTTTTTTTAAAATTATTCTTTAAATTAATTCTACAATATTTACATGGCAAAACATTTTGCAAATTAAGCACAAAGTTTTTGTAATATTGTTTTTCTTGGATTGTAGGATTATTAGGATAATTAAAACTCATTACATGCAGATAATGCCATAAACTTGGACCCCATACTGTAGTAAGCATTCCATCCCCACTATTATAATCTTTACTTGTAAAAACTTTTTTTGTTTTATTCATTTCTTAGTATTATTATATATTAATTAGAAAATAAAAATAAATTCATAATATATTCATAATACATTTTATCAGTAGTAAATTGGCTTTTAATAACCTCAACGACAGTCCCATTTTTAAGTCTAAACAACATAGAGTATAATATAGTATAATATAATATACTATAGTATAATTTGTTTATATAATATATTATATATCATATATTATATTATAATTCGTTTATAATATTAATATAATTCTCTAATAGTTTATAAGATGGACTTTTCAATATATATTAGATATTTATTTGGAGTATTTATTAATTTAATTAAATCAATTCAAACCCTATTAGAAAAAAATAAAATCTTAATAGTTGTATTAATAGTTATGTTTATAGTAATTGGAATTATTTTTTATAAAAAATATATTCTTCCAAGAATAAATAAAACTTATGCAAATAATAACGAATTTGTTTCTAAAAATACAAAAGATGAAAATACTACTACACTCTATTTTTTTTACACAAATTGGTGTCCAAAATGTAAAATAGCAGAAACTGAATGGAACGCATTTAAAACGGATACTGGTGGAGTGTTTAACGGTATTAACATAATATTTAAAGAAATCGATTGTGATATAGAAACCGATCTTGCAGATACTTTTAAAATTGTTGGTTACCCAACAATTAAATTAGTATATAAAGATAAAATATATGAATATGATGCTAAAACTGATAGAGAGTTATTAGCAATATTTTTAGGAGACATATTTAAGAATCCTTAGACTGTTTAGCGTGTTTAGACTCTAAAAAACGTTTTGCAGTTTCAATTCCATAAATGATGTAATCATTTCGTAATTTACTATCACTTATTGCACTTATCCATTTAATAAAACTATTATCTTCTATTATACAATGTATAATATTATCAATATTTTCAAATTTATCGTTATAAGAATGAATAAATAATTTACAGATAAGAGTATTCATATATGTTGATAATATTGATTCTTTATTAATAGGTTTTGGAACATTATCTTTACAAATAATTTTGATTGCTAATATTTCATCTACGTTATAATTGTTTTTTAAACAATTATTTAATGGAAAATGGTTTAATGCTCCGCCATCAATATAACAATCATTATTAATAATGACTGGTACAAAAATTAATGGAAATGCTGAAGACATTGCAATTGCTTTATATAACTCTAAATCAGGAAAATTAATATAAGATAATTCAATCGATTCCATTGGATTTGTATTTATGTTCGTTGTATAAAAATATAATTCTATATTTAGAATATCATAAAACTCTTTTAATGTAATATTAATATTTAAATCTCTTGCTTGTAAAAATGGTTTTAATATTTCTAATATGATTTCGTCGCCTAATAATCCTTTCTCTTCCCACATATTTATTATAGAAGTAGGATGAATAGTAAAAATTTTATCCCACGGTCTATTTACAATATAATTTTCTACTAACTCAAAATTATCTGATAACAGTAATAATGTTGATAAGATTGTTCCAATCGAAGTTGCGTGTACTGTTTTAACCTCATTTATATGAAAAAAGTTTTGATTATTTAATTCTTTTAATATTCCTATAATTGGAAATCCAGCAAGCCCGCCAGCGCTTAATACTAAATGTTTAATTGTCATTTATATATTTAATTAGTATATATATATTTAATTAGTATATATATATTTAATTAGTATATATATAATATTTATTTTTCTAATATGTATTAATAATAACAATAATGAATACAATATTTACAACGGATGATCCAGAAAATTATACAGATAAATTAAATTTAGACGAATTATTTGAAAAAAAACAAGCACACGATTTAGCAACAATTAAGAATTATAATGCAATATTAAATCGCATTCATAATAAAATAAAATTAACATCAAGACAGCAAATAGACTCACATTTTTGTTGGTTTGTAATTCCTGAGGTTATGATTGGAGTTCCAAAATATGATATCGCAATTTGCATCTCGTATGTTATCGAAAAACTACAAGATAATGGGTTTAATGTGCGATATACACATCCCAATTTATTGCTGATTTCATGGAATCATTGGGTTCCACAATATGTTAGAACAGAAATTAAAAAGAAAACAGGTAAAAATATTGATGGTTATGGAAATATAATAAGTGAGAAAACAGATGATAATTCAAATCCAAAACTCAATCTACTAAAATATAAAGACTCTAATAAAGATTCGAATAAAGATACCAAACCAATTGCTGCATATAAACCTACCGGTAAGATTGTTTACAATGATATTTTAGAATCTTTAAAAAATTAATCTTTTTAATGATATATTAAATATTGTTAAATATTGTTAAATATTGTTAAAAATATAAAATATAACAAATCCTAATAACGCATATGATATTTTTTAGTGTAACGTTTTTTTTTGTCTTTTATTACGTTTTGTTTTATTACGTTTTCTATATTTTTTTTTTCTAGTTACCATACCTCCACTTTTTCTTTTTAAAAGATTCGCTGAACTCCCGATGGTCCTCGCTGATGAAACCATTGGAGCTTGAGATGAAAACGTTGGCGCTTCATAATACATTGGAAATAGTTCTATAGTATTAAGTATATGAGAAATCTCTATCCTGGTTGCTTTTACTCTTTCATCAGCTGCTTTGTACGCTGCGCTTGCGATTTCTAATGCGTTCCTATTTATAATATTATCATTCCAATCAATCATAGCAGCCGCCCAATCACGTTCGGATTCCAACACTGATTTTTCTGAATCTAACCACTCTAGTTTTTTAAGTAATAAATTATGTTTATAATTATTAGAAGGATGTATAGGATGATGATCTAATTCTTCATTGTAGTTCCGATTTTTTTTTGGCGCGTTAAGTTTAGCTTTTTCCGTAGATATGAATAATGATATAATTTTTTGTTCGGTTTCTTTCGGTATCGTCTGCGTTGTTATTATAGGGTAATCAAGAAATGGCAATATATTATTTGAAAAGGTCATTCCCCAGCTTGCAAAGAGAAACCGATTCTTAAAAGTTGCATCTGATGTAACCTCATTTGGAAAGTCTATCTCTGTTCCAGCAAATTCCGTTCGCAATTTTTCATATTCCTCTTTTTTTTTAGTAGAATAAATTTTTTTTGCATAATCATTTCTCTCATCTTCATTGGAACTTTTATAAGATTTAGAAAAACCATCCAATAAAGTATTATCTATATGATCAATCATATTTTTAAGTAGAATAAGAAACTCTATCATTAATTTAAGAATAGCGTTTGCTTTTTGATAGTTATCATCAGAGAGCTTCATTAGATCAGTCTGCTCACTTATCATACGCATTTGATTTTTTAAATTTTCATAAGCTGTTATCACTGCTTCTGCCGTCACTGCTTCTGCTTCTCTTAGCGCACTTTGATGATCCTCGCTCATTTATATAATATAATATAATATAATATAATATAATATAATATAATATAGTATAATATAAAACAATTAATATGAAGAATTATATAATGATGGAATATCATCTACTGCCGAACATTGTTGAAGAGAAATATGTTGAGCCATAGCTTTTAAGTTTTCTATTTGATGAGCAGAAGTATCTAATAATTGCAAATTTACAATATCAATATATATTTTAACTCCTTTAGCATATAGTATTTCAGAATACATATAAAACTCTTTAATTGTATTTATTGTATTTATAGTTAATTTTATAATGTACTCGTATGTTAACTCAGAATTAATACTAATATCATTTGATTCATTATGAATAAATAGTTCTCTTAAAACATCAAATAAAGCAGTGTTATATTTTGTTATTAATTCCAAAATAGAATTAATGTTTTCAATATAATTAACAAAATTATTGCCTGGTGAAGATAATGAAGAAATTGACGAGGTTGACGAGGTTGAATTAGTATTATCTAAATAATTTGATAAAGTGATTTCTTTAAATTTTGTGATATTTGAAGGAATACTAGTGCCTGTTAAAGTTTTATAAAAGCTTTCTAAATCTGTTTTATATTTTTTGCGCATTTTTGAGCTCATCCCGCCAAACTGTCCGGTTTTATGATCATATTTATCATAATATAAGTCTTCTAACTCTGGAATGAGTGACACTTCTTGACTATTAAAATCGTCATCACATTTGTGGTTTAAATTACAAACATCAGAGTTTATTGTTATTCTTCCATTATGATATTTTTCTTGAAACTCTTTAATATTTTTATTATTTAATAAAATGGCTAGTCTATTTCCAGCCAAAATATTTCTATTTATATTTCTCTCGATGACATTTAATTTATTTTTTTTAAATTCATGATTTGGATGCACAATTAACGTTAATGTTATTGAACTAAATAAAGTAATAATTAAAACATAATATTCTGCTAATCTCATACAATTTTCTAATAAATCACCTGTAGATTCAATCTTTTTTTGTTCTAATAAAGCATTTATTTGTTCTTTTTTTAAAATACTTAACACTTCTGATAATTTAATTATAAGTTTATTACAATTATCTTTACTAGATAATTCAATTAAATTAGTATAATTTAATGATGCAATGTATTTATATATCAATGAATTAATTGTTTTATCTAATTTATTATCTTCTTGAATCTCTTGAATCTCTTTAATTTGTATATTTCCCATTATATTATTAATATACAATAATAAATTATAAATAATAAATAATCTAAATTGTTATTTAAATTATTATTTAAATTATTATTGTGTATTTATCTAATTTATCTAAATTGTTATTATTTTAATTTATCTAAATTGTATATTTATCTAAATTATTTAAATTATATTATTATAATAATATAATATTTTTGACCTAAAATGTTCTCCAACTAATAAATATAAAAATGAAAAAACAATAGGAATATGCAATTCTTTTACTTTAATATGTGAGAATCCTTGAAATCCATCTAATGGAAATGGTATTAGAATAACCACATTACGAACAAAATACATTAGCAAACCAAATATCCATATTAGAATAAAAAGTTCAATTGTTATTTTCCATTTAGGCTTTTCTGATTCTGCTTTACTATTAAATGGTCCTAATGTTTTATCTGTAATCTTAGCAAAAAAGAATGCAAAAAAAGTATAAATAATAGTTAAAAATCCAATATCAATCATTTTTATTGAACGCATTAAAAGATTATTTGTAGTTGATTGTTGTGCTTGTTGTGGTTTTTTCATTATTTAATATTTATATAAATAATAAATATTAAATAAAATATTAAATAAAATATTAAATAAAATATTAAATAAAATAAATTATTAATAAAAATTGAATAAAAACTTATTAATAAATAATATTAATAGTATTAATAACATGAATGAAATAACCAAAACAAAAAAAATTAAAAAATCTAAAAATAATTCTGAATTATGGAAACAATTTGATAAAGAGATTAACATTTCTAACGAACCAATTGAGTGTATTTATAGACAAAATGGAGAGCGAGAATTATGTGAATGTTGTGAGAGTATTCTTATTATAACAGATGAAGGATATTATGCTTGCCAAAATCCACAATGTGGTATTATATATAAAGACATATTAGATCAATCACCAGAATGGCGATTTTATGGAGCAGATGATAATAGCAATGCTGATCCTACAAGATGTGGAATGCCTATAAATCCATTATTAAAAGAATCATCCTATGGATGTAAGGTTTTATGTCCTTCCTCTAGTAGTTATGAAATGAAAAAAATTAGACGATTTACAGATTGGCAATCAATGCCTTATAAAGAAAAAGCACAATATGAGGAGTTTCAAAAGATTACTATTTTAGCACAAAATGCTGGATTGCCTAAGTTAATAATAGATGAAGCAATGAATGTCCATAAAAAAATATCAGAAGCCAAAACATTTAGAGGATGTAATAGAGATGGCATTATTGCTGCCACTATTTATATATCTTGTAGGATTAATAATTTTCCGCGTTCCGCCAAAGAAATTGCAACAATATTTTTCTTAGACCATACCAGTGCTACAAAGGGTTGTAAAAATGCTACAACTATTATTAATGAATTAGAACATGGATTATCAAATAAAGATAGAACATTATTTAGTAAAACAACGCCATCGTCATTTATTGAAAGATATTGTAGTAAATTAGGAATGGATTGTGAATTAACTAATATTTGTAAGTTTATAGCATTACTTATTGAAAAGCGTGATTTGATTCCAGAAAATACTCCTCATTCGATTGCTGCTGGAATTATATATTATATTTCGCAATTATTAAATTTAAATTTGTGTAAAAAAAAAATTAGTAAAATTAGTGAAATAAGTGAAGTAACTATTAATAAATGTTATAAAAAATTAGAATCTCTAAATATAGAGTTTATACCTAAAAAAATTATAGAAACAATTACTAATAAATATAATTCTTGAAAAAAAAATATAATTATTTAATAATGAGTGAAACAATACCAAAAATAATTTTTGTAATTCCATATAGAAGTCGTGAACCTCAACTTAATCATTTTAAACATTATATGAAATATATATTAGAAGACTTACCAAATAATTATGAAATATTTTTTATTCATCAATGTGATACTAAACCCTTTAACCGTGGAGCAATGAAAAATATAGGATTTATAGCAATGAAAAATAAATATCCAAATCATTATAAAAGTATATCTTTTGTTTTTAATGATATAGACACTGTACCGGCATTTAAAAATATGTTAAACTATGAAACTACAGTTGGAGTTATTAAGCACTTTTATGGCTTTGAGTTTGCATTAGGTGGTATAATATCAGTTACAGGTTATGATTTTGAAAAAATTAATGGATACCCAAATTATTGGGGATGGGGTTTAGAAGACAACGACCTTCAAACCAGAGCCAACAAATATAAAATTAAAATAGATAGAAGTAATTTTTTTGACTTTAATAATCCAAATATAATTAATATTCAAAGTGAGAAAACACGTGTACATTCAAAGCAACAGGTATGGCGTGCCGGTATTAAAAACACAGAAGGAATAACTGATATTAAAAACTTAAATTATCAAATTGATGAAAGTATGGTAAATGTAGTAAGTTTTGAAACAAAAATTAATCCATATTTAGATACATATACAAATATGATTCCATATCAAAATATAACTACTGATCTTAATTTTAGACCAGCAGATGCTGTTAATAATATTAATGAATTGATAAGTGGTGGCGTTAAAATTGGTAATATATCGAATGCACCTAAATTTAATAATAGAGGAGTACAACTAAAATTATTCTAACAATTATTTATTATTTATTATTTATTATTTATTATTTATAATTTTATAAATAATAATTAATATTATTATAATATACTATATGGATAATTATACAAAAGTATATGTTAAAACATATGGTTCAGCACCTTCTAAAAATAGTTATGTATATACTGGTGGGTTAAGTTATAATAAATGGAAAGGCATAATACCGGATTCAAGTAGAACAACTTATCCAATAAATATAAATGCAAATGTAGCAACTAGTTCTTGTCCTCAACTAAATGGAGACACTAATACTAACACAAATACTAGAGCTTTTAGAGGGTTATCTTCTTATCCGCCAAATAGCAGTAGTGCTGGCACTAATAAAATTATAGGCAGATATAGCGGCTTATATACAACTGCACGAGGCAATGGTGTTGGCCGTAGTGGCTCATTAAATCCAATAAAACATTGGAGAAAACAATTACAACCATCACAAGGACATATAAGCGGAAAACCAAGTTTAAACTCCATAATGTGGCAGCCGGGTGGAACCACCGTATTAAAAAATACTAATTGCGCGAATGGTAACTATGGCATTTTATCAACTTATATAAATGAAGGGGTTGAAATTTGTACTGCTCAAGTGATAAGAAATGAATTATCCAATTTTCAACCCGTTATAATTAATAATCCACAACGAATTACGCGTCCAAAATCATCTCAAACATTAATTAAAAAAAATTATTATACTACGAGCAAATCTTATTTGAAAAGCCGCGCCAAATTATACATACAAAATCAAACACTCAGTAAAATTGGCGATAATGATTTAAATCAATCCGCTCCGCCTTCAAATAATAACTGGGTATATCCAGAAAATAGCCAAACACAAGGAACGCAAGTTTATAATACCACTTTTTTCGCGGACAATTTAAATAATGACACCTGCCGCAAAAAAGTAATCTTTAAACCAAATAATCCTTTTTTTGCGGTTCAAGGCGCGGTAGATAGTAGCACTAAAGTAAATCAGTCTAAATATGAAGCTATAACTAAAAATAATTATAATTTTAATTTAAATGTGCCTAATCAAATTGGCCTTGGATTAAATGTATATTCAATTGCTGGCGATAAAACCAGTCCAATTGTTCGCCTTCCAGGGTCAAGACCAGTGAAATATAGAGGTGATTCCTATGGAAATGCTGCGCCTTATTTTATTAAAAGCAAATATCAAGCGATTAATGCGTGTGCGTCTGGACAACCTCGCACATCTACTACGATCCGAGCCAAGCTAAATAGTATAGGACATAGAATGCCTAGTGGCGGCAGTGGAATTATCACCACTTGTTTTTATAATCCAATAAAATAGTAAAATAAATATATTAGTAAAATAAATATATTTATATATATATATGGCTTTTAAACTTACGTACAAGGGCGGCGATCCGCGGCCCATAATAATGAAAGGATATTCCTATAAGAAACAAAAAACTCATAGACAATCACCTTCTGACAAAAATAAATCAAAAAAACCGAAAAAAGCAAGCAGATCAAGCAAAGCAAGCAAATCAAGTTGCTAAATCACTATCAATGGGTCATATAGGTCTAAAGGAAATAGATTTTTTTAGTAATGGAAAAATGAGTGGCGGCAGGAATAGGTTAAGAAGACAAAGAAAATCAAAACAACAAAGAAAATCAAAACAACAAAGAAAATCAAAACAACAAAAAAAAACAAGAAGACATTAAAAATGTTTAAATTTATTCTCAGTATGTTTAAACACCCACATCCCTACGTGGTTTGGAATATATTCTAAATAATAAAAGTTATGTTGTTCTAATAATGCATGTATACTACGTTTATAATTTAATAAATATGGTTCTCCTGACAACATTAATATAGATGGTTTGTAGCTGGGATTAATATCTACTATTATTACATCGCGCGTTGTGATTCTTTTAGCATTTTTAATTATTTTATGATGTGCATAATTTGGCATTTCATGAAATGCAAACATAATAGTTGCGGTATCAAACTCGTCTTCTTTTCCATAGTCTTCCGCATTGCCTTCTAGAAATTGAGTATTTTTATTGTTATTTTTATTATGTATTTTTTTAGCTTGAGTTATCATCTGGCTGCTTGTATCAATCCCTAATTGATTATCACAAGTAGATGCCCCCGTTCCACAACATAAATCTATTAGTTTTGGCAATCGTCCATTGTTTTTATAAAAATCTTGATTATAGTTTGAGAGAATTAATTGTCGTATATTTACTGAATTATAACACTTGTCATCTATCATTTTTGTAGCATATGGCGCCAATAATGAATGAATATGCCCTCCAAATCCTATATTACCAAAATTATGAATACGTGAATCAAAATAATATTTTGTTGTGGGGGTTGAAATGAGCGTTTGTAATAATATTGCAAAATGATGGAGCATAATTATATAACTATATAATTATAACACTTATTTTTTAAATATATTATATTTATAACATTTAGTATATAAATAAACATGTATTTTAGTAATTTTAAATTTTAATTCGAATGTAAATATATATATGGCATCAAACTCTTCAAGAAAAAATATTAATATATTAATATATTAATAGTGTAATGAAAACCAAAACAAAAACTAAAACAAATCGTTCATTTAAATTAAAAAGTCGCTCATTTTCACCATTATTAAATAAAAAATTACTAGTTCATTCTTTAAAAACATTAAAACCACAAACATTAAAAATATGCGATAATTTATTGCAGTTGCAAATAGTAAAAAACAATAAAACTATATGTCAATCTTATAATAGTATTAATGTACAAGATTTATTGCTATATAATTTAAAGTCATCTAAACATTTAGATGTTTCAAGATTTATTCCACCAATTCAATTATTAGCTAATTGTTGGTTTAATACTATGTTTGTTACCTTCTTTTTTAGTGATAAAGGGAGAAAGTTTTTTAGATTTTTTAGAGAATTAATGATCACCGGAAGAAAAGTAGACAATTCACTTATTCCTACTAATATTGCTAAATTATTTTTCATTTTAAATTTATTTATTGAAGCCTCTTATAATCAAAATACTAATTCAAAAGCATTATTTAACATCTTAAATAATTTAACAAATAAATTAAATACTAATTTTTTTATATATCACATATATCAAATTATTAATAATAAACCTAACTCAATAAACCCAAAAATACTATTTAAAAATGATAATAAATTATATAATATACCAAATATAGATGACGCAGGAAATCCTCTTACTTATTATGAATCTATTTTGAAATATTTAAACTATAACACATTACAGATTATGAGACAACAGTTTCAAATTAAATCAGATGATACATATACAGTTTTAAAACAAAACTTTTATAATATATTTGATATAATTATAATAGAAGATTTTCAATCAAATTCAATCTTTGAAACCTCCTATAAACTAGTAGATTCTAAAAATATAACTTATAATTATGTACTTGATTCAATTATTTTAACAAATAAAGACCATTTTAATCCTAAATCAAATAGTCATTTTGTGAGTGTTTTAACTTGTAATAATGAAGAATATAAATATGATGGAAGTTCATATTCTAAATTTGAAAGATTTAATTGGAAAAAAATGATAAATACTAATAAAGACTGGAGTTTCAAAGAAAATCCAAAATATGAACCAGAATTATATAATTTTACAAAAGGATATAAAATAATGTTTTATTATAGAACTTAAAGTTATTCAAGCGTTATTATTTAAAAATAAATAAAATTATTTATATAAATGAAAAATAAATTTATTGAAGAATGTATCATATTATTAAAAAAAGATGAAAATGTTAAAAATCTTATAAACCCACTTATAGAACCAATTATTACTAATTTATTAAAAGAATTAAATCCATATATATATTTATCATTAGTTTTTGTATTTATTAGTTTTTTATTGCATTTAGGAATATTTTTTTTACTAGTGTCTAACAAACTAAATCATTTAAATCAAAACTAATAAAAACCTAATAAAAACCTAATAAAAACTAATAAAAAATATTATTTTATTATTACTATATATTATACGATGTCAAAATCTGGAAAAAATAAAAAAAGACAAAAAAACTCAAAAAAACAATGCGGAGGGTTGGCTGCAGAACTAGTTCCAATCGGTTTAACATTAACAAATATGTTAATTCCAGGAAAAGGATATTTTAATCAACGAAGAACTCGTAACTATTTAAGATGGCCAGGAACCACTCCTTGGGCTAAACATAAGAATTGGTCTAGACGTGGAGCTCGTGGTATTCATACTCGTCGCCGATATAGATAATTTAACTATAAGATATAAATTATTTAACTATAAGATATATATTTAAATATAATTTAAATATAAAATATATAATAAATGTCATTTGAAGACAATATAAGAAAATGGATACAAATAGACAATGCAATTAAAGAAAAACAATTACTTATTAAACAATTAAAAATAGAAAAAGAACAATATAATGAAAATATTTTAGAATATATGAATGAAAATGAATTAGAAAATGCGACTATTAAAATTGGAGATGGAAAACTAAGATTGATTGAGAATAAAGTATATAGCAGTTTATCATTTAAGTTTATATGCGAATCTTTATGTGAGTTTTTTCAAGACCAAGAAAATAATGAAGAGCTTGTTGAAAAAATTATGATTTTTTTAAAAGAGAAAAGAGAAATTACAACAACTCTGGAACTTAAACGGTTTGGGATATGTAGTTAATTATAAAAATATATAATATTATAGTAATAATATATTATATATTATAATAGAATGAATAAAACTTTAAATGATGCTTTAAATGATGCGAAATATCCAGAGTTTACAAATAGATTATTTGACTGTTTAGTAATACCATTTGGAGGAAAACAAAAACAAAAACAAAATAAATCAGATGCAGGTTTTTTGAATGCATCGCCTAAAGAAACTGGTTATGAATGTTTAGAAGAAGATATATATGATACTCTTTTAGACTTGGCAAAATATAAAATCCCTAAAACTTTAACAAAAAAGAAACCTATTTTAACTAAAAGCCAAACACAAAAGAATGCCAAGAAGCGAGAGAAAATTATAAATCAGATTCGCTCCATTTTTTAGCATTAAATGGGGCTAAAATTATTTTATCTAATTTTTTCTTCCAATGATTTACTTGTTTATTAAAGGCTTTTTGTTGTTCTGATATTGGATATTCTTCTGCACTTTCCATTAGCTTAGATTCAATTGGTTTCATTTTTGGTCTATATCCATAACAATTTACACCAAATTTGACATTTGGATTCGCTATATAACCTCCATTTATTCCTGGTCTTCCACAATCATTTTCGTGACCTTTTATTGTTTGTAATTTATTCCAATGTGAATACTGTGTTGGAAATAAAGCCATTTGATTACTTGACCAACCATAACTACACCATTCACCGCCTTTTTTATATACGTCATCCATTTGTTTAATAGTGGCTAATTCGCCGCCTAATGCTTTACATACTGATTTGGATTCTTCATAACCATAATGATTTCCAGGAATGTGATATACTTCTTTATACTGTAATTTTGGAGAAAAGCTTTTAACTTTATTTGTTAATGAGTTATTATTGTCATCATCATCATCACTGTCCTCGTCGCTATCTTTGTTATTACTATTCTTATTATGATTTTTTAAACCATCAGGTTCTTTGTCTAATTTTACTTTTTTGCTCAACGTTGTTTCTGGTAAAACATCTAATTGATCTTCTGGGTCTTGATTGGTTTTATAAATAAAAATATTTTTAATTGGTTGTGTAATATCGACATTAAAAAAATACTTTACTAATAATACAATAATTACAATAAAGAATATAAAATACAATAAACCAAATATAATTCCTAAAATACTTGAACCACTTGAACCACTGGAACCGCTTGAACTAGAAAAATTATTCATTTGATCAGTAAGTAATTTACCCGTAGATGAAACTCCTTGATTTATACTATTTATAATTGGAGTTGCAATATTTGAACTATTTTGATTGTTTGATTTTCCTAAATAAGTGAAAACTAAAAAAAGTATAACAATAACAAAAATTACTATAATTATAATCATAAGGTTAGATAGCTTCGGTTTTAGTAAATCCATTGTATTATTACTATTATTTTTTTCATCATTTGTATTATCATTCATTTATATATTTATATAATTAATTTTTATTTTTTTCTGTAAAAAAGTGAATATGTATTAGCATTTATTATTTTATCTTCTGTTATTTCAGTTATATTATTATCATTAAAACTATACCATTTACCGTTAGGATTTTTTATATTGGAAGTATAGTGTCCTCCTGTAGTATTGCCAAAATGATTTCCAGTGCCAAATAAATTATAAACATAACTTTCTGGATTATAACCAGAAATATATTTTGATAAGTTTAATTCTGTTAATGGTGTATTAATTATTGTTTTAATTTTATTATTGTTATTGGTATATCGTTTTAGTTCAATTATTAAAACAGTGGGTAAACTCCAAAAACTAATGTTTTTGATAGCATCTTGTTTTTTTCCAGTTTCTTCATTAAATATTTGATTTTCATTCATTAATTCTTCTTTTTGAGTATATAAATCAAAACAATTTATTATTGAACAACTGTTAGTTTTATTATTTGGTATACAAAGAGATAAAATAGAAAAAGGTTCTGCTATAATACTAATTGTTTTATTATTTATAGAATCATTAATGTGTGTTACACTTATTCCATAAAATATATTTATTATTTCTGAGTATTCATTATTGTATACATTTTTAATCATTTCAAAGCATTTTTTAGCTAAAAAATCTTTATCATTTTTTATAACACCATTGATATTCATTTTAACCTTTCGTTTTAAACTTTCGTGCAAACAATCAATTATAAATAATAAAAATTCAAACACATCATTTTGGGAGAACTCGGTAAATATATTATTTTTAATTTTTGAAACTTGTTGGACTGTTTTAACAAATCCATAGGGAGCAATACAGCAATTTTCGCTCCACATCATTTTTCGCAATGAGTTCCATTCTAAAAATATTTTAGATTCAATACAATTATTTATTTCTAGATTATTTTTTTCTAATAATTCATTTAGTTCATAAGTATGTGACAAGAGTTGCATACACGAGTTTAAATAACAAGTATTTCCTACATTAACTAATCCAGTTAATCCATTATTTTTGTATTTTATAAAGTTCATTATTTAATTATATTTAATTATATTTAATTATATTTAAACATATTTTTATAAATTATTAATATAATAATGAATACTAGTAACACTGAAAATGAAAACGCAAACCTAGTAATTCAACGTGTTTATAGTAATTATATTAGACACGTTAATAATAATAACCGACTTTTAAGTAATACTATTGATGTTATACGACATCAAAATGATATTTATAATTATATTATAAGATATTATATTACAACTTCATATGATAATCAAAATCATCAAAATCATCAAAATACGCCTACCACACCAATAAATCCAAGCACACCCATAAATCCAAGCACACCCATAAATCCAACCACGCCAATAACAATGAGCTCTGATGCTTTTTTAGCCAATATATATTATAATATATTAAACTCTAATTATGATGTAGAAAATAATAATTTATTTGTAGGCTCGTTAAATCGTAATAATGATATTAGTAATAATATTAGTAATAATGTAATTCTGCCTACTATAAATGATTTATTACATTCTACAACCTATAAGACCTATGGAGAAATAGAAAATCCTATAAATGATACATGTCCTATTTCTCAAAAAGATTTTTCTAATAATGACATTGTATTAATTTTAAATACTTGCAAACATATATTTGAACCCACCTCAATAATGAAATGGTTTACAAGATGTAGCGAGTGTCCTTTATGTAGAAGAAGTATTATTAATAATACTAATATGGATAATGAAACGAATGAAACTAATATGGATAATGAAACAAATGAAACGAATATGGATAATGAAACAACTGAAACTAATGAAACAATTGAAACTAATGAAACAATTGAAACTAATGATATTAATGAAATTAATCAAATTAATCACATTAATCAAAATAATCAAAATAATAATACTTATTCAATTATAACACGTCATTTAGCATATATTATTTAGATAAGGGCTCCCGCTAAGGGCTCCGCCCTTAAACCTGGGTCTAAGGGGGCCTTGCCCCCTTAACTTAAACCGACAGGCCCTTATGGGGGTTTAAGTAAGGGCTCCCGCCCTTAAACCGACAAGCCCTTATGGGGGTTTAAGGGGTTTACCCCTTATTTAAAACTAATTTAAACTTATTTAAAAGTTATTTGTTATGTAATAAGTATATTGTATATGAGTATTTTGAATAATTTAACAAACACACTAAATATTCTTAATATTAGTACGCCAGCACTTGAAGAATGCGGAATATGCAGAGAAGAATTGGAATGCAGTCAATGCTATACTTTACCAGAATGCAATCATCGATATCATACAAATTGTATAATTACTTGGTTTAGAAATGGTGACTCGCGTTGTCCTTATTGTGGAAACAAAGGTGTTAATAATACAAATAATGATAGTTTACGACATATTAGAGGCAAATATTTTACTACACGATTTGAAACACAAATGTTAGCAGATATAAAAAAATATGTTTTTTTGAAAAAGAATGATACTAATAAGAGATGTCTTGAAACGCGTAAAAAATTTGAAAAAATTAAAGTATTAGAAGAAATTTATAAAAATGAAACTATCAATTTGAGAGAATTACAACAATCTCTCAAAGAAACCCCAGCAATATATAGTGAAGCTAAAAAAAATATAATGGGTTATAGAAGTAAAAAATGGAAAATAAGTAGACAAATTAGATTAGAACGTTTGAAAATTATAAATAATAGTTATATTATTCCTTTAATAATACCAAGGAGTGTTGATCTGTAGCGTGTAAGGGGTAAACCCCTTAAACCCCATAAAAGCTCCCGCCCTTATACCGATAGGCCTTTATGGGGGTTTAAGGGGGTTTAAGTTAAGGGGGCAAGGCCCCCTTAGACCCAGGTTTAAGGGCGGAGCCCTTAGCGGGAGCCCTTAGCGGGAGCCCTTACGGGAGCCCTTACGCTTTCGCTTTCGCTTTCTTTTTCGCGTAACTTTTCTTTTTGGAGCAGCAGCGACTTCAGCCATTAAGCGACTGAATATTGCGTTAGCTTCTTCGTATGCTTTTTCTGGCTTAACACACTCGGCGTAATATAGGAAGTCTTCTTCATTGTAATCTTCTGAATGTTTAAATATTTTACGAATCACTGTTATATATTCATTATGTAAATTCTTTGCGCCTCTAAATAATTTTATGGCCTCATCCATATTTTGGTTGAGCTGTTTATAATTTCTTTCTTTTATACTTGCATTTAAAGAAAATCTAGTTGCAACTCCCTGATCTACATCTAATTGATATAGATATTGTTGCGCCTCATTGTTAATTCTTTTTAAGTTATCCATTGTAATTTCTATGCTACAAATTGGACAAATTAATTTATCATTTTGATCACTATCTTCACTATCTTCACTATCTTCACTATCTTCACTATCTTCACTATATTGACTAGCTTGTAGTCTTAATCTTTTTGTTATAAACTCCATAATACACCTTATATGAAATCTATGATAAACCGTATCAGCACATTGTAAATCAAATATTGGTAACTTATTCTTTTTTGGATTCATTTCTTCTAAACAGAAGGAACAGTCATCATTCGGATTTTTTATATATTCTGGATTCGGTATAAGTAAATGATGTGATACTGATGGTATTAATTCCATATAATATAATACAATATTATATTATATGGGGTAAACCCCTTAAACCCCTTAAACCCCCATAAAAGCCTGTCGGTTTAAGTTAAGGGGGGCAAGGCCCCCTTAGACCCCGGTTTAAGGGCGGAGCCCTTAGGGACTATACCTCTTAATTAGGGGGTTTAAGGGGGCTTTGCCCCCTTAAGTATTAGTATTCCAAATTGTATCACAATGAGCGCAAATATAAGTATAGTGTAAATTAATATCATCATATCTTAAATAAATAACCTCATTTTGGTTAGGTTGCTCTGCTAGATCAGGAGACTTGTCGATAGCTTCACCAATATTACTTTTACAGGATTGATTAGGGCATTTAATATTTTTAGTTCTAGGTAAAGTTTGGTCATATTTAGTATATTCATTAATATCTTGCGAAAAAGAAGAACTTTCGCTAATATGTGTATTTAATACACAGATCTCACTTTTATCGGTTTCATCATATGTATTTCCACAATTTCGGCAATAATAAATCAAATTATTTGAATCATTATTTAAACGAAGATATAACATATTATCGCAGTCTTTACAGAATTTCATTATAGTATTAATATAATAGTATATTTTTAAATCAATTTATATTTTTTGTTAGAATACTTTTAATTTTTGAATAATTTACTATAATATTCATATTATATATGTTTGTTTTTAAAATAGTATTTTCTTCTTCATTCATCTTTAATACTATTTTATCATAATTTAATTTAAAATTTTCGAGTATTTCATTCCAAAATAAATCGGTTATTTCTGGATAAATCATTCTTTCTAAAATAGTTCCAATTGCAACTTGAACTGTTTTATATTTTATAATTTTATTGTAGGTATTAAAATCTTTATGAGTTTCATTCATTCCTGGTTCATGTGTTAAAGGTTTATTATCTAAAATAGATTGTAAAATTAATAATATACTCAAAATTGTTTGACAACTAGTCCAACCTTCGCCTTTCCAAGTATTTAATACTGATAAACATACTTTTTCATTTTTATACAAGTTTGGATGAAATCGAGTCTTACCATCATTCGTTAAAAACAATACTTTTGGCGGCGAATATGGATAATCTTTTGGATATTCTAGTTTAAATAAAAAATTGCCATAAGCATATGGCGTAGACTCTGGTCCAATAATTAATGCATATCCAAGTAACATATTTTGTTCATCGTGTTTATAATAGATACCATTTTTATTAGTACATTGTATTACTTCTTTAATGTCTTTTATTAATCTTTTAACAGTTGATTGTTCGACTTCAGTATTAGACATAATATAATAATATAACAATATAATAATATATATAATATTATATTTAATATTATATTGTTATAACAATAATTTAAAAATTGATTTAAATTTCTACATAAAAATAATATAACATATTAATATAGTTACATAGTTCTATGAATAAAGTATCATCGCTCGAAGAATATTTAAACCGTAACATTATAGAAAAAGGAGATGAATATACACATACTAGAATTGGCGATAAAACATTAAAAATAAGTGGTGGAAGTTATTTTATTAAAAATACAGATGAGTTTTTAGATGTTTATTATAAATCTGTCTTTGTGGATGGTAAACATGAATATTTAACGGAAAAGCAATCTTGCAACGTTGCGCCTTTAGCAATTGATATAGATATGAGATATGAACCATCGATTGCTACAAAACAACATGACGAAGATGATATTAGAGATATGATTAATCTATATATTACAAAGATTAGTAAAATATGCAATATTGAAAATGGACATAAACTAGAAATTTTTGTGATGGAAAAACCAAATGTTAATATGCTTGAAAAAACAACTAAAGATGGCATACATATTATATTTGGTGTGAATATGCTTCGTGCTGGTCAAATATATTTAAGAGAAGAGGTTTTATCTGATATAAAAACTATTTGGAAACATATTCCAATTACTAATAGCGAAGAAGACTTAATTGATGAAGGTGTAACACGAGGAATGGTTAATTGGCAATTATATGGTTCAAAAAAGCCAGGTAATGAAGCTTATAGTATTAAATATCATTATGAAGTAGAATGGTCTACTCACGATAACAAATGGGAATGGAAGTCCTTTAATATAAAAGATTTTAATATTAAGAAAAACTTAGCAAAATTATCAATTCAATATAAATTTCCAGAATTAACATTCATTGATAGTTTAACAGAAAAATTAGAAGAGTACAAATTAAATATTAAAAAAAAACGTAAAACAACAACAACAACAACAGCAACAAAATCTCACAAATCACTAACAACTAAATCAAAAGAAATTAGCGAGGTGCATAGTAATGAAGAATTGGATGATTTTGTGAATGAAATGTTAGAACGGTTTGAACAATCGCCAACAGACTATGAATTAACTGAAACTCATAAATTCACGATGATGCTTTCAGATAAATATTATGGACCGGGTTCATATTTTAAATGGATACGGGTTGGATGGGCATTAAAAAATACAAGTATTAAGTTATTGCCTACTTGGTTAAAGTTTTCGAGTAAATCAAAAGATTTTCATTTTAGTGACATTTCTTCGCTTATTGAAAGATGGAATAAGTTTGATTATGATAATCCAGATTCTCTGACAAATCGTTCTATTATGTATTGGGCAAAAAATGACAATCATACTGAATATGATAAAATCAGAAAAGAAACTATTAGTTATTTTATGGATTTAACTGTTGCAAATCATACGGAGTTTGATTTCGCAAATGTATTATATCAATATTGTAAAGATAATTTTGTTTGTATTTCGATCAAAAATAACATATGGTATGAATATAGAGGAAATAGATGGCACGAAATCGATTCAGGTAATACTTTACGCTTAATTATTTCAAAGCAGCTGCACGATATTTATATGAAAAAAACAAAAGAAGCACAAGAACATTTATTAAAAATTGATCAAACCGATGATAATTATGAAAATACTAGAAAGCGAGCTAATAAATTGGCGGAAGTATGTGTTTTCCTGAAAAAAACTAATTGGAAGAATAATATTATGAGAGAAGCCAAAGAATTATTTTATGATAAAAGTTTCTTAAATAAATTAGATCAAAATCCATATTTACTATGTTTCAATAATTATGTAATTGATTTTAATACTAGTACTTATAGAGTAGGCCAACCGGATGATTATATATCAAAATGCACAAATATTGATTATATTCCATATAATTCAATTGTAAACACTAAAGAAAAAAAAGAAATCGAGACTTTTATTGACCAATTATTTCCAAAAGAAGAATTAAAAAATTATATGTGGGAACACTTAGCTAGTACATTAATTGGCAACAATGATAATCAAACATTTAATATGTATACAGGGTCTGGTCGTAATGGTAAATCAAAATTGGTAGATTTAATGAGTAAAACGCTTGGAGATTATAAAGCAATGGTTCCTATTACTTTGCTTACTCAAAAAAGAACTCAAATTGGCAGTACGTCATCTGAAATTGTCCAACTGATGGGCATTCGTTATGCAGTGATGCAAGAGCCGAGCAAAGGAGAGAAAATCAATGAAGGAATTATGAAAGAAATTACTGGTGGAGATAATATTCAAGGCCGTGCGTTATTTAAAGAAGCCGTAACATTCAAACCGCAATTTAAACTTGTAGTCTGCACTAATACATTATTAGAAATTAAAAGCAATGATGATGGCACTTGGCGGCGTATTCGTGTATGCGATTTTGTCTCAAAGTTTTTAGAAAATCCTTATGAAGATGAGGATAATTTTCCAAAAGAAGATTATCCGTATCAATATACAATGGATAAACATATTGATGAAAAATTTACAAACTGGGCACCCATATTTGCGAGTATGCTTGTAAATATTACTTTTAGTAATAAAGGAAAAGTAACAGATTGTAAAACTGTATTATGCAGCAGTGATAAATATCGTGAAGGCCAAGATTATCTTACTGAGTTTTGTAAAGAAAAGATTAAAAAGACTAGCGGAGGAAAGGTTAAAAAGACAGAAGCATTTGAGACATTTAAACAATGGTATACACATAGTTATGGTAAAAATGTACCAAAAGCACGTGAATTATATGAGTTTATGGAAAAGAAATTTGGCAAATATAATAACTGTTGGAAAAATATTTCAATCAATTATGATGATGACGATGATGACGAGGATATTGATAATAATATTCAGCCAGCTGTTTGTCTAAAATAACTTAGGAATGGATTGGACCAGTGATATAATATAATTAAATATTATAGAAATATAGCTAAGAAGTAAAGGCACTAATAATAACAGCACCACTTTAATCAAAAAATATATATTTTCATAGTTATTTTTAACTTCTTTTAGTACAAAAAATAAAAGTATAACATAATAAATTAAAATTAAAATTGTAAAATAAAATTGTTGACTAGTAATAGACTGAAACCTATACCATAATTTACGTTCGCCTGTATGGGTAAATTTTAATATATCATCTAATTCTTTTTTTAATTTTTTATTTTCATTTATGGTGGTTTCAGATAACTGTTTTATATTTCCATAAGAATTATACATTGAGCTATACGCATTGATACTAGAATTATTTGTATTTACTAAATTGGTTAATTCATCTGTATATTCATTTAATAGGTCTTCTAATTCTTTTTTAATGCTTGGGGCCAATAATGAATAATCATTATTACCGCTTCTTCTTAATGCTTTTAATAAGTTATCCCAAGCTTTATATTTCATAGCTTGACAATCGCTAGAAGCATATGTGCCATATAATAAGTCTACTTTTTTTTTATTTTCACAAGCAATATCACAATTGTTTGTAACTTGCGATACGGTTTGTCTTAAAGTGCTAGGATCTAATCCAGTTTCTTGTAATACATCTGATAATTGTGATATTGCTAAATCTGCATCTGCTTTATCTTGTTCTATATTATTACTTTTACATATTGCATCAACCGTTTTTGGAGCCATATATATATTAAAGATATTTATAATATAACTTTAATATATCACATTACAGCAGATTATATGAACTGTTTGGACTCTTTGAACTGTTTTGTAAACAATTATATTTGTTTTCTAAGTCTTGTAAAATAGTTAAATCGTTATCTTGACTACTTTCGTATTCAGGCACATCATTTGTGTTTGGATTAGTATAAAAGTCGTATTCACTTATTTCTATATTATTTCTGTAATTTAAATCTATTATAGCAGTAATTATAAAATACCCTGCTATAATTACTATTATTACTGTTAATATATTACTTATTTCAATTGTTAATGCGCCGAATTGTTTAAATAATGCGACTATAAGTAGAAAAGTACAAGTATAAATTATATATCTAAATATATTTAAATATAATAAATAATGACCATTATAAAAATTATTTATTTCTATTGCACGATGATTATTTATATAATCGTTATTTATTCTACTTGCAGAACTATTCGCAACCCTTAATTGCTGATTTACTACATTTAAAGTTTCATTTTTTGAATCTAGTAGTGTTCCACTGCTATTTGAACCAAGTGATATTCCATCACTATTACTTTGTCTTTTAACAATATTATCGGCAGAATTAAATAATGCGACGGCTTCATTAATTTTAGTATCAATCTTATTAATAGTATTTTTTTGTCTTACAAAAGCGGTATCACTTGGAAGTTCTGTAAGTGCATCTTTTAAAATTAATTGTTCCCGTTGTAATTTAGTCATTTCATTTGTTATTGAATTATTGGTATTCGTGCTCATTATTATATCCTTATATTTTAACTATATAAAAGTATTTTATTTAAAAATTTATGATAAAGTTTATTATACATAAAACTAAAAAAATTAAATAATACTATAATAATTAATATTATAAGTAATAATACTAACAATGGAGACGACAATTCATATGAAAATACATAAAAAGTTGTTATTACTAGAAACAAAGTTAACAAAAATCCAATAATATATTTTAAATAGTTCATATTAACTGATATTTGAGAATCACGATTTCGCGCTTTAATAGTATTACTACTATCGGTAACTAACCCTAAATCGCCGGTTGAATTATATTCATCGCCAATTCTTAATATGTCTTGTTGTGATTTGTTAAGTTGTTCTAACTTCTCGGTGATTGAGCTTTTTATAAAATTCGCATTATTAAGATTATTAGTATTAGTTTGTTCTTGTGTTGCAGCAATCGAGTTAATTTCTGTTAAAGTATTTGTTCCAAGCTCTTTTATTTGTTTGCTTAAACTTGCTAATTTTTCTAATACTAATGGATCCACGTGAATTGTTGCACAATAAGTAGTCTCTTTCATTGGATCGCCTAGTGGTATATTTTTATATTCACTATCACCAATGCTTTTTTTATCTAAATAACAAGATTCATTCCTTTTATTCCATACTTCTCCGCTGTATATATGTTTAACTCCTTCAATATCCACAAATGACTTCTCTCCTGTAGAACTGTTTTCTACGTTGTATCCTGCTACAACGCACGGTTGATTTGCTCCTTGTTTTCTTCCAGGTAATAATTTATTATATTCTAATTGTGTAATTTCAGTTGGTGGTTCTCCAAAATTACAAGAGGATGAAATAGTTCCTGTAGTTGGATTATCTGTCCCATCATATTTGTTAGCATATCCATATTCATTAACAAAATAAAAATCGTTGTTTAATTTTATATTACTATTTGCATATTTTTGCAAAATATTTTTACTATTATTTTGAACTAATTCATCACTCATTATTTTATATTGAGCGGTATACTGTGCTAATAATTGATTAAACTGATTATATTTTAATTGTATATTTTGTTGTCCTGCAGTAAGAGTGGCTCCAGTCCCAGTCCCAGTTCCAGTCCCACTCCTAGTTCTAGTCTCGTTTCCGACCCAAGTCCCAGTATTGGTCCCAGACCCAGACCCAGACCCAGAGATTGTTGATGCATTTAATCCATTAATTCTGTTTACTTGAGAACCACTTTCTCCTAATATAGGTACATCTAATGGTACTTGTGATATGCTACCTACATATGATTCTACAACATTGTTTTTACTAAACAATTGTAAAAAATCTTTAATAATATTAAATTGTTGAGAGGGTTGAGGAGGTTTATTATTTAAATCATCAATATTTTTATTATATAATAAGCCTTGTTTTAAATTACAAGTATTTAACTCTGTATTATTATTACATTCCATTCTATACAATAATAATAGAAAATGTTATAATATTATAATAATATATTTTCTTTATTATACAATTTATAAAAAAAGAATATTATTATTATTAATAATATAATATTTTGAATCATATATTGTTGTAATATAGTTTTTTGTAAACTTAATTCACCGTCGGCAGCTAATCCAGAGTTTTTAAAGTTTCTAAGTTTTGTTTTTAATTCTTTATTGCTAATATTTAATTCTCTAATTATAAAATTTAATTTATCAATGTCTTTTTTATAATTGTCATTTCTAGTTAATAATTCAGCTTGTTTTTTAATTATTTCATCGCGTATTCTATTTAATTCTATTAAATCAGTCTCATAGGTAGATGGTTTTTGTAATTTATGATCAATAAAACTCTGAGTAATTTCATCTAAAGCTGTATTTAATTGTACATATAAAGCTTGTAATTCAGTCATTATAGCAATTGGTGTAGTTTCAGTGGTTGGACTAGTCATTATATAATAACTATATAATAACTATATAATAACTATATATTTATAAAGCACAAATCCTATAAAACTTACAACTAATAGCAGTTTTGCTAGCTCTTTCTATTTCAAATACTTGACCTGGTTTAATTCCTAATACTTGAGAGACTGGATCAAATCTTGAAATCGATGGGAACTCAGAATCATTTACAATATTATAAAGAGTTTTAACATTATTTTTTTCTTCATCGCTTAATACTCTGTGTTTTGGTACTAAATTATGTTTTAATATATTAAATTGTAATCTGTTAATATTAATAATATTTAAATAAACATTATCGTGCGCGTATAATCCAATTTGCAATTTTTCTAAAGTTTCATTTGGTTCTTCTTTAATAATAATAATTAATTCATCATTTTTATTTAACACTTCTTCTATATTAAATAGTGAATCAATTATTTCATGAACATTATTTGGTCTTAGTGATTTATCTAGATTAAAATATTTTAAATATACTTTTTGACCAGTTGTATCATTCTTAACTAACATATCTAACTGATTACTTTCAATTAATAAATGAACTTCATTTATACTGTAATTTATATAATTATCTACATTAAATCCTCTTACTTTTAAAATATCTAAAATATTATTTCTTGATTTAAAAACTAAGTTAATATTTTTATTCTCACTCATACTTATAATTTAAATATAAATAAATATTTATATTCAATTTTATTATTTTATTTATATTATTTTATTTATATTATTTTATTTTAATATTTAATCCGTGTCATCATCAATTGATAATTCAACTCCGCGATGTGGCAAATCCATACTATTGCGCGATAAATCAAAATGACCACTTGGTCTTGGTGTTATAACAATTTCATCATTGCAATTTTTTTTAATACAAATAGTTAATAATTGATCGTCTATTTTTTTTGTTAAGGCTTCACTGCTTTCAATCATTTTAGTATAATTGTTATAGCTCTTTTCCAAATAATCTTTTGCTGGTATTGGACGATTTTCTTTATCAAGAGTGAGGGTTTTAAATATGTCAACTGATAATAAATAATAATCGCGTTGGCTAATTAGATCATTTTCTAATCGTTTCTGAATGCCTAAAAATAACTCTATACTTCCAATAATACCGCAGGTCAATGCAATTAATGAAGTAGTAAGACTGATAGTTCCTTGTGTTGCATATGGCTGCAATCCAACAGAGATAATAGAGTTGCAGCCATTTAAAACAATTACAGGAAGTTTGTAAAAATTTAAACTATATTTTAATTCAAAATATCTTTTCTTGTGTGCTTTGCTTAATAATATACAATTAAGTCTAATACTATTTAATACATCATCAATATCATCAGTCCAGTCACTCATCAAATTATACTATAACGCAATATTTTAATTTTTATTAAACATAAAAAGTATAATAAAAATTAAACGCACTAGACTTAATATTAATCAATTCCATATGCCATAAAAATCATCACACTAATCAAGCCAAAGATTAAAGCAATTATTTTGTAAATATTTATTTTTTCTTTAAATAAAAAATAACCCATTAAAAATAAAATAGTAAAATATACAATATGCCATATAATATTTAAAATGATTATATTTCCATATTTCAATATATTATAAATACAAACTCCTGTTAAAGTATATAATGCTAATCCTAGCAGTAATAATAAATTGTGATTATTATTATTTTTGATTGAGTGTATTCTTTTAAATACATATTGGGAACTAATAGAAAAAATCGTAATAAATAACAAATATATATAAAAATAAGTATCTACTTTCAAATACTTTGGCGCCATATATTTTATATTATAAGTTTATATAAAATATTTATTCATTTATTTATCCAAGTTTTATGACTTTTGAACCAGATTGGCTACCAGAATCAGAGTCGCCTGATTGGCTTCCAGATTCGCCTGATTGGCTTCCAGATTCGCCTGATTGATTACTTGAATCACCCGATTGACCTGAATTGGCTAATTCCAAATCTTCTGCTTCTTCATTAAACTTACTAAGATTATCTTCTGGATTTATTATATCATTCATACCAACAGATCCAACAGATCCAACCGTATTTGGTTTTGGTATAAGTTGATCTAATGAAACCTCTTCTAATTGTTCTTGAGCCTCCGCTTGAGCTTGTTCTTCTGGAGTTTGCACAAAACTATCATTTATTACTTTAGTTAATTTTTTATCATCGGCATCAGCCTCAGCATCTACATCAGCCTCAGCATCTACATCAGCCTCGGCTGGATTAATCATTTCAACTTCCCCTACCGGCTCTATTATTTCACTTTTTATTTTTGTTTGAATAGGTACAATTTCTTTATCAAACTCAGAAAAGCTATCAATATTTATATAATTCATACTGGATAATTGATCAATATTTTTATCTGTAATAATTCTCATATTAATATTTAATGTCCCCAATTCTTGCATTAGTAGTTTAAATGCATAAGGTATTCTAATAACACTAAAGTCTCTACCAAACTTAGTTATTTTTTCTATTTTTTTCTCACTTTCCATTGTACCAACAAATTTTATGGGGCCATCGGCATATGGACTAATAAATAAATCTAAACTGCTATTATAAATTGCCGTTAGGCCTGTTAAATTACATACTGCCATATAATATTCATCGCCTCTAACTAACATAGACTCTTTCAAAAAATATGATAATCCGTGCGCAACAATTGCATCCCGCTCTTGCTCACCAACGCGCAATCCACCATCATTTGCGCGGCCTTGAACGGTTTGTCGCGTTAAAACGGTGCGTGGCCCTTTTGCTCTATAATTTATTTTATCTTTAACAATATGTTTTAATCTCATATAATAAGTAGGTCCAATAAATATATTCATACGAAGTTGTTCGCCTGATTCGCCATTATATAATACTTCATTAGCGGATGAATGGTATCCTAATTGCGTTAAGATTCTGCCAAATGATTTATGCTTTGAACCAATATTATTAAATGCAGTGCCTTCAGCAAAAGTCCCAAGCTCACAACAAGCTTTACCCATTATTGTCTCCAATAGTTGGCCTATAGTCATACGACTTGGAAGTGCGTGTGGATTAATTATAATATCTGGGATTATACCATCCGCGGTAAAAGGCATATTTTTCTCTTCAATTGCTAAACCCATTGTGCCTTTTTGGCCGCAACGACTGCAAAACTTATCTCCAATTGCTGGGATTCTTTCATCTCTAATTCTAACTTTAGCTAATCGATATCCTTCAGCTCCTTGTGTGATATATGTTTTATCAACAAAACCAGATTGTCCTTTTTTTGGAAACACAGAAGCATCAGACGATACTTCTTGATTATTTACATTTGTTATTATTTTTCCAATCATTACTTTTGTTTCATTCATTAGAGTGTTTTCTTTTATTAATCCTTCGTCATCTAAATCCGCGTAATCATACCCAGGTTTTAAGCCCGTCGCTTTTTCTTTTTCAATATTTGCAAATCGCGAATCTACTTGTGAAATTCCAACCTTTGAACTATCTTCACGATCTTCATATGTGCTGTAATATGTATTTCTAAATAATCCTCTATCAATTGATGCTTTATTAAATAAAATAGAATCTTCAACGTTAAAACCACCATAACAAGCAATTGCCACTATTACATTAATACCATAAGGATTTTCTTCATTGTTAATATACTTAAGATATCTACTTTTAGTAATTGGGATTTGCCCATAATGCAGTACTAATGCGGTTTTATCAAATCTTGAATGAAAATTGGTATGATATAATGAAATAGCTTGTTTGCTTTGTCCACAAGAAAATGAATCTCTAGGTAATGGGTTGTTTTCCGGAAAAACAATTTGATTCCCCATTACACCTAATATTAATGAGGGATGGATTTCCATATGTGTATAGTTTTTTTTACTTAAATCATCACTATTTAAACATACTAATGTTGTATCTTTTTCAGAGGTATCAATATACTCAATACACGCTTTTAAACGATTTAAATTTGGAAAATCCGTATCCAATATACTAGGATACAAATCTTTATAATTTATATATGTTTTACAATTATTAACGTCAAATAAGTCTTTTTTTTTATTAAAACCAGTTATTAATTGATTCCAAGTAAAATTATCATCAATAATATAATCAACAATATTATTTATACTAAGACTTCTGTTTTCAATATAATATAATGGATAACACATTCGACCGGAATCAGTAAATATATTAATTGTTTGATCTTTAATATTCCAAGCTATACTTATATATATTGAAATAATAGCAAGTCTTCTATTTAATATTAAAAAATCATATGTTTGTTTAGCATCGCTTACTACTCCTATCCAATTTCCATTAACTATTATTTTAGTTTTATTACTCATATAAAAAAAATCACAATTATTTAAAAATTCTAATTGTGTATTATATTCTAACCATTTTATGATATTGTAACCAGAACAATTTTTTGTTATTTTTGATAAAATAGTCATATGTTTATGAAACCCAATATTTGCTCCATCTGGAGTATCTAATGGGTCTATAATCCCCCATTGTGATGAATGCAATAAACGCGGTCCTATTACTTTAGCACTTGGGTCCATTGGTAAATTAATTTTTCTCATTAGTGAGATATACGAATTAAACGATAATCGACTTACATCTTGAACCACTCCTAGCCTTTTTGTATGAGTCTCTGCTCCCCAGTTTCCTTTAAATGCTTTTTTAAATCCATCTTCCACAATTTTAGAACTAAAAAAATAAGTTGAATTGTTTTTTATTAAATTTTCGAAATTATCTTGATAAACGCCTTCATTATAGTAGTATTCTTTGTCCATTTTTAAAGCAATATCTTTTTGTTGAAGAGTATAATATTCTTTAAATAGGTCATATAATAATAGACCAGGTAGTTCAACGCGTTTATATTTAAAGGAGTCTCTGTCGGTTGGTTTTTTTTCTTTAGTTACAACTTTTAATAATTCAAAAACCATATAGCCGATAAAACACGCTTTATCTCTAAAGTTAAGTTCTCCTATATTAGGTAATAGATAATTCATTAAAATTTCTAAAACGTGATTACGGCTTTTGCCTTTAGTGAAAGTGCCTATGTAACTTAAAGCAACTTCTTGTGTAAAAATAAAGCCTGCGTCGTGGACGGATGGAATAAATAAATCAACATAATATTTGTATTTTTCTATATCTAACAAACAACACGTAATAATATCTTTATCTGATATTATGCCTAGTGCTCTCATAAGAATAAATAATGGAATTGGTTGTCTAACATTTGGTATACTAACTACAATATTTTTATTTGTGAATTTCATATTTGGCGCAACTATACGAATTGCAAAAGTTCTTATTGGCTTAGCGGCATCTTCCGAAACTGTTCTTATTTCAGCAGAATGACTATAAACATCGCTAACATTATCTTTAATGTACAACATATTATCCGCAAACTTTTCTTGAGAAATTATAGTTTTCTCTTTACCATCAATTATAAAATATCCGCCTAAATCATTTTTGCATTCACCCATTGTATATCTAACATGTTTGTCAAACCCATTTAATATACATAGGTCTGACCTTAACATAATTGGAAATCTACCTAAATAAATCTTATCTAAAATAAAATTTTTATTTATTACTTTTGCGGGAGCATCTTCATTAATTATTACTTCTACATCTACATCATAATGAATTGATACTCCATATGTAAAATTTCTTAATCTTGCATGATTTGGATACATAAAATGTTCTTTATTTGTGTCAAATATGATCGGTTTTCCAAAATATATTTTTTCACCTTTTTTACCGCCTAAATATAATTTTGCTTGATATTTATATTCACCGCTTTTATTTAGATTCTTAGAAATCATTATTGGATTTTTCTCTCTAAAAATTTGAGATATTCCATTATTCATAAAATCATTATAAGATTCAATGTGATGACTTACTAATGAGGTAGGGTTTTCTTCAAAATATTTATCTAAAATCTTCCAACAAGTTTCTTGATCCATTACTTATATTTACTTATATTATATTCTTATATTCTTATATTTTTTTAAGTATAATATAAGTTATACTTAAAAAACAAATCTAAACGTGCATATAAGGTTGATGATGTGAGAGTGGTGATTGTGTTTGCGTTGTTGTTCCATATAATGTCTTTATAAAATTATCTATTCCTGTTAGTGTATTACGTGTAATATCATTTATTGGAGATGGTATAAAATCAAAAAAACCACCTGCTCCGCCGCGTTGTTTGTGTTTCTTGCTTTGTTTGCTTTGTTTGCTTTGTTTGCTTTGTTTGCTTTGTTTTCTACGATTTAATAGCGTTTTTTTTAATCTATGTTTTCTATGTTTTCTATGTTTTCTTGTTGTCATTTATATAATAATATAATATATAGCTAGATTATATTATTATTCTAAATCTACATGTGTTAATAAATGTTTTCTACAACAATACTTAAGTTTTAATTTATCAAACACTACTCCTTCTGGTGTTTTTTTAATATTATCTTGTGTTAAATAAATTACTTTATTAATATCCATATCTTGCTCTGATTTCATTTTTCTAACAGTTTCTTGGTAATAACGATACTTATCTGCTATTACTTCTCCGCAAGTAAAACACTTAATGGGAATAATCATTATAATTTTATATAATAAATTAAATTTAAATCAATTTTTAATTATATTTATTTATTTATTTATTTATTTATTTATTTATTTTCTAGTGAAAGTATTCTTAAATAAAAGTTATGAGCATATAAATCTTCTATTTCATTAGTATTAAATCCTTTAAATATTTCTTCAATATTTTCATTTTCATCTATTTTTTCTTTAACATCAGCTCTGCCGCGGGTTCTTATATATTTAAACTCAGGAAATGTTTTAGATTTATAATGATTTAACTGAATCACGTTTAAATCTATATCATAATTAAAATGACCATTAATAATACTATTATTAGTTGATTTTATATGTCCGCTTGATAATATAACATTATGACACGTTCCCCAACTTATAAAATTATCTTTTTTAAATAGAGTTTTTATATGCATATTACCAGCATTTTCACACATAGTAAAACGCATAGTAACCGGTTCATTTGTTTTTTCGGTTTTTCCAGAGGATCCAAAAAATCTCCAATTCATGCCAATTCCTTGACAATCTCCAACTATATATTCATTTATAAACTCACAAATATTATTATGTTTTTTTAAAACAATATATTCGTCAATATCTATGTGAGCTACATGTGTTATATCAGTCGTCCATAAGTATGTATTTATAAAATGATCTAATGCTGCATATTGAACTGGTTTATACCAATTATTAAATGGAAAATGTATAACTGTTATACTATCTTTATATTTATTAAGCAATTCTTGATATGTAGGAGTATCTTCATTATCATAAAGATATATATGTTTAAAACCTAATGCTAAATTATATTTTACAAACTCTTCAATATAATCATGTTCTTTTTTTGCTATACATACTATAACAGGGTTCATAATATATAATAAATAATATATATTGTTTATGTTGTTTATGTTGTTTATATTATTTATATTATTTATATGCAAAATCTAAACATCTAAAACAAGTCATATCCATTTGTTATTTTTTTTTTAATTAATTTTTTATTATTTTTATGAATATCATTATGACAATCTTCGCAGATATTAATTAGATTTGCTGGATGATTTATAGCAAATGTATTTTTATTAATAATAAAATCGTCAATTGCATCTTTTTTATATTCTAAATGATGAATTTCACTAGCAACTTTAGATTTGCATATCTCGCAGCTACCACCTTTTAACTTCTCACTATTATATTTTGATGCAGTTTGCTCTAAAACCGATTTATACATCTTATTATATTTAATTCTTAAATAATGGGCACGTGTTAAAAACTCATCTGCCAAATTAAGAGATTTACAAACCTCTAAACCATACATACTGTCTCCTGGCCCTTCTTTTAATATTCTGTCATATACTAACAGATTTTTACTTTTATCATATAATACAGTCATATGATACAATTTCATTTTATATAAACATTTTACTTCCTCATAATTTACTATTTCGTGAAAATGCGTAGCAAACAAAAAAGTACAATTTTTTTTATGAAGTTCTTCTAATCCTGTAACAAAAATACTTAATGCAGAATCACTTTCAGTTCCAGAACATAATTCATCGCCTAAAATTAAACTACTTTCATTTGATAATTGTAAAATTGTTCGTAGCTCTATCATTTCAACCGCAAATGTAGATAATCCTTTAAAAATATTATCATTGCCTAAGATTCTAGTAAAAATAGAATTGTATGGATAATAACAAAACTTACTTGCTGGAACATATAATCCAGCTTGAGCCATTATAATTGCAATTCCAACGGATTTAATAAAGCTGGTTTTTCCAACGGCATTTGTTCCATATAATAATATGCCATTGGTTGTAGTTGATAAGTCTAAACTATTTGCTATATAGATTTCTTTTGTATTAATGTGTTCTATAAGTGGATGCCGTAGTCCTTCAAAATTAACAAATGATTTATTTTTTTCTATAATCTCTGGTTTATTATAATTAAATGTTTTAGCTATATAACATTTACATTGTAATACATCAATTTGTGTAATAAATAAGATAATTATATCAATATTATATTTAATAAAATTATTTATAAAATTATCATAATATACTTCTAAATTGGTTATAAGTTTCCCCTTATTTGTATTTATTTCCGAAGAAATATTACGAATTTGTTGATTTGTAATAATCATATTTGTTTGACTTCCAGAGGTTGAGAGATAATGAATATCATTTATATTAAACTCAAACTCTTCTTCATAATTTGAGAACCTTGAATGATATTTTAATAATACTTTATCAGTTTTATTAGCCATCTCACTTATTATTTTTTTTAAGATTTCAGTTCTCCTTTTTGTTGCTTGTAATGTTGAATCCGATTTTGGAGTTTCATGTATTTTTACAAACTCACTTGATTTCACATTTTTTTCATATTTTTTAATTAAATCAGACAAATAACTTGTTATAGCACTTAATTTATTTTCACTATCCAATGATGATTTGTATGACTGTGTAATTTTAGTATCTATATTTATCTTTAAATACATTAGATTTTCTATCTCTAAATTATTTAATTTATCACCCGATAAGTCATCAATCTCTTTTGCTATATTCATATTAAATGTCTCTTCAATAATATTACTAATACTTAATGCTATATCATAAAGCTCTTCAAATCTTACAGTACTTATAGTGCTGGTAGTATTACTAGCAAAATAATTTTCAAAATAATTTATTAAAATCTTATCTTTTTTGCATATCTCATAAAGAACAAGGATGGATTTAATATTATCATTTAACAAGCAAAAGTCTTTTGGCGTAATTTTTTTCATAATTAATTTTCTTTTAATTTTTTCAATATCTTTAAAATTATTTAAATTATTTCTATAGACAATCCAATCTGTATTTAATAAATGTGCAGTAATATTATAAGATTCATTTAATTTTTCAATATTTGTAATTGGATTTAATAATATATAATTAAAATCGCGTTTTCCCATTGGTGTAATGCAATTATTTAATAAACTGCATACACTGGCATACTTTGTTTTATTTTCGCTTATAATATTTAATTGTTTTAAACTATGATTTGCTAATATTAAGTGATCTCCATAATTTTCAATTAATGGTTCACTAATTTTATCTACTAAATTAGGATTATGTTTATATGTAAACTCTAATAAAAAAACAAATGATTGGATTGAAATCCCATAATGTTGGATTGAATTATATAAGCTTTCAATATTAATATTTTTATAAAACTTATTTAAAATTTCTTTTTGATATACTTGTTTTTCACTGTTTTGTAACTCTTTATAAAATCCACTTTCACTATTATTCAGATCAATTTTATGAGTTTTATTTGCCATTATTTGTGTATAACTAAAAATATCATCAACCTCATTTTTTGGTAAATTACTAATTATAATACATTCATTTGGATTATAAATAGATATAAATCGCTCTAATTCATCATATGTTGCTGGATTATGGTAATAAGGTTTAGTAAACTCAAATATAGACGTTTTTCCTGTAAAAATATCTATATTTGAGATTCCTACACTAATATTTTGTATTTTTGTTATGATATTATTTGAGGTATATATCCAGATACAAGTTATATTATTAGATAGTTCACGACTATCATTCGAAAAATATGTGCCCGGAGAGAAAATACAACTTAAGTTTCTAGTTGTATTTTTCTGTGCGCTATCTTGTGTATATACTGGAATTGTATATCCGTTTTCTTGCATCTTTTTTATGTATTTTTCTAACTGCGGCAATCCAAACCCAGACATTACAACTCCTTGTTTTTCTACGCATATGTTTTTTTTACTAATTGCCATATCATTTATTTCTGCAAATTTAACAATCTCACTTCCATGTATGTTATTGTCTTTATCCATTAATCCATAAGCTTCAAAAAATGAGCCAACTTGCATTAATACTAATGTTTTCTCTCCATATTCATTTTTATATTTTTTTGTTAACTGTAAATATTCTTCTACTATTGTCATAAATATTACTATATTTATAATATAAATATCATTTTAAATATATTTAAAATAATATTTAAAAACTGGAATGCCTTCAATACCCTAAATAACTTTAATAACTATTTACTTTCTAGAACGATTCGATTTACGTCTATGAACACGAACATATCTCTTGCAGCGAAGGGTCTTCCGTCTGCAATATCTTGGGCATACGCGTTTTGTATGGCGCGCCGCTTTAACCGCGCTTTTTGCTGATTTAACTGCTAAAGTTGCTGCTTTTACTGCCTTCATCATCTCTTTCATTGCTCCTCCTTTTTTGCCGCCGCTAAAAGTAGCGGAACCAAGGGATGTAGTTGCCTCACTATTTTCTACCGCCATATTATATATATAATATAATATAATATAATATTTTTTAATTATTTAAAAAATTCTCAATTAAATTATCTTTATTATTATTTTTTATAATACCACACAGAAAACTTTGTTCATATAATTTTTTAATAACATCTGGCGGACATTTACTTCCAGATTTAAGTAAATTATGTTGTTTTAAATATTTTTTCATGTCTGTCATTTTAGTTTCTTTTATACGAGCAATCGAATCCACTATATTTTTTCTAGTATGGGCATTTTTAATTAAAACACTAACTATATTATCTTTTTTTCCTAAAGTATATTTAATAGTTTTTGGTTTAGTTAAACATTTTTCTTGAATTGGCGCATTTAAGCTTATCTCTGGGATTATCTCAGGGCTAATAGCAGGGCTAATAGCCGGGCTAATAGCAGGACTAATAACAGGACTAATAGCAGGGCTTAGTAAATCATCCATATTAATAGAAACTAACTCATTTTTATCAGATTCTATAACTATAGGATTAATTGTAACATTATTCTCTTCCTTTATATTTAAAATAGTATTAGAATCGCTATATGGCTTTTTTATTGTTTTATTTTTAAATGTTCTAAAGGTTGGTAAACTTCCATTTTTTAAACAACCATAAACAGGTGTTTTATTTGTATTTGTTGGAAGATCATTTGTAACCTCTACTAACGTTGTAGAATCTATAGAATCCATAGAAATTGGCGGTTGTATGGTGGTTATGGTTGTTATGGGTGTAATAGTTTTTTCTAAAGGAAAATTAGTTTTTTTTGTTAAACTATTTTGTTTTTTTTTTGATAATGATTTTAAAAAATCAATTGATTGTGAGAAGTCATCTGCATCTTTATCATTTTCTACTTTATTTATTTTATTTTTATTCTCGATTTTAATTGGTATTTTTGTAGCGGGGCTACTGGGGCTACTGGGGCTACTTGGGCTATAACTCTGTTTTAATTTATTATTTCTATGCGATTTAATTCTTGCTAATAATTCTTTTCTTAAAATATTTGGTTTTATAATAGTATTACTTGCTACTTTACTAGTTTTATTCTTTTTATTTGAAATTTTAAATAATTCTGGATTAATATTTATTGGTTTAATATTAGACATTTACATTATATTATCATTAATATAATCTAAAATATAACTAATTAATTTTTATATTATTTTGGTTCGCAAATATTACTTAATTTATTTCGACGAGTTCCTTTAGGACATTTTTTATATGCTCCTTTTCTATATTGTCTTTTTGTTCTAAATTGAATTTGTGAATGAGTTTCACAAACTTTAGTTTTTCTATTTTTACGTGTGCCTTTTGGACATTTTTTCTTATTCATACGAGATAATTTATCAGAACGATTACTGCTAGAACTAAATCTATTATACAAGTCAGATGGAGGTGGTATTGCTAGTAGTGGAATATCAAGAGGAGGAGTCTGTTTTTTGCTACTATTTGTGCTACTATTTGTGCTACTATTTTTAGAACTAAACATGTTATATACATCTAAAGGTTTTGGAAACGGTTGGGGGATTCCAACTTTACTCATATATAAAATATATATATAAAATAATATATTTAATAAATTAAAGTTATATTACTATAATAATTTATATAAATAATATGAATACTATGAATACTATGAATACTACTGAATATTTAAAAAAAACAAAAGACACTATAGAACAGTTTAATAAACAACAACAATTAGATATTTTAAAATTATTTATATCTAATAATGTAAAAGTAAGCGAGAACTCGAATGGTTGTTTTATAAACTTAACGGAATTAGATAAAAATATTCTTTCTAAAGTGCAAGAATATATTACTTTTGTAAACGCACAAGATGCTAAATTAAATAATATTGAAACTACAAAACGAAATATTGAAAATGAGTTTTTTAATAAAAAAAAATAATAGTGAGAAGGAGTTTAATGTTTTGGACTAGTAATACCATATCTATTTGTTATATTATATTGGTTTTGAATAATAGCATTTTTACTTTTTTGTCGTGTATTGTTTCTAGAAGAAACGGGATAATGACTATTAGTTACTATATTAGAAGGAACCTTTTTACAGTTTAAAGTATTAGGCTTATAGTTTAAATAAAAACTAGAATTAGGTGTAGTTGAACTATTAACATTCGCCACTTGCTCATATAATTTACTTCTAGCTTGTAAATATGATTTATTGCTAGTAAATTGGTATATTGAATTAGAAGTATATGAACCAGGCCGTGACTTAAATAAAGCAGTTTTAATAGCACAATTAATTATTTTACCATAAGTAATAATATCTAATTGTTGACAACTATTTAAACTATCTTTAGTAGTATTTATATAAATTGGTAAACAACTAATCTCTTTACTAACTATTTTATCAGTTATAAAATAACCATTTGGTTTGTCAAATAAACCTCCACTATTACGTCGACCACGTGAGATTGAATCGGTTACATCATATGCTATATTTAATGATTCATCACTTGTATTAAACTGTCGTGGAAATAATTGTTTACGCCAATGTTTAATTGGCCTACTTAAAGCAGTTCGGGTGTTTGGATGCGTTCTTGATTTTTTCCAACCTGGTCCAGAGTACATATTATTATGAAACACTCCAGCCTCATTATCACAAGCGATCTTACCATCAGAGTTTAATTTTACATCAGGGTTATTATATTGTAAATAATCTTCATTATTTATATTTGTTGATTGTATTAAATCATAACGATCTTCAGTTTCTTTAAATGTTTTTTTATCATTATTTGTTAATAATTCTTGCATTGGTCTATTTTTAATAATCCAAAACTTAGGTTGTAATAAGGGTCTAGAATTGGTAGGTATTAAAGCGATTTTAACACTTGAAATATCATTCTTCCATTTAACATTACATATATTACAATTTTCAGGTTCCATATAATATAATATTATTTATATAAATAATATTATAATATTATAATATAAATAATATAATAATATATAAATGGTAGTTAATTTTGGAATTCAAGATTTTCCTTACAAAGATTATATTAAAGCGCCGCAAGAATTAGGAATGTCTTCGAGAGGAGATGTTGGTACTTTAACAAGGGATATTGGTGGATTAATTAATTACATTCAGGTACTTACTGAAGGTAGGGGAAACGCTATTAGAGGAAATGAACCATTAGGAAATAGATATTTTTTTAAAACTGGAGCAAAATGTAAAGATGTTAAGACTGATGAAGAACAGGACAGATATTTATATATTGATAATGTTCCACCGGGAATGTTAAAAGGTTTGCTTCCTGGATTAGTTAAAAGCGTTATGAAAATAAAACCTGAAAAGCTATTTGATGTTTTTTCTAAAAATCCAGATAATTCGTGTGCTGCAGTAACGTTACAAACAATAGATAAAGATTTACGTAAATCAACCAAAACGCGTTATTTAAATAAAGCAGATATTAAAACTATTAATAACTGTTTATGGACTAATAGAACAAATCCAATTAGTGGTTCATCTGGAGGAGACTGCAGCGGCGAACCCCAAAATGGAGTATGTGATGGTTGTGTTAGAGAAACTTATGCTAATATTTCTGATGGAAAATATGCAAATTATCCTTATAATACTTATAATACTTATAATACTTATAATGAAAATATGTATGATAAATATATATTCACGATTTTAATGGTCACATTTTTTTTATTAATTTGTTTAAAATTAAAAAAAAAATAAACAATTAACGTCGAACACGTAGTATAGCACTGGATGATGCGTTATTATTATCACCGCCATATGTAATATCATTATAATTTTTATTTTCAGCGCGGAGTTTTTTATATTTAATATAATCAGAACCATCATATACAAACTTATTATTTCCAGTCCACAGTGATCCTTGGACTATAGGCGTTTGTGCATAGTTTATAATTGGCGTGCGACCACTCATTCTTTTACTGGTAGCATTAGAAGAGTGTCTTGTGCTAGATACTTGATTAGTAATTGTTTTATATAATGGATTCCAGTCGGGTAATTGTGAAGGATCTATATTTGGTGAGTTATATGTCATAGCAGGGTCGCCCGCATTCATAAATGCTCTAAATGGAGTGAGTCCTCCTATATTAGTAATAGTAGAACCAGCAATAATTACATTTCCATTCTCTAAAATTGGAGAAGAGGTAATTGTCTCACTATTCATATAGACACGGTTATTGCCCATTCTTATTTGTTTTCTTGCTAATGCAACATCACTAGTTCCTTCCTTAAATCTCGGTTTTAAAGTACAGCCAACCGGATTACAATTTGGCCCGCAAGGCTTTGTTCCTAAATAATTGCTAATTGGATATTTAAAACTATTTATCTGGGTTAATGTCATTTATATAAATACAATATAATTTAATATTTAAAAATAAAAAAAATATTTAATATTTAAAAATAAAAAAAATATTTAATATTTAAAAATAAAAAAAAATATTTAATATTTAATATTTAATATTTAATAATTTTCGGTGATTATTCTTGGCGCAATATTCATTGTTATTAGTTCTTGAAAGAGTAACTTACACGCATATGGCAGATGAATCTGATTAAAATCAGTAGTATTATTACAAAACCTACACTTATGAATATGTTCTTTATTATTAAACGCCGCTAGCATTCCACATTTTTTACATACTTGTGTCACAAATAAATCAGAAACATATAATAATCTTTCTTTATTAAATTGACTTGCCCCGTGTGCTACCATTGCATCCTTTTCCATTTCTCCATATCTAAGACCACCATCGCGAGATCTACCTTCTGCAGGTTGTCTTGTTAAATTAACCATTGGACCAATACTACGACTATGTTGCTTATCATTAACCATATGTTTTAATCTTTGATAAAATGCGGGACCAATAAATATATTACTTCTAATTTGTTCTCCACTTTGTCCATCATATAATAATTCATTGCCTTTTGATTCAAAACCAATCTTCTGTAGTTCAGTGCAAATATCTTTGATATTAAACTCGCCAAAACTGGTTCCATCGCCAAATAATCCTAATTCAAGAAGCACTTTTCCTAAAAGGGTTTCTTTTAGTTGTCCAATAGTCATACGACTTGGAATTGCATGAGGATTGATAATAATATCAGGACGTGTTCCGTCTTGCGTAAATGGCATATTTGCTTCTGGAATTATATTTCCAATTGTACCTTTTTGTCCGTGTCTTGATGAAAACTTATCGCCAATTACTGGCTGCCGCAAAGTTCTTAATCTTACTTTTGCAAAATTATAGCCTTCTCCGTTTCTTTCAATATAATTCTTATCAATATATGTTTCTTCATTTGTTCTATAGATTCTACTTTGATCTTCATATTTAATAACTTTTGTATGATTATTTCTATTTTCTTTAATTGGTAATATCTTAGATATAATTATATCTCTATCATCTACTTTAGTATTTTCTGGTATTACGCCATTTTCATTTACCTTGTCATAATTACCAAATTTCATAGATTTTGTTTTTGTAGCATCCGGTTTACATCTAATTTCTTGGTCGCCGTGAACTTTTTTATCTTCATCTTTTTCTGTATGATAAATTGTGGCTTGAAATAATCCTCTTTCAATTGCCCCTTTATTAAATAAAATACTATCTTCTTGATTATAACCAGTATAAGTCATAATTGCAACAATTACTTGTGCGCCAGATGGGATCTTGTTTAAATTAATAAGATTCATAATACGTGTATCAACTAAGGGTCTCATCCCATAACTATGAACATATGCAGTTTTATCCATTCTATTATTAAAATTGGTCACATATACCCCCATTGCTTGCTTACCCATTGCACACTGATAAGTTAATCTTGGGGCTTGATTATGTTCCGAAAATGGAATACAAGAGGCTAAAATACCAAATAACGTGCTTGGATGTATTTCAACGTGCGTATAATTATAAATATAATTATTATCTTGTCTATTTAAATCTTTATATTTCATTGCAATAAGACTACTATTTTGTTCTCTTGGATCAATATATTCTATTACTGAGTTTTCTATTTTATAATCAGTTAATAAATCATTCCAATCTAATTCTTTATTTTTTAATTTTGTAATAATATCACGTGTTAAATAAGTTTTGTTATCTTTTACTTTTAACACTGGACGAACTAATCGACCTGCATCATTACAAATCAATATTTCTTTTGTTTTGTAGTTAAATACTATACTTGTATAGATATTAATTATTCCTTTATATTTCTTCATTTTTAATAAATTATATAATTTAATTGGTTCTTTTGTAATACCAAGCCAAGCTCCATTCACAAATACTTTTACTTCATTCATCATATTTTCTGAAAATCCATCAATATTACTTATTACATATTCTCTCACTGGTTCACTATCAGTTTCAATTGTTACAGTGGCTAGATAACTTAAGTTTTTAACAACACCAATAGAACCACCCTCAGGCGTTTCTGCTGGGCATAAATATCCCCACGTCGAATTATGTAATTTACGAGGTGGAATAAGTTTACAGCTTTTATCAATTGGGGTATTTACTCGTCGTAAATGGCTTAAACTAGCAATATAGGTTAATCGATTTAATACTTGTGCTACTCCGACCTTATTGCTGTTAAGTTGTTTAATCCCAAAATCACCTGTAGCAAGTGCTCTTTTAAATCCATTTTCGATTGTTGTTGATTTTATAATTTTATAAATATTAGTTAATGTAATAATGCTTTCATAGTCTTCTCTTGACTTCCATGAACCATTATTAATTTCTTTAATAATTTGTTTTTGCATGTCTTTAACCAATTTATTAAAATAATTCCTAAATAAATTATTTAGTAATGTTCCAGTTAAATCAATCCTCTTATTAATATACGAATCACGATCATCACACGGAATTTCTTTATTATAACATTTTAGTAACTTAAGAATCATATATCCTAAAAAGTAGATTTTTTGTTCTTTTGTATGGCAATGTGGAAATATGTCATTATTAATAACTTCAATCGCAAATTGTCGTTTTTTTAATTGTCCAGTTTCTTTATCCATATTTAATGGAGTAAAAATTACTTGTGTTGTTAAGTATTTTAATGCATCTTCTTGAGTTAAATACACATTTCCTTCAACAATTGATGCTTTTAATTGTTCCAAATATTTTTTATTAGCAGTATTATCAATATCTAATACAATTTTTTTACAAATCTCTTTGTCTGTAATAATTCCTAATGATTTAAATAATACAACAATAGGAATGGGTTGTTTAACTCGCGGAATTTGTATATATATGCCATAACCATAACCACTATTTTTTTGACTAATCATAACTGAGATTTGCTTTGGCGAAATGGACTTCCAATCTGGCACTGATTTAATTTCGGCAATGTGACTCCATTTGCTATTATTTTTAAGAATATCAAAACAATATATGATATTTTCAGCTGCTCTTTCTTGGCCTAAACAAGTTTTTTCAGAACCATTAATAATAAAATACCCTCCTGGATCCATTTTACATTCACCAGTTATTTCAGACGGAATATGTTTATAATGAGTTAATACACATACATTTGATTTTAACATAATTGGAATTTTTCCAATATGAATATTAGGCAAAGATTTATAAAATGTATTCACATTATTTAAGTTTTCACCGCTCCTAATTATATACTTAATGTTTAATGTAACAGTCATATTTGAAGCATATGTAAAATTTCTTAATCTTGCTTCTTGTGGAAACATCAGCTTTGTTGAACCATTGTTTTCGTGAATCTGTGGACGATTAATTCCAAAATTTTCAATTGTAATTACAATTTGTAACTTATATTTATTACTTTCTTTGTCATAATCATGATCTGAATTAATAAGAATAGGATTAAACATATTAATTGTATTTGCAATTTGTCTCTCTATAAAATCATTATATGACTCTAATTGATGTCTAACTAATTGACGTAAATGTTCTTTTGAGAAATAAGCATTGATTATAGACCATGGAAAATCATTATCTAATTCAGTCATTATGCCTAACAAACTTAGTTAAATTATATTTCAATTTATATTTAAATTGAAATAAAAAATTAAATTATAAAATAAATAATAAAATAAATAATAAAATAAATAATAAAATAAATAATAAAATAAATAATAAAATAAATAATAAAATAAATAATAAATTATTTTATTTTTTTATTTAACATCTGATTCTTCAACCTCTGATCTTTCAACGTCTGATTCTTCAAGCTCATTATCACTATCAACTGCCTCTGGTTCTTCCACTGCCTCTGTTTCTTCCACTGCCTCAGGTTCTTCCACTGCCTCAGGTTCTGCTTCTGCTTCTTCCACTGCCTCAGGTTCTGCTTCTGCTTCTTCCACTGCCTCAGGTTCTGCTTCAGGCGCTGCATCCTCTTCACCTTCTCCTTCACCTTCTAGATTAGCTAGATCGGCTTCAAGGTCTGCAAGTTCAGCTTCTAGAGCATCTATATCATCTGCTTCTTCCATATCATCAATATCATCAATCTCAAGCGGATCTGCAATAATTTCACCAACAGATAGTTTTTCTAACTTACTTGATTTAACAATTTCTCCAATTACAGATATTTTTAAATCATTTAATTCAAATCTAGAACCAATTATTCTAACAACTATTTTTTGTTCAGGTTTAATATTTGAAAATAATTTATTTAAATAATTATGGTCTCGAGCTATAAAAATAATTAACGGATTATGTTCGTCATCAATCTCCGCTCGTATTCCTGCTTTTGTAATATTTTTAGCAACACAACTAATAAATTGACCCTCATTTGGATTACATACTAAACATTCAAATACTACTTGAAACTTAATATTTTGATTTTCTTGAATACCATTTGAATATGATAAAATTATAATACTATTTGGTTTAATATAGCCTTCAACAATACATTTATCTGAAATTTCTTTTTCTATAACTTGTTCCATGTATTTAGTTAAATCTTCTGTTTTATTTATAATAGTTGTAATACTTCTCATTGGTATACTAATTTTTTTTGTAATGATTGTTTTATTATATAAATTACTTTTACGATAAGATTTTGACATCTGTGTATATATTAATACAATATATAATAGTGTATATTTAATTCAATTTTTAATAATTATTTTTCCATAAATAAGAAATCTTCAACCGGAGTTAAAAACCATAATTTTCCATTTGTTTTATTTTTATTATTTAATCTTAATAATAACTCTTCAATTATACATATTTCTTCTTTTTTATATTTTTTTTCATTTATTAACTCTAAATCAGCTGTAGCTACATCTAAATTGCTTAGTAATGCATTTAAATTTTCTATTATTTTTTTATTTCTTTGAATACACGTAGCACCGCCATCGCCTGGTCGTCCTTTAAATTTATAAAACAACCGTTCAGATTCTTTATTTTTATTAATTAATCCCATAAATCCATATGGAATATTTGCATTCGCTTTAATATATGATTTTTTGTCTTCAATTACTTGTTGCAAATCATACTTATCTTCTCCTAATGCTTTTTTCCAAAAATAACCAGCTTTATCTTTATTTTTATATTTTATTACAATTTCATATGAAACTTTCTTAATTGTTTTATTAAAATTGGGTAATAACAAACCAGTTATAGTGTTATAATATAACTCATTATTTTTAAAATAATTTAATATATTTTTTTCAAAGAATGTAAGAGTTTGTTCTTCTTTATTATATAAATAATTTAATACTTCAATTAAATCATAATATAACAATTCTTCTAATATATGACTTATTAGTAAATCATATAAATCATTTTCTATAGAATCTTTATTTTTTAAAAATATATTTTTAAAATCAGAAATTATTAGACCTGCTAATACATACCAATCTTTTGCTTTTTTATCTATAATTTTATTAGTTACATTATTTTTAACCAAATTATAGTGTTCTTCTAATTTATTAACTATACTAAGCCCTTTATTTTCCATTCTATTTGTTTCTTGTTTATCAATATTGTATGATGTTGGTTTTATTCTTGGAATAGAGAATGGGCTCTTTGGACTCTTTGGACTCTTTGGACTCTTTGGACTCTTTGGGCTCTTTGGACTATTCGTTTTACTTGAATTATTTAATCCAAACACTTGTATTTTATTATTTTTATAAGGTATTGGAACACTTCTTTCATATAATGAAATATTAACTTCGCTCAATTCAATTGGTTGAAAAAAATAGTATGTTCCTAGATTAATTAATCTACCTTGTCTATTATATTTATCAGTAATAATTTCATTGTTGTGTTCCATTAATTGTTCTAATGCTTTAAATATTTGCAACTCTGGAAACTTTTTTTTATAATTAATTTGAGTTAAAAGCTCATTTATTTCATAATAATATTTATCTTTAAACAATTCTTTTATTCTATGAATTATTTTTTCATTATTATTAAAAAAGTCATCAGAATAACTCAAATTATTTGTTTCTTTTATTTCGTCTTCTGGATAACATTTGTATAAGCAGGAATCTAAAAAGTCGCAATTTGTCGTAAATGGTTTATCGCCTACATTAAAATTAATTGAGGCTCCATTTGATAATGTTTGTTGAATTGTCAAGTTCATTTTTTCGGCACTAAAATTTTGTTGTGAGCTATTTAATAAACAATCTACTGAAATTTCTTTTAATATTCTAGTAACTTGCCCAATTTTAATTGCTTTATCTTCAGCATTTCTGTATAAATATAAGTCATAAGCTTCTTTATCAGTATCTGCTATTATCGTTCCATATAAATAGATTTGAACATTTCTATTACTTAATTGTAAATCTTTATGACTGCAATTTCTAACAGCACGACCAATAATTTGTTCTATTGTACTTAAATTCCACCACGGTTCTAAAATATGTACTTGTCTAATGAATTTTAAATCAATACCTTCGGCTCCCGCTTCGGATATAATAATTACTTTTATTTTATTACCATTTATATTTTCTTTAACTGTTGCTGCTATTACGGATTGCGCATTATCAGGCGATAAGCTTATGTTTCCAGTAATCACAGTATATTTTGCTGGAATACTGGTTTTAGTTCTAATATTTTCATATGTTTTTAAATCTAATGGTTCAATTGGCGAGGTTTCAAATAAGGAGGGTTCAGTGCCATATCTAGTAAATCCCATTTCTTCAAGTGCTAAGGCCATTGGAATAACCCCACCAGCAATATATTTTGAGTATATTAATATAACTCCAGTTGATTTTTTTATATTATCACAAATTGCTTTTATTTTAGCGCTATATGTTCTAAGTTTATCTTGAGAGAAAATCCGTCCATATTCAGTTAAAATATTGTTTTTATATCTAAACTTATTTAAATTTTTTTTATCAAAATCCATAACACTTTCTAACCCAGATATGCCAGCGATTATATTACTGGTATTCATTTGAATTACTCCATTTTGCATAACATATTTATTAGGATATACTATATTTAATGGATATAATAACTGTAGGTTTAATCCTAAGCTTTGTGTTGAGTTTTTACTTATTTTTCTCTCTTCATCGGTTATCTCATTTAATAGTTCTTCTTCCAGTTCGATATCTTGATCTTCCATTTCATTGTCTATTTCATTATCCAATTTGTTTATTCCTTTATTTGTTTGCTTATTAGTTTGCTTATTTATTTGCTTATTAGTTTGTTTAGTTAAAATATTATTAAGAGTTATTGTGTATACATCGCTTTGATATTTTTCAGCAGGAACAATATAAAGAGACAAATACTTTATGTTGCTTATCGATTGATTATTATAATCGATTGATGGATAAATAAATTGCCCATCATATAAGGTGCTTGATTGCCATATAGTTTTTTTATTAGAATCATAATTTGTTTTATCTGGAGCAAAATCATATGGCCAAATTTTAAAAGGAAATGTATATGGATTATCGCCTCTAACAAATGATATATATCCGGTAGCTTTTCTTCTTAAAAGTTCTTTACCGCCCTCTACAAAATTACCTTCTTTATCGAATACATCACTTTTGCTTATTTTGTCTCTATTATCATTTTTGTTCATAATATTCAAAATCCAAATTATTTCTTCTTGATTATTATATAGTGGTGTAGCTGATAAAAATAATAACCGTAGTTCGCGCACATTATTAAATAATAATTGAAAATTACGAAGTATTTTGGTATTTTCTTTTATTACTTTGGTTGCTTTGATTGCTTTGGTTTTGATCATATCAGACAACTTAGAATTATCTTTAGTATTTTTAATATTATGAAACTCATCAATAATTATTAATGTATTTTTATACTCTTTTTCTAATTTTTTTTGTATCATAACCTCTTTATTTTTAGTATCAGAAGACATAATTGTTATTTTTTCTATGTCATTTGCAAATTTCAAATATCCAAAAAAAGAATAATATTTATCAATTAAAATATTTATTTGTTTAATAATTTTTTCTTTTGATAATCCCTGTATATTTAGTGGATTTATTTCTTTTAATAATTTATTACCAATACAGTTTTTTATATTCCAATTATTGTGAACTTGCTCTAATTTTCTCTCATCAAATAATTGAAGACGGAAGTTTTCTAAAACATTTGGATTTGCCACAATTATAATTTTTTTATTAATACCTAGATGTTTTATGTAATCTCTCATTTCTTCAGCAACTCCAATTGCCGAACAAGTTTTACCACTTCCTAGTCCATGATATAATAATAAACTGTTATATGGCGTATTATATGATAAAAAGTTTTTTACAAATTGTTGATGTGGTGCTATTTCAAAATCGGCAGAACATAATCTATTTGATTCTTCGTTTATATCTGCTAAGGTTCCATCATACTGTGTAATACTAAACTCTTGCTTTTCAGCAATTTTTCTATTAAATGATCTATCATTCAAGTTTGGATATAATTGTTTATAATTATCACTATCAACCTCTGAATCCCATAATTGATATTCTTTTTCTTCTAAATTGTTACTCATATTAATATATATAAATATATATAAATTATAAATATAAATATTAATATTATTTAATATTATTTAATATTATTTAATAAATTAAATAGTTATTAATTATAGTAGCAACTCGTTTTAATATATCTATTTTTTCTTGATTATAGGGTCTTATATGTTGCATACATTCTTTATAGGTTTTCCATTCTATTTTACTAACCTCAGACTTTTGATAATTGTTTAAGTTTATAGTATCGTCCATGTAAGCAATATAATATTTATGTTTATAAGATTTATAATTGGAACCAGTAAATAGTTCTTCTACTGGTAATAAGTTATAAATAATTTTTAAAGCATCTTTTGAACAACCAGTTTCTTCTTCAAACTCTCTTATAGCACAAGACATATCTTTTTCTTGTAAATTGCGCCGTCCTTTTGGAAACCCCCATTCTGGATCAATCCAATTTGTAGAAGATTCATTTATTAGAGAAACTAAATTATATTCACAATTTTTTAATTTTATACCTAATTTTAACATATTAAATTTCTCTTTTGATATTTTATATTCGCTTTTATATTGAATACCTATATAATCGCCCCATAAAGCATGCCATAATTCGTCAAACTCTTTTTCTAATATGTTTTTTTTTTCTGATATAGTCATTTCATTTATAATATTAATTATATATCTTTTATTGTACAAATGATATTTGCCTCTAATAAAATCTACATATCCTAAAGTATCTTTTCTGCAAATCATTAAAAACTTTAATTCATTTGCTTTATTATTATATACAATAATTCCACTACTAGTTATAGGATTTTTGCATTGATGAAATAGGTGTCCATGTTTGCCACAATTATTACAAAATGTATAGTCACTCATTAATATGATATATATATCTTATATGTTATATATAAAATCTTTTTATATATATTTATTCTAATGAGTTTAAATAAAACATTTTTAAATCCAAAGGTATGGGGTCCACATTATTGGTTTGTGTTGCATACAATTGCTTTAACCTATCCAATCAAACCAAATGAAACTGTTAAAAAAAAATATTATGAGTTTATACAAAACCTACCTTTATTTATACCTATAGAAAATATGGGAAATTTTTTTAGTACTTTATTAGACACATATCCGGTAACGCCATATTTAGATTCTAGAGAAGCATTTATCAAATGGATGTATTTTATACATAATAGAGTAAATAAAAAATTAGATTATAAACAAATTACTCTATCTGAAAGTCTAGAACAATATAATAAAAATTATACTCGTTATAATGATAGAAACAAATCAAATAGTATTGTAATTAAAAAAGAATATATTTCTTTTTTACTAATTACTTCATTAATTATTTTAGCAATTTACTATTACAAAAAAAATTAATATATATATATAATAAGTTAATACAATGCATGGAACTAGAAAAGCTAAACAAATTAAACAAATTAAACAAATTAAACAAACTAAACATCTTAAACAAGCTAGAAAATCTAAACAAACTAAAAAAGGCGGGGAAGTATTAGATAGTGGTGGATATGGGTGCGTTTTTTATCCTGCATTAAAATGTAAAAATAAAAAAACTAGAACTGATGGAATTTCAAAACTGTCTTTAAAAAAATATACGATGGAAGAGTGGAATATATATAAAAAAATTAATTCTTTATTAAAGGTTATTCCAAATTATAAGAAATATTTTTTATTAGATGATTTTTCTATATGCAATCCAGATAGCTTAACACCCCAAGACAAAAACAATTTTGAGAAGTGTTATGCTTTAGACTATAATTCTGCAAATATTAATAATAATTTAGATAATTTTATGATAATAAATATGCCATATGGAGGAGAAAACTTAGATACTGTAATAACTAATAATTTAATTTCTTTTAAAGATATGAATATATTATTACGTAATCTAGTAATAAATGCTATTTTTCCAATGAATAAATTATATATATATCATTTTGACATAAAAGCTTCTAATATTTTATATAAAAATAATAATTTAACAATCATTGATTTTGGAATGTTAGATTTCAAAGATAAAAATAATAGTGTTCCAAAAAAATTATTAAGCACATCAGGCATCCAGTACAATTCTCCATTTAGTAAACTTTTATTTAATGAGTTTATTTTAACAAGGTTAAATTATTCTTTAAAAAATACTATTACTAATAAAAAAGATTTCACTATACCTACAATTTTCAAAATATTTAAAAATATTTATCATGAGTTTATTTATAATTTTTCAGAAGGACATGAAAAATATTTAGGAGACTATGTATTAAATAAAATATATAAGATTAAAAACAAAAAACCAAAACAAATTAAAACTATATTAATACAATTAATATGTAATTATTGTTCTCACGTAATCTTAAATTATTTTGATTTTGATAAAGGAGATTTTAATAAAGAAAAATATTTTGAAAGTATTTTTTCTAAAAATGTTGACATCTATGGAATATTATCTTGTTATTTACATTATATTTTAAGTCCGCATAGAAATTATTCTAATAATTTCAAATCAAATATTATAGATATTATTTATGAATATATATTTAATTCTAAATATGCAGTAACAGTTATACCAATTTTACAAATTATTGATAAATTAAATAAAATACCAATTGAATAATTAAATAATTGAATAATTCAACTATTCAATTATTAAAATAAATTTTTAATATAAAATATTAGAAATTTATATATGAAGTTAGAGATTATTATAATAGTTATTACAGGATTTTTTATTATAAATATATATAATGATGGAAAATATATGAATATGCTTAAACAATGGAAGAAATATTATCAAATGGCTTTTTATGGATTTGTTGGATTATCCCTATTATTATTTATAAAAAAATATCCATCACAAAGCAGAGATTTGTGTCTACAAGCAAATAATTTTGTTAAATTTACACCAATTGACAAAGAGAGTAAAGATTTGCTTTCTCCTATATTAAAATTTGCTTCACACAACTACAATAACTATAATTCCAATGATTATCAAGACAACTCACAAATTAAAAGAATGTTATCTAGTGGTTCTAATGCTAATTCTAATGTAAAAAGAAGCGTTGGCGAAACCAAAAAAAAATACATAGCAGCACAACAAAATTGGAAATGTGGAAAGTGTGGATGTATGTTACCAGCGTGGTTTGAAGTTGATCATAAATTACGGTTAGAGTATGGAGGTTCTAATCATATTAGTAATTTAGAAGCACTTTGCCGCAATTGTCACGGAGAGAAAACCGCACTAGAAAAATTATAATTTAATATTTTAATAGTATTTTAATAGTATTTTAATAGTATTATAATTATCTCATTATAATATAATTATATGGAGGCGCCGGATGTTACAGACCCAAGTAAATATATTAATATTTTAATTATTGCAACTAGTATTTATGTAATAATAATGTTAATCATTATTTATTATGCTCTATTTGTTCCAATAAAATCTACACCAGATAAATTAAGTGATGAATATATTAAACAACAAGAACAAATTAGTATAGAGAATTATTTTAAAGAAAAAAATGCAGAAACAAAAAGCAGTTCTCGTTTTTATAATTATCTTAAAAATTATAGTGCTAAATTTACAAATTATTTTAAAAATACTATAAATTGGTTTACCGAAAATAGTAATTTTTTTATTGTTTTATTTTCTGGATTTGGATTTAGCGCTTTAAGTTTAAGTTGGATTAATTATTATGAATCAAAAAATCTTGGAATTATAAATACTGATACTGCAAACAAAACTATAAAAGAGTTTAATAAAGAGCTTAATAATCAGCTTAAAAGAAAACAAGATGAGAAACAAACAAAGATAAGTGGTTTTGTAGCAAAAGGAAAAACAAAACAAGAAATTACAGAACTGATAAAAACAAAAAAAATAAAAGATAAAGAAATACAAAAAAATATAAATGAGTATAACAATGATGTATATAACTTTAATGATGATGATGCTAACAACAAAAACACTTCAGAAATTATAAATATTGGTTTGTATGAAAAAATAAAAATGCCATTTTTATGGGTTACAGGATTAACTATTTTAATATTATTATTATTTTTACTAACATTTACAACATTTAAGCTAGATCACGTACAAATTATAGTAAATATTCTTATATTAATTGGATTAGTATCAGTATTATATGAAAAATTTGAAGAGTTTCAAACTGAAATAGGTATTTCGCTTATATTTTTTATACTATTTACATTATTAGGTGGTTGGATTCTTGGAACAATCTTTGCAATAATTGGTTATTGTATAGGATTTTATTTAAATTTGTATATACAAGTTAACAAACCGGATAAGAGTCCTCATAAAAATATTTTTAATTTTATAAATCTAATAATAGGATTTTTACCTTGTTTATTTATTAATTTTGCAAGTTGGATTAAAGAAGAATATTTGAAGACAAATAAAAAGATTTTTATTTTAATTGGTATTGAAGCATTATTAATTGTATTTAAGTTTTTAATTCCATTTATATATAGTTTATTAAAAAAATTATTTAGTCCAAAAGAAAATATTTTATTAATTGATCCGGTTCCATTAGATAGAGTTACCAATTTAGGTTTATTTTTAACAAAAGAGGATGTAAAATTATCTAATACTTCTAAACTAGACACGTCTGAAAAGTTTTTTAATTATAATTATGCGGTTGCATTTTCATTATGGATTTTTCCGCAACCAAAATCAGTATCTGATGCATATAATAAATCAACTAATTTAATAAATATTAGTGATATTGTTAAAGTAATATATAAAAATAATATTATTGAGTTTTGGGCAGCTACAACAATACCTGGAGAAAACCCAAATCGTTTAATCAAACTATATGAGTTTAAAGAGCTTAAATACCAAAAATGGAACACTATTATAATTAACTATCATGGAGGCAGCCTAGATATCTTTATTAATAAAACATTATACTCTTCAACTCCAAATATTACGCCTTTAAAAAATAATAATAATGCTGTAGTGGGCGATATTGATGGCATAAATGGCGGAATTAAAAATGTTTCTTATTTCCAAAACTCTCTCTCTCAACAAGATATTAATTTAAAAATATAAATAAATAAATAAATAAATAAATAAATAAATAAATAAATAAATAAATAAAGAATAGATTAGAATAAATAGCATGGCAATGATTGTTAAATCAATTGATATATCAAAATTATATATTTCAGATTTAAATGTTAGAAAAACGTCAGCGAGTATTAAAGATGAATCAAATATTGAAGATTTAGCAAATGATATTAAATCAAATGGTTTAATTAATCCAATAACAGTAACTTATAATGATAATAAAGATACTTATGAAATTATAGCAGGAAGTCGCCGTTATAAAGCTATGGTATTATTAAAATCTTTAACTATTCCTTGCAATATTATTAATGTTGACTTACATAAAGCAGAAGAGATAAGTTTAGTTGAAAATATTAATCGTAATCAGATGACCACATATGATAAAGTAAAAGCCTTTGCCAAATTATCTGATGTATGTGAAGATAATATTGATAGTATATGTAAAAAAGTAAATATTTCTAAAGCAACTATTCAAAAATATTTGAAAATTAAGGATCTACCTGAAGAATTATTGAAATTATTAGATACAAAAAATAATGAACATAAAAAAATATCAGTGGATTTAGCACTACAATTAGTAAATTATAAAAAACAAAATCATAAATTAGATGTTATTGAATTATTTAATTTAATTGAAGATACCACAAATAGCGAAAAAATAGAAACATTAGAAAAATATATAAAGTACTATAATGAAAACTCCGAGGCGGCTCAAACCAACTCCGAGGCGGCTCAAACCAACTCCGAGGCGGCTCAAACCAACTCCGAATATGAAAATGAAAGTGAAAATGAATATGTATGTGAAGAAGAATATAAAGAAGAATATAAAGAAGAATATAAAGAAGAATATAAAGAAGAGAAAGAGAAAGAGAAAACAGATATTAATAATATTAAAGAGCAAGTTAAAGCGCAAAATACTAATTCAAAGAATTGGAGCAATCAAAATAAAAAATATAAATTTCTTGATCCATATGTAATTGATAAAAAAAATAATGAAATTATAATAATACCAGCTTCAATGTATGAAGAAATAGTAGAATTGATTAAATTAAAAACGGGTGGTAATCCTTGTACTTTAAAACTGTAACCATAACTATAATTTTTTAATACTATAATTAAAAATTGTAATTAAAAATTATAATTTTTAATTATCTAATTATATTATATTATGGATTTATTTGAAATAATTTTAACAGTAGTGATAGGTTATTTTATTATATACTTTTTATGGTGGTTTTATATGAGACAATTTGTGTTATTAAGCGATTGTAGGTCTGGAACATTACCTTTAACAATTACTCCTGACAAATTAAAAGGAAACTTACATACAAATAGTTATGCTTATTCAATATGGTTTTTTGTAACGGATTGGTCTCATAGATTAACAGAGCAAAAAATAGTATTAATGAGACGAAGTGCAAATGGTACAGTAAATCCAAAGATATATTTTGATCCATATGAAAATAATATTAATGTTGCTATAAATACTTATAATTTACAAGCAGCCCCCTCAAACACAACAGGAGCAGGAGCAACCGGCGCAGGAGCAACCGGAACAGGAGCAACAGGTACAGGAGCAACCGGTCCAGTTATAGAAGGTCTTACGATGGACAGCAATTTTCAAAGTGATTACGGAACAACACCATCATATACATCAGCAGCAATAGAAGATGCTATGAAAGTAAGAGCAGATTCCGTTTATGCTTATTTAGATAATTTGGATGATTATAATAATCGTAATTTTGATAGCTCAAATACATATCAAGGAATAACTGGAGCAACCGGATCAACTGGACAAAATACTTCCTCCAACTCTGCTTATGCTTGTAAAATAAATAATTTTCCATTACAACGTTGGGTTAGTTTAGTTGTATCTTTAAATAATAGAACTTTAGATTTATATTTAAATGGAAAATTAGTAAGAACATGTATATTACCAGCAACTGCTATTATAGACTCAACTGCTTCAGTTATTCTTACACCAGATGGTGGATTTAAAGGCTGGACTTCAAACACACAATATTTTTCAAAAGCACTTAATCCACACGAAGTTTTTAATATATATTCAACTGGTCCAAAATGTGGCGGTAGATTAAGTTTATTTGATAGATATAAATTAAAATTAACTTATTTAGTAAATAATGAAGAGTCTGGTTCTATAACTATTTAATAATATTTTAATATATACATATTTTAATATGAGTTTTCAAGACTTTAATAATAAAAATATATTCAGTAATTTAGCATTTTTAGAAACTAATACTATTGTAGCAAAACTTGCTTTTATAATTTTAATAATATTTATTTTTATTATTTTATTAAAGATAGGAACTGAGATACTTGGTTATTTTTTTACACCAGATGATGATCCTATATTAATTAAGGGAATACAAGACGGCAAGACTTTTACAAGAATACCTGTAGACCCTAGAGAGAGTAAATCAATTCCAATAATAAGATCTAAAAATAAAAATGAAGGTTTAGTGTTTACTTGGTCAACGTGGATATTCTTAAAAGAACCAGATATACTAAAAATAGGAACCTCACCAGGGCAATCATTATCAACTCAAAAACAATTTAGACATATTTTTAATAAAGGAAATGATAGTTGTGCAGTAAATGGCATAGTTCAACCTAATAATGCTCCTGGATTATATGTATCAACTGATTATAGAGAGTTATTAATAGTAATGAGCACTTTTGAAAGTCCTAGCGAAATAGTTACTATTAGCAATATTCCAATTCAACATTGGATTAATATTATTATTAGAGTAAACCAATATAAATTAGATGTGTTTATTAATGGAACATTAACTAAAAGTTCAGTATTAAAAGGATTACCAAATCAAAATTATGAACCAGTTTATGTAGCTTTAAATGGCGGTTTTGATGGATTTATTTCAAAATTACAATATTTTGCTTATTCTATTGGAGCTAATCAAATACAAGAAATAGTAAATGCAGGTCCAATGTTAGGCGGAATTGGCGGAAATCTTGGTAATACAAATGCCGATTATTTATCCTTTAGATGGTTTTATCCATCTCAATCCGCCGAATCTTAAATTATTTATAGCTATTTATAGCTATTTATAGCTATTTATAGCTATTTATAGCTATTTATTAATTTTATCCAATACTCCAATTTTATTCTCTCCATATTAAACTCATTATTTTCAAACTTGGTTTTAAATTGAATTATTGTATTTTGTAATAATTCAATAGTAATATTTTGCCAATCGTCAACTATTAAGACAGGCAAACCATCATATAAACTATCAATTGGTGAGGTTTTAACAATTGGAATACAGCCTAAACATAAGGCTTCCCAATTTCGGTGACAATCTAGTCCGCCTCCGTGTGGACAAATAACAAACGCAAAATTAATTTGTTTATTCCAAGTAGTGAGACGAGTAACCTTTTTTTCCTCATAATATATTAATCTTTTATTCAGTTTTTTAAATGCATCTTTACGATCATAACCTAATTTAGTATTCATTGAAAAATGAAAATTAGCATAACAATGAATATTACGATTCCAAAAAGGAACTGATTTTTCTATAAAATAAATTAATTGTTTCTCTTGCTGTTGGCAGCTGGATAAAGGTCCCCAGATTGGATTTACTGTTAGTGTATGATAATCTAATCCAATCGGCAGCTTTGTTATTTTACTATGTTGAATAGTCATATTTTGACAAAACCAATGTATTAATCGAGTATCATTTAATAATTTATTAAAATCGGTGTGACTTAGTATTTCTTGTGGAATAGTTTCATCACAATCGCCACTTACTAAAATAAAAGAAAAATTAATTAATGGCAGCATTTTATTAATAAAAGTTACTATACTGCTTGAACATATATATATAGAGGGATTCTTGATATTTTTCATATTGTTTATGGTTTCAATAATAGGATAATTAACTAGATGTATAATACTCGATACAGGATAATATGAGTAATAATCACACGATTTTAAGATTCCTCTGCTTGATACATAAATATTATTATTTTCTGTCATATTAATATTTATATTTATATTTATATTAGTATTAATATTTATATTTATATTAGTATTAATTTTAGATATGTGTTTAAAATAATAAAATAATAAAATAATAAAATAATAAAATAATAAAATAATAAAATAATATAGTAATGTCTGTTTATAATCTTATATCATCAAATCAATATGTTTTACAAGGTGAAACATTTACTTTGACAGCAACATTTGCTAGTTCTGTTTATGCGAGAATTAAAGATAATTATGATAATACTATAATTCTAACTATTAACCCAAACGGTGTAACCACCTCTGCTTCAGTGCAAATATCTATTACATCTTCCCGCCCTAATGGATCATACAGTTTTACACTAGAAACCTCGCCAGAAGATAATGGTATTTTTGTGTTAAGATCAACTACAATTATTACGATTTGGAATAACACTCTTATAACATCAAGAACACAGCTTGCAGACACTGAATCATTTACGTTGAGCGCTACGTTCAATCCTTTATTTGATGCGCGAATTATAGGAACAAATACAGGTAATTTTTATAGCATTATAAATCTAACTGATAATTCAGAAGAATATATAACGATTAATTCGCTAGGTAACATAAGTATTTTAGTGCCAGTTACTAGTAACAATTATCCTAATGGATCATATACTTTTACACTAGAAACAAAGCCAACTAACTCGGATGATTGGGTATCAACACAACAATCTGTAACTGTTTCTGGTTGGATTAGCTCACTTACAACCCCTTCTTCAAATATTGAAGAAGGCAACTCATTTACTTTGACAGTAACATTTAATCCTTTACTTGATGCTCGAATTATTGATGATGATAATACTATTACAAATCTAACTATTAATCCAGCCGAAAATGTAACAGTTATTTCATCCGCTGGCAAAACTGTAACTGTATTTTATCAAACTAGTAGCGCGAGTCTTCGCGTTTCTACTTATATACTACAAACAAAGCCAACGGATTCAAATATTTGGCTAAATACACAACAATCTGTAACTATTATTGTGTGGACTAACACATTTAACATATCAAGTTCTAATGTAGAACAAGGTTATGCATTCACTTTGAGCGCATCATTCAATCCATCATACAATACACGAATTATAGATAATTTAAATAATATTATAACTCTAGAAATTGATCCATTAGAACCACTCAATGGAACTGCTTATATTGAAACTAGTAGCAGCAACTATCCTAGTGGTTCATACACTTTCACTCTAGAATATAACCAACCTAACTCAAGTGATTGGGTGACAAGCGGACAGTCAGTAACTGTTTTTGTTTTTAGCGTAGCTATTACTATATTAAATAAATACAATCAACCAACTCAATATATTCAGATAAATGAAGAATTTTTTATTAATTTTACATTTTCACCAAGTGCTCCACAAAATGTGACTGCAAGAATTAGTACTGATTTTTCTGTAATTGCAAATATAAGCACACTAACTACATCTAATACTGAAATAATTTATACAGGATATAGCGAAGAGATTACAAGTGTAGGAGAATATATTTTAACTCTGGAAATAAGTTCAGATAATATTAACTGGCTAAATATAGGAGAATCCATCAGTCTTTTTCTTTTTAGTATAAGTTTCACAATATCAGATGATTCAGATGACTATACTATTAAATTGAACCAACCTATAAATCTTAGTTTGACATTAGACCCTGATTATTTTATTCCTAATTTACATTTCAGAGTAATTAATCAACTTAATAATCAATTAACATATTGGGAATCATTTAATATAACTGATCTTATAACAGAAATAACAGTGCCAACTGGAATTGGTCAATCTATTAGCACTGTTGGACCATATACTTTTAGTCTCCAAATGAGACCAGCCACAATAGAAGCTTCAACTAATGATTGGAAAGATACAGGACAAGAAGAAAGTATTTATGTTTGGAATAACTCACTTGTAGCATCTAGTACAACTATTGAGTTTGGTCAATCATTTACTTTAACTGCAACATTTCGACCATTTTATTACACAAGGGTAAAAATAACTAATAACTATAACAACATTATTCGTTATATAGATTCATATTCGCCTAGTTTAATTAATATTGCAAAGACGATTACAATATTACAAACAAGGATAGGAGAATATATTAGCGGTATTGGAACTTATACTTTAATGATGCAGTCGAGTACTGATAATAATAACTGGATTGATGAACAAATATCATTAACGGTGCTTGTATCTAGTACTATAATTATTACTATTTTTAACAACACTTCTTTTTATAATACATTTATTAGCGGTTATTTTATTGGAGACAATTTATTGTATTCTCAAACGCCCATACAATTTTCAACAGGTAGTCTAGAATTAATACTGGAAGTTCCAGTGTCTCATCCTGATGAAAAGATAAACTATAAAATTACATTATTAAATACTTTAAAATTTAATATATTTCAGATTTATGATGCGATCGATTATCTCGATTCTGTAGATAATACAACTATTAGTTCTAAACAAGGAGAAATAACACCAGAGTATGATGATTCAACTGGATATTTTATAGATATTAAAATTAATTTAGATATCATACCAATTAGTCAAATAATAACATCAACAGATCAAGCACTAACAGAAACAGTTAATAAAAGCGTATTTTCTTTAGTTGAGGAAGGATTAAGTTTGTGCCAAATAGAATTTCTTAAAAATACTAAATTAACCGAAATTTTAAATAATATTGAACGATTAAGATCTTATAGCAGATTTACTGGTTCTAGTACAATAAATAATAATAATGGTAGTTTAAATACCGCAGGCGCAAGATATACTGAAAACTTTCCTAGTGCTAAATTTGCAAATAGCGTTAGTATTAACGAATTATTACTTAATAAAAAAAATTATATGTTTTCAAATAGTTTAAATAAAAATGTTATTAGTGGACCAATATTATATACAAAAGCTTCTTCTTCTGGATTAACTAAAGCTAAACAATTTGCAAATGCAGCACGAGGACGCGCTCCATCTGGCGGAATTGGGCGACGGCTTGGCGTTCAGTATTATGATGGCAGAAATTTAGTGTCAATATCTAATATATATAATCGAAGCAATCAAACTAGTCAAAATATTAATATATGTAATTTATAAAACAAAAACAACAAAAACAACAAAAACAACAAAAACAACAAAAACAACAAAATAAAATAAAATAAAATATATATATTAATAGCATGAAAACTAAATTAACCTTTCAATTGATAAAATATATAGCAATTCTATTTTTTATTTATGTTCTATTAATATTTTTTAAGATATTGCCTAGTAATGAAACTAATACTGATATAAATAATCAAACTAATATAAATAAATTAAAAAAATTAGAAGCAGTATGTCCTTTAACAGTATTTAATCCTAATAAACTATCAGTAAATGATTTCAATAGTATAGAAAATATAGCAAATCCAGATATTTCAAATAGTAAAATACAATTAAATAATCAAACAAATAAAATCCATTATTGCTCTGTGAAAGAAGATACTAATATTAAATCCAATAAACAATGTACATTAGGAAATGTATATTTAGATATAGAAAAATGCAATTCATTAATGTAGGTTTATTTAGGTTTATTTAGGTTTATTTAAATGATATAAATAATCTGTATTTGGAGAGTTTTCATTGCGTTTAACTTGTTTATATATTACGTCTATTTTTTCTGTCAAGTTTTTAATAATATCTGTATTTACATTATTATTTATTAAAGGTGTATCTAATAAAACATTTTCAGTAATAAAACTTATAGCAGTATATAGTAAATATTTACGCATTTTGTTAAGAGTTGGTTTATATTTAATACAAAATAAAGAAAATAATGAATTGATTATTTTATTATAATTTTTATTTTGTGTAACCTGAATTATACCATCCCAAATAACCCATACTATATTCATTTGATATTTTTCTTCTACAATTGCAAACTCTCTACGTTCGCAGTCACAATTATGTTTTTTTTGTTTAGATATAAAATCAAATTTTAGTATCCATTCTACCCAGTAACAGGCACTAATACTATCTTTAACATCATATGAGATACTATACATAAACTCATTGATTGCTATAAATATTTCTTTTGGATCTTGCTTTTTAAATATATTATTAGCATATTCAATATTAGGGGCTTTTAATTTATTAGTTATATTTGTAATATCAAACTCTTCATTTGATTTAATAGTATAATCTTCAAATGCGTGATTTTTTTTAGAAAAACAAAGAATAGAAATTATTTCAGCAAAAAGTTTTCTATTTTCTTGATTATTTCTTAATTCTAAATCATTTATTATAGAACCATCGTTTGCTATATATTTAAACTTATTAAATCTATAACTTAAATATACGTGTAATTTAGGATTTGATATGTGAACATATCGACTAGAATAATATATTATTATATTCCATAATTCATTAAAATGTCCTGCACATATTAATTCTATAGACCAATAAAAAGCAGGTTCAATATCACAATTTTGAATTGCCTTTATTAATTCTGCTTTAACTTTTGATTTGGCATAACCAGAAAATGTTATATTTTTAAAATTATTGCTAGTTCTTATATCATTAATTTCATTATCATTCATATAATCTTAATATCTAAAAAATAATAAATAATAAAAATAATAATATATATTAGATAAATAAGATGTTTGAATTAGGAAAAATAAAATATGTAGAAATTATTTTATTTGTTTTAATATGTTCGCTATTATTTTTATTTATTTTAAAGAAAAATAAAGAAGGTTTTATTAATGAAAAACAAGAGATTGCAATATACACAGGGAATGATATTTTTGATGATTTTTATTCAAAAATCTATGATAAATTATTATTCGATGATACTAAATTAAAATTCGAAATTGATCATATTTTTCAAAATCAAAATGAAAATCAAAATAAAATGAAAAATTATAACGTTTTAGATATTGGATGTGGAACAGGACATCATATTAATAAATTAACTAATTTAAATATAAAGTGTATCGGCATAGATAATTCCAAAGCAATGATTGCTAAATCACAAAATAAATTTCCAAAATCAAAATTTAAATTAGCCAATGCAATGAGTAGTCTCGAGTTTCCTGAGCATACATTTTCTCATATTTTATGCCTACATTTTACTATTTATTATTTTAAAGACAAACGTCATTTTTTAGAAAATTGTTTTCATTGGTTAAAACCAAATGGCGTATTAATTTTACATCTAGTAAATATAAAAAAATTTAATATTGTTCTTCCAAATGCTAAACCCTTTATGAAATCTCATAGAAAAACAAATCAAAATATAATTATGTTTGATAAACTCAACTATCGTTCTAAATTTATAAGTGATACTAATGTAAATTTTAATACATTGAGACTAGATGAACCAAATGTCATATTTAAGGAAATATTTAAGTTTACTGATACCAATAAAGTACGTATTAATGAACATAAACTTTTTATGTCTTCGCAAAATGCGATCATAAATAGTGCTTTAGAAGTTGGATTTATGTTAAAAACATATATAGAAATAAATATAGATACATATAATTATAATTATTTATATACACTTGAAAAACCTAATTAAATATTATGTAAATATATTAGACTGATTTATATTTTTATAATATGGTAAACTATTTTTTATACACCATTGAATACATTTTTGTATATTATTTTTTTTAATAAGTTCTAGTTTATCAGATTTATTGTTATCTAATAAATGAAGTGTATATAATATATTTTCTAATTGTTGCTGTCCTAATATAGCATTAATATCTTCTAATTTATTTATATATAAATATGGAATCTTTATATTTAAAATCCTTGTAATTGTCTTTGTATTACTAAAATTAAAAAATGCAACAAGTTTATTTATTAGTTCACTTGTATCGGAGGCTTTAAACACTTTACATACTATATATTTTTCTGAATTGGCATTTCTACTTGTATTAGGTTTTATAATATAACATTTTTCATATAAAGAAGACAAAATATATAATATATCAATTGTTGCTTGAGTAAATATATCAAATATTTTTAAAATAAAGTGTCCTCCTTGTTTTTGAAGTGCGATAGCATATATTACTTGTGCAAATATTAAATTAATTGATAATATTTCTTGTTTATTAAAATTACTTGAATAATCAAATCCGCCATCTGCGGTTATAAAATCCATACTATTTTTATAACTACGATAACAATAGTAAAAATTATTAATATTTAAAATATTACCTGTATTATCTGCACCTTTTATGATATGAACATTTTTATGAATAGTTAAAAAGTCTCTACTTTTTTTCCAACCTGGTATATTTTCATTTTTATCATCAATTAACGTAATACCATTATAAATATCTTTTTCATTATTTAAATTATTTAAATTAGTATTTCTACAATGAATTAAGGCTTCAATAAATCCACCAGGACCTTCCGCTAAATGAAAACTTTGAATTGGTTCATTTGGAAATGTAACGGCTAATGTATTTATTATTTCAATTAATTTATAATATGAACGAGACAATGGCTTCAATTTACATACTGAAATCTTATATTGTGGAATAATACTATGGATATATTCATATGTATTAGTATATTTTTTATATATATCCCACTCATCATTATAATCATCAATTTGGCCTTTCATAGTATTTAAATAATTAGCTAAGGATTTACTAATAACTATATTATTTTCTTGTTCTTCTGCGTTTTCTGCCTTTATTATATTTATATCTTTTACAGTCAATATATTTAATACATTGGGTAATATAAAATAACTCATAATAAGTATGATAGTATAGTATATTTATAGTATTATATTTAGATTATATTTAGATTATATTTAGATTATATTTAGATTAATTCATACAGTATTAATTATATTTAGATTATATTATAACATTTAAATAATATTTAAATAAATAAATTATTATTATTATTATTATGAATAATTATAATTTAGCATTTTATACATATTTTTATGGAAGCAATAATAATGCTGCATTTAAAATACCAACATTACCATCATTAAAATATAAATGTTATTTTTATACAAATAACAGTGGTATGATTAAACAATTAGAAAATACCAATTGGATTGGTATTTTTCATGATTGCCCAACAAATGATGATTTAATAGAAAGTTGTATGGTTGGAAAACATATAAAAATAATGCCACACGAATATGCTGAATTAAAAAAATATGATTATCTCTGCTATTTAGATAGTAAATTAGACAATGTAAATGAACACTTTGTTGAGTATTTTATTAATAAATATTTTATATTACAAAATTATGCTTTATTATTACGACAACATTGGTTTATTAATAATTATGTAATTGATGAATATACAGAGAGCATGAAACAATATAGATATCGATTACAAGATACAAAAATTAAAAACTATATTTCAAATCAAGCAAAACGTGGGTTAAGTTTAGTTACACCTAACCACTGTGCCTGTTGTTTTTTAATAAGAAATATGAAACATGAAAAAATGATTGAAATAAATACTGAATGGTTCAATCACGTTCAAGAGTGTGGTATTCAAGACCAAATATCTTTCTTTTTTGTAAAACAATTATTTAATGATTGTATTTATCCATTTACAGAACTCCCATTTTTTTAATTTTATTATACCAAACTAAATAGTTGTATATATATTCGTTGCGCCACCACGTTGTGTATTTTCAATATTAAATATCTTACAAATTAAAATATTTGGATATATAGAGGTTCGCTTTAGCCACACATTTTCTATATGTTCTTGATCAATGTTAACATCAAAAATGTGATGACAGTTTTTTATATGACTTCCAACAAGTTCACAACGTTCTCTATTATTTTGAACTATACAATCATAATTATTTAAGTGATAATTCTTTATAAAAGTTTCAAACTCTGGAATATAAAATCGGCCAGTAATTTTAATAATAAAAGTTGATGATTTTAATAATTTTGAATGATTAAAGGCATAATTAATTGCAAATATTTCATGTCTTCCTTTTCCAAACTGTAATTCTTGTAAATACTTAGCTTGTGGTAGTTGTTTTTCGTCAAAACTAATTAACTCAAATCTAGAATTAAAAAGTTCTTTTTCTAGATTTAATTCGTTAAAATTATATCCACTATTTTCTACCAACACAATATTTAAATTAGTCTCATATAACCATTTTTTTATGGAGGTTAAATAAGTTTCTACTCTACTTGCTGGATCTATTTGATATAAATAACTGACATTATGAACATTAACCGTTGAAGTTAATATTATGGTAGTCATTAAATATAATAAAATATTAAATATTTAATATTTAATATTTAATATAATATTTATATATTATATTATTTATATAATATAATGGTATTAAATAACAAAGATTCAAAAAAAAATAACAAAAAAAACAAAAAAAACAAAATTATAAAAGGCGGAGGAAGAACGAATGATCCAGGTAAAGCTCTTGAAATACTTAAACAAGCCGGCATAGACATAGCAAATGAAATTGATTTTGCGGCTATTGTAAAAGATTTATTTAATTTACTATATGATATATTTACAGGAGGCGAAAAAACAGAAGCAGAGTTTACAAGAAGAGTTTTAGAACAACTATATAATATTACTGGAGGAAATAATTGTGCAGTATTTAATGCATTGTGCACTAACCAAGAGTTACGTATTCAAATTAAAGAAATATATACTAGATTATATACAACACTAGAAAATGGAGCAGTTTCTATTGCAACAAACGTAATATCACTAGTTCCTCTATATGGACCAGCCGCGAGTGCTGTTATAAATGTATTAAAAATAAGTAAAGATGTTAAAAAAGGCATTGTTGATAAATTTAGAAAAGCAGTAACAATTGTTAATAAGATTCAAAAAGCAGCAACAATTGTTAATGATATTCAAAAAAACACAGTTAAAGGCGGTGGAACCAGAAAAATCAGAAAACATAAATTACAAAAAAAATTAACAACAAAACAAATCAAACATATTGCCGAGACTTATTTACAATTTTTAAATCTAATTTTATATGTCAAAAAAAAATATAAAACTAACAATAAAACTAACAATAAAACTAACAATAAAACACAAAAACAAAAAAATCATTAATCAATAAGTTATAATTATTTAGTTTATTTTTTTGTTAATAATTTTAATGGTTTTTTAATCTTAATTGTTTGTTCAACTAAGGGAACTGGTGCATCATCATTCAGTGCTGATGTTTGTGTGGGCGCCTGCCCTAGTGTTTGGGCTGAGGTTTGTGCTGGTGCCTGCCCCAGTGTTTGCGCCGATGTTTGTGCTGGTGCCTGCCCCAGTGTTTGCGCCGATGTTTGTAACATCATAGATAATGGCGATTGTGGTGGGGTCTGTTTTAGCATAGATACGGAGGCTAACTCTGGAGTTGGTGTCTGCATACTCATAGAGATAGGCGCTTGTACTGGAGTAGAATCTATTACTTTACTCTTAGGCCCAGTCTTAGGCCCAGTCTTAGGCCCAGTCTTAAGGCTAGTTTTTGGCCCAGTATTCGGCCCAGTTTTTGGCGTAATAACAGGAACCTGATCAATTAGAGACGATGATTCATCCATTACTGCGGACGTTTGAGGTGTTAATGGTGGAGGCTCATTAAATTGTGATAATATTTGAACCTCTTGTTGAAACTCTTGGTCTTGTTGTTTTGAATTAGATAATGATAAATTAATATCTTTTATTTCCACATTTCTAACTTTTTTGAAAATAAAATAATTATTTAAAAATGATATTTCTTTTTCAGACTTTAACATTTGTTGTGCTTCTCCAATATTAGAAATACTTAGTTTTTTTGATTTAATATTTGCAAGCATTTCGTCATATAATACTTCAAACGAATCTACGCTTTTACTAAATCCTATTTTTTTTAATTCTTCAGGGGTTAAAGGAACAAATCCATAATTTTCTAATAGCATAGTAAAATAATCAAAATTTACTAAATATTCGCGAATATTCTTATTAATAGAAGACTGATAAATATCAATCGCATAGCCTAAAGAACTGATATCATCATTAAATGAAGTATTAGTATATTGTTTTGTAATTTCTAATAACTTATAATTTTGTTCTTCATTAAAATATGTATAAATTTCTTTCTCTTTTAAACTATTTAATAACTTAAATATTTTTTTACCATTAAAACAAGTTCCAATAAAATATCCATTTAATTTTGTACATTGTGAAAGATTAATTAAGAACTCATTTAGTGTGTCTATATTTTCAAACATATAATGTAGTGCGAATTGAATTGAACTAATATTAAATCCTTCGTTTGCAATTCCAAATGATTTAATAACTCCTTTAGGTAGTCCTTCTTTTTTTCCTATTCCAAATATAGCCTGTGCGATTACTTTATCTTGTTCTGTATTAAATGCTGAGGTATCTTTAATATTTTTATTACTATTGCCATGAACAAATAATGCGCCTGGAAGTGCTGAAAACTTTTGTTTATAGGTTAAATAACGACTACATACGCCGCTTTTTGGATTTAAAATATTATCTTTAGAATAATCAATTCCAAAAACAAAAGCTAATTTAGCAGCATTCCATTTTGGAAGATCACCACCTCGCCCTACTGCATAATCAATTAATATATCTCCTGGTTTAGAGATTGAATTAATTAATCGATTTTTAACAACTAAATTGTGGAAGTCGCGTAGTCCTTTTGCTTTCTTTTCTCCTTTTTCTTCTGGCGACTCATTATAATAAATGTCTTCATCATATATATCTGGAATATTGTTTCCAGTGGTTATCATATCAAGAGTAATAGGATTATGAATACTAAACCAATTATTTTGAGCGGTATGATAAGCGTTGCCATAACTTTTATAACCCGCTCTATATTCTGCCGATTTATCATATCTAATTCTTAGTGGAATCCATTTCCAACCTTTAGATTGTGTCATATCATATCTACATTCAACAATGGTATTATCTTCAATCACTTCATTTTCTTCAGTAAACATTTGTTTTTCATTCATTGCATCTAATTTTAATTCTATATTTGTTAGGCCAGCCTCTGGATCATATGGATTAGATGGAATAAATTGAACAGGTTTAAAAGAATCACTTTTATCTGTGTTTGATAATAGTGGGATATTATCATCGATTATATATTGATAAGGATTTGCATATCCGTGTTTTCTAATATCATACCCCACTCGCAATATAAGAGTTTTATATTGAATTATTTGATCTAACTTTTGAACATCTGTTCCGGTGTCATATTTATTACCTATAAAATCTGTTTTATTCGCGGTTTTTTTTGTTGTAACTAAAAAGTCAATTGTATTAAACTCTGCTGGCTTCCATTTAAATGACATATCCCAAGTATGTTTATATGACTTTATAACTTTATCATTTTCTGTTAATCCTACTCCGTAATTTAATGGTGTAAAAATTAAACCATCTGTATTATATTCATAGTTATTTGCCTCAATATTTTTTTGTATAGCTTCACACGCTTTAAAAATAGACATTTGTTCTGTTACATCATAAAATGTTTTAATTTCAATTCTAAGTGGTGAGGGTTGCGCAGTGTTGATCATCGTCGGATTTAAAATTTTAAGTGTATTGTCTAAAAGTTCCCATCTATACTTAACCTCTTTGGATTTAGTTTTTTTACCTTTGAACTCTAACCCACGCACATCAATTGTGCTCAAAAAATATATATCAAAAGCCGCATATATATTACTAAAAGAACCATTTTTATTATGTTTGATGTGTTCTCCATCTAATAATGTGTTAAATATTTCTTCATTTTTACTAATAGCACCAGTAAACTCTACTACGCCCTGCGTATTTATTAAATATATTTTTCCAATTTTATTAATATATAATAATTTTCTCTCTCCATCTGCTTTATCTGTTACACAGTAATTTTTTCTAATATTAATTGCATTAGAATTTGTATTTTCTTGTGTAATATTAGAAATTTGTAAAGTAACTGAAGAAGGTCCAATAAAATTATTTGGAGAGATTTCATTCCCAGCAACTCCAATCAATTCAAGATATTTTTTACCAACGTCTTTTAATTCATTATAAGAGACTGGATAATTAGTATTTTGCAATCCACATAAAATATATTTACTAATTTTGAAAATCATACTATTTAATTGCTCTAGTTGTTCTACGGTATTACTAACTTCAACTTCAATTTCGTATTTTTGTGTATTTTTAAAGATGTTACTATCTCTAATATTAGTATTATAAGCATCCCTAACAATACTCAAATCGATCTTAACCGGATAGTCCGGATGAATTAATGTATATCTAGTAATCAATCTGAAATTTTTTTTACTAGTTGTCCAATTTGGCTTTAAAGAGTCAATTAATTCATCTTTTACTTTTAAACTCGTTTCTTTTGAATAAGATATTCTAAAATTAAAATCATCATAATTAACAAGTGCTGGCTGATCATTTATCAAATATTGTATTTTTTTCATATAACTATAACCATTTTCAATTGCGTCGTCATCTGGTAGTTGATTCGTATTACAAAACTTTTGTATATTAATTACATTGTTAATTTTGATTCTAATATTATCAATAGAAATATTTAAATATGTAACTCCATTATTTTCAAAATTAAAACCTTTTGATAATAAATACTTTATAGTAGAATCAAATCTATTTTTTGTAATTTTTTCAATGTTTCTATTGCCAAATCTAATTTCTAACTCTGCACTTGTATCAACTCCTAAGTTATTCTTTGTCTCTAAAAATGTTTTTAACAATACTTCGGTAGTTATATTTGTTTCTTTTTGCGTTTTTAATGCTTTTGTTCCTTTTAATGCTTTTGTTCTAGAAAAACTCATTTATATATATATTTTATATATATTTATAAATCAATTTTAATTATAATATTTAATTAATTAGTAATTTAGTTATAATTTACTTATAATTTAGTTATAATTTGTTGATAAATATCTGATTTAATAATTTTAGCAGTATTAATATTTAAGTTTAATTTTTTGGCCATTAATATTAATTCATCTTTAGTATAATTTGTGATGCTTTTAATTGGTTTTTTAAAATTTTCTACTTGATAATAATTTTCTTTATAAAATAAAGCAGGTTCATCAATTATTGTAATAACATTATTCACATTTTTTATTATATATTGTTTAGCATCTCCACAACAATTAAACTCATAATATTTATAGTCCCAAATATAAAATATATTTAAATTAAATAATAATGCTAACGCAAAAAATGCGGTGAGATTAATAGTTTTTTCGTTTAACAATTGATTTTCTACTTCACTTAATGATAATTTATATATTTTTAATTTAGATTTAATTTTTCTTAAATCTTCAATACATTTAATTTTAAACTCTTTTTCTACTACAAAACAATTAGCTTTTTCATATAATTCACTATCATCAATATCTTTCACAATTTTATAAATAGTCCAAAAAAATATGTCACTTATTTTATTTTTATTATAATTTTTATTATTGCTATTATTGCTATTATTGCTTATTTTAGCTTGTGCATTAGCTTGTACATTAGCTTGTACATTAGTTTCTAGTTTATTATTTTTTAAATTATTTGACATATGATTTATTATATTTTCACGAGTCAACATATATGTTTCATTTAATATACTCATTGTTCTTTCTTTATAAATTGTAAGTTAGTATTTAAATATTTTTAGTTATTTAGTTATAAATAACTAAAAATAATTATTTTCTTTCCTGTTTATATAAAAGATGGAAGGCGCAATGGTTATGGTTTTACACGCGGTAATTATAGGTATAGTATTGTATTTAATTATGCTTTATGTTTTCGGTCAAAAACCACTTAAAGCTGAAACTAGAAGTGCTTTATTGGCGGCTTTAGCATTAGTATATATGCTTTTATTTGGACATAAACTACCAACTTCGTTAAATAGAAATCTCTTTTAATTTATTTTAATTTATCAAATCGATTGCATATAATATAATTTTTTCTTGATTTGTTAATCTTTGAAATACTAATGACTCATCAAGTTTAATTTGAAAAAAAACATTATTTTTATTTTTCATAATTAATGAAATTGAATCATTTATTTTAATTTCGCATAAAATACCACCATTTGTAAGTTTTATATCATCTGGATTTTTAATATTAATCCAACGAATATATCTGCCTTCTATTAATTGTGGATATTCATCTATATATTGGTAGTCTTTTAATTTTTTTAATAATTCATTAGTGTTTTTTTTTGATAAGTTTAATTCATTTATAATTAATTCTTTTTCTTTATTTATAGTGTCAAATGTTAAAGTAGATATATTTTTATTATTGTTGTTATTTAATGATTTTTCAAGCAATGGTATAATAATATTATTATTATTATTATTAAGCATAACTATAGTTTATTATAATAAAATATATTAATATTGTATTAATATATAAATTATTTAGTGAATATTTTTATTTTCATTTTAACAATATTTTCAAGTATTTGTATAATATAATATATTGTAATATATTATAATATGTCAAGTAGTCTAAGTAGTTCAAGTAGTTCAAGTAGTTCAAGTAGTTCACCAATGGCAACTGTACAAATTAGCCGCGGAAATACACTTGGTAAACTTCCACGACCCTCACCCTTAGTGCGTGGAAAGGCAATGACGCCAGCGGAGGCACTACTGGCTGCAACTATGGCTGCAAACTTAGCAACTGAAACTGCAAATAACGCACAAGAAGCAGCACAAGAATCAGCACAAGCTGCGCTAGCGGCGGCAGAAGCAGTGAGAGCAGCACAAGCAGCGCAAGCAACTGCATCATCAAGTACAAGAAATTATGCAGTAGTGCCTGAAATACCAGTAAGATTATTAAGATCAAGACGAGGGTTTTTAAGAATACCAAAATTTAGAATGAGTGGTAAACCTCGTAAGCAATCAAAACAAAAAGCTCGTCAAACTAATAAACGTAATAGTGGTTTTCCAATGGTAGATCTACAAATACCTAGTAGGTCATCTTCGCCAGAAGCTACGCATAGTTCGCGTCGCCAACGTATATCGTACGCTCTACCAGTTCCATTAATAGGCGCGGTCCCGATGGATACAAGGGTACAAGGAGGTAGACTAACTGATCGCAAAAAAACAAAAAAACAAAAAAAATATAGATGCAAATAATAATTATATCTATATAATATAATAAAATGACAGTTGAATTAATTAATCAGTTTATGATATTGTTAATTATGTATTATTTACTTTTAGTAAGCACAAATATTAATTCGTTACTTAATTGCTCTATTCGTCGTTTTTTAGAAAATAATATGTATATAAAACATATTATTTTATTTGTAGGTATTTATTTATGGAGTTTTATATTAAAAACATATTCGCCAGTAGAAACTATTCCAACTAATAAAGAAGGGTTTACAAGTAATTACGATTTTAAACAATATAGTTATTTAGTTCAATCGTTTTTTTATACTTTAATTATTTATTTAGCATTTCTTATGACATCTAAAATGGAAGTTATTTCATTTCTAGTGTTTATTACTTTATTAATTGTAGCTTTTATAATTAATTTATTATATAAAGTTAATCTAAACAAATTAGGATTACAAAAAATAAAAGATGGTAATTTCTTTATTACACAACAATCTGTTATTAATACTATAAAAGAAACAAAAGAAACAAAAGAAACTATTAAGGTAAATAATTCTGAAGTAAATAATGTTGTTTTATTATATAATATACTTTCTACTATATATACTTCCTTACCTTTTTTAATCGCTTATGGAGTATATAATTATTGGAAGAAACAGAAAAAAGATCATCGTAAAACGTTTAATACATTAACTTTTTTTATTGGAGTTGAAAATTGTAGATCGTAATAAAATAAATTGAAATATTATTATATTATTGTAATAATATAATAATAAAATACTATAGTAGTATTATTAACGAATGAAAAGGATAAAGTCAGCACCAGCAAATATTGCTGAAATGGTGAATCGAAAAAAACTTAATAGTGAAAAACCTACAAATAAATTAATAATAATTAATACACAACAAGATAAACCACGCGTCAATATTATTACACCTATAAAAAATAAAATAGTATATTCAAAAACTCAAAAAAATATAGAAAAAATTATAAATAGTGCTATGTTAGATTATTTAGATAATAGTAAACAACAATTTAATACAAATGATGAAGAAGTTGTTATAATTAGCATTCTATATTATTATATATGCGAAAAAGTGTTTACTAAAAAAAATCTAACTGAGTTTATCCTATTTCTACTGCAAACTTTTATAAAATATTTATTTACTCATCAGTTACACGAAATAATTGTTTCTGGAAATAATAATTTGAATTTTCATAATATTGCTCTTTTATTACAATAAGGTAAGGGCTCCCGTAAGGGCTCCCGCCCTTAAACCGACAGGCTTTATCGGGTAAAAAAAAAGCACGCATAAAGCACGCAGAAAGCACACATAAAGCACGCATAAAGCACGCAGAAAGCACGCATAAAGCACGCATAAAGCACGCATAAGCACGCATACAGCACGCGTAAAGCACGCGTAAAGCACGCATAAAGCACGCATACCGCACGCATACAGCATGTCGGTTTAAGGGCGGGAGCCCTTACGGGAGCCCTTATGGGAGCCCTTATGGGAGCCCTTACGGGGCCCCTTTAATTAGTACATACTCCTTACTTCTTTTCTTATGTTTACACAAATATAAACAACTCATTCCACCAGTACAACTTAGTAAAAATAGTAATACTAAGTAATTACAATATATATTATTTAACATAGTAAGTATATAATTAATAGAGTCTTGATCTATAAATATTTTATCATCAAAAATTGTGATATATACATTAATACCAGTTTCTTCTCTGTAAAAAAAATCGCTCATATATATATAATATATATTATATAATATATTATTTTTAAATATATTTAGCAAATGCAAATAATTATATTTATATAATTATATTTATATAATATATAAATCGTACAAATGAAAAATCTAATCTATAAAAGTGGTGTATGGTCTATAATAATACAAATAATAACTTTTTTTATTGGGTTATACGTATTATTTCTTAAAACCCCTTTTTCATTAAATGTTGTAAAACAACTATTATGGCTTGAAACAATTGCTCAAGTAATTGAGTTTGTATTTTATACGTGGATGGTCAAAAACTTTTCTACAATAAAAAACATAACAATATACAGATACTATGATTGGATACTAAGTACTCCACTAATGTTATATGTTTATATGATGTATTTAGCGTTTAAGAAGAATAAAGAAGGTATAAATGAGATTCAGAAAAACTTATCTGACCTTACAAAAGACAATTTAAATATTATAATTGTTGTATTATTGTTGAATGCGTTGATGTTAATGTTTGGTTATTTAGCTGAAATAAAAAAAATGTCTTTTAATCTTGCTGCAATTTTAGGATTTATTCCATTTTTTATAATGTTTTATTTGATTTATGTTAACTATGCACAATATACTACACTTGGAATACATACTTTTTGGTATTTCTCAGGAGTTTGGGCTTTATATGGTATCGCTTCAGTGATGTCTTATAAAGTTAAAAATATTAGTTATAATATTTTAGATTTATTCGCTAAGAACTTTTTCGGACTCTATTTAGCATATCTCTTATTCAATACTTCATAAATATATAAAGAAATGCACTTATTATAAATATACTTAATGAAATTAGTTATAGACAATAGAGAGCCTAAAGAATTAATAACAGCTTTACAAAGCAGAGTTGATAATGTTTCATTAGAAAATCTAGAGCTTGGTGATATTATTATTAAAAATGACAATGATCAAGTTGTATTGCTTTTTGAACGAAAATCATTAGCTGATTTAGTTTCAAGCATTAAAGATGGGCGATATAAAGAACAATCTTTTAGATTGTCTCATAGTGAATTAGATAATAAATATATTTATTATATAATTGAAGGAAACATAGTAAGTTTTCTGAATAAAGAAAAGGAGCCAGTTAAAAAAATGTTGTTTTCATCTATTTTATCATTATCTTATAAAAAAGGATTTTCTATTCTTCGAACAAGTGGAATTCCTGAAACCATTGAGTTTATTGTTAGATTTTATGAAAAAATTATAACAGAGGCTAGCGAGAATACAGAATCAAGTGAGAAGCATGAATTGCAAACCTCGGCAACCTATAGCAATGTAATTAAAACTTCTAAAAAATCCAATATTACTACTAGTAATATTAATGAAATTATGTTAACACAAATTCCTGGCGTGAGCATACACGTTGCTAAAACACTTATGCTAAAATATAAAACAATTAAAGACCTTACAAATGCGTTATGTGAAGATAACAAATGTCTGAACACTCTTATTATTGATTATGAAGGAGGAAAAAGAAAAATAAGTAAAAGCGTAGTTGAAACTTTAATAAAATTTTTAGTAGTATAAATAATAAATAAATAATAATATTTATTATTTATATTTAATGATGTTTAAACAAATATTCTTGTTTTTGTTTTTGTTTTTATTTGAAAGTAAAAATGGGTTATCTCAACCATTAATACATAAAAAAGTGATTGTTAATTTACATTTAGAAAAATTTAACAAATATTATAATTTATATCATATTGGAATTAGTTTTAAAAATCAGAATGATCAGAATGATCAGAATGTTATTAGATATGATTATCGACCGTTTTGTGAAGAGAAACCATTAAATACTAATCAATTACAACTTATTGATAAATTTTATAAATTATTATTATCAAAAACTATAGAAAATATAACAATTTTTTGGGGTGAAACAAATAAAACACTAGAAGAGATTGCACTGTTTGAAAAAACATTACAAAAAAAATATATTTTAGGAATTAATGATTGTCGGCATTATGTTAATTCTTTTTCACTATGGACACTCAATAAAAGAACGCCAATTTGGAAGTTAGATAAGCTTTATAAAAAATATATTAAATAAGTAATATTAAAATATTTTAATATTTTAATATTTTAAATGTCAAATGAGTTAAATGAAGTTAATATTCCTAATATTAAAATATCAATTACTGATTTAGAAGTTCTTGAAAAAAAAACATTGTTTTTTCCAGAATCGTTATTTAAAAAACAACAGGTTAATACTATTAAAAGTAATAATAATATTAATAATTTTAACAATATTAATAATAATTTTAATAATATTAAAAGTTTTAATAATTTTAATAATATTAATAATAATTTTAACAATAATATTAATTATTTTAATAATAAGTCTAAATTATACACCATAAAATCCCTAAATAATCGCCCGTTTTCATATCCTATGAAATTTACATAAATATTTAGTATTTAATATTTAGACCTTAATACCCGATTTAGCAAAATGTGGGCTCATATATCTCTGAAGATTGAAATAAGTAAGAACCTCCTCTGGCTTCACTTTTAGTAGCGCAGAAAGCGGCTCATCTGGATTGATTTGGCGGCCATTAGCCTTATCCTGAAGGCTGTTTGCACGAATGTAGGTGTTAATCTCGCGAGTTACTTCAGTGCGAGCCATTTCAGATCCTAGTGGCTTTTTAAGAAAATTAGCTAGCTCATCAGAGATTAAAGTTGGCTTTACAAACCCGCTTGGCGAACGGTTGCCAGTCTTACGCTTCTTTTTAGCATTCACTTTTTGCGCGATCTTTAGCTCACGAATCGCCTTCTTCTCAAGCGTTCTAAACTCACCTTTTAGAGTATTAATTACAAGGGTAAGGTTCTGTAACTTTTGGAAGAAGTTCGAAAAGTTCTCAGTAACCTGAACATCACAAGTTGGTAGGTCAACAACACCGCTTGTCGACGCGACTACACAATTGACTGGGTCGGTAGCCATTTCTGGTTTTGTAATAACAACATCTTCCTTAACCTCCTTAACCTTCTTAGGCTTGCGAGCGCTGGGAGTAGGAGGAGTTGGAACATCTCCAACCACGGGAAGTTCTACTTTTGGCACTTCAACCTTTGAAGGCTTGGGGTTAACGGGCTTGGGGGTCGAGTTTGCTTTTGGCATTTATAATCTATTTAATAATTCGTTTTTAAGTATTTTAAACAATAAATTATATTATTAATATTATAGCCTTAATTATAATGTTAATAATTAAAATTTAAACGCAAATTATATAACGGAATTATAGAACCATGGCATCGCTTCGGCGGCTAGTGGATTTACTAATGTTAAAGCGCATAATACATATGAAACTCCTAAATTAGAAAACTCTGAACTAATGCCTTTTGTGATAAATGAAGAAATAATTACTAATACATTTTTTTGCAGTTCATAAAAATTATTATTACATAAAACTCTAATATTATAATTAAATGGATTTCCAGTTGGATAACATATATTACATTTAATACTATGTGACAATTCTGCTCTATACTCCCATATTTCAATTAATTCTCTCACAAAACGAATTAGTCTTGCTCTATCTAGCATTAAAAACCAAGTATAATGCGAATAATGTCCCGCTTCATTAATGCGTTGAAATAATTCCAAACTTGTGTTCTCATTTTGTTTTTGTAAAGATATATTTGGTTGTTCAGTTGTAAGTTTTAAATTAATTGTAATTCCTAATATATTACTTAATTTAATATATGAAATAATTGAATTGAACACTGAACTGTTTATTTTCTCTCGTGTATAAGGATTTAAAATCTCTTTTGCTGTATTTTTTATAAATAAATTATAAATAGAAATTATGTTAAATCCCCATAAATTATTATTTTCTTCAAACGCAAAGAAATGATCATTTGGAATTTCAGATAGTTGTTCCAATGTAAAAAAATCTGTATCATTTTTACAATTGTTTTTATATTTTATTTGATTTTTTAAGCTTTTAATATATTTACTTACTAAATATTTTTTTGCATATTTTTGTATTATTATAATTGAACAAGCTTCGCGCAAATAATTGTATATTCGTTGTATTAATTCATATTTTTTACCCGTTTTTTTTAATTTAAACTCTTTACAAATAAATTTTAAATATGGTATTGTATATTTTTTTTTATAAAAAAATATATAGTCGTCCTTTTTTGGAATCTCATAATCCATACGTATATTGCTTTTACACTTGCTTTTACTATTGTTATTTATTTTAGCATTATATTCTTGTAAAGTTGCTATATTATCCATTATTATAAAATATAATAATATATTTATATATTTTATAAAATATATAAAATATATAAAATATATAAAATTATTCTATAAATATAAATCCTTCTAGTTGCATTATTTCTTTAATTTTGTTATGATTAATCGTTTTATTTAAGTCGCCAAGATCTAAGTTAATTTTATTTGACGAAACTTGATACATAAAATAAGCATTATACAACTCATAAAAGTCAATCGTTTTATCAATATTATGATTATTATTTAACCACATATAAAACTCTTGTGATATATCAGATTCTTTATATTCTTTATAATATTTTAATACCTTATACAAATTAAACGGATTGTTGGTTATATAATCACTTCCTGATAGAACACAAATTTCTTTAAACTCTTTAAATGTTAGTTTTAAATCCTCTACTATCTTATCTAAATAATATATAATAAAAGTTGAATTAGTTAAACTCATATAGCGCAATACTCTAGGACATCCATATAAGAATAAATCCATATCTTCACTTAAACATGCATATGCCAAGTTAGAAATTACTAGCCTAGCACATAATTCGTCGGCTTCGCCGGGTGCCTCAATATACGCGACACCAAACGCATCCATTAAATTATGGACTTTTTCAATATCACTTTTCTTTAATTTAATAAATCTTTTTTTAAGACTATTAATATTTTCAGTTAAAATTGTTTGTTCAAGACTATTTATTGAATGAGTTAATTGTTCTTGTAGTTCTTCGCACTTTTGTTTAGCGATAGCTTTATCATTTTGTCTCTTTTTAATAATTGTTTCTTTTTCTTTTGGTGGAACTCCATCAAATACAAAGATTGGAATAATATTATATTGTTTAAATAATGAAATCATTAAATATGTACTTTCTAACAAACTATTAGTTGAAATATATTTATATAAATATATACTTGTATCAATTGCAATAATTTTATTAGATAATTCAGAAAATGTTACTTTTGTTGTAGAACCTGGTTTGGTGTTTTTTTTTATATAATTATTCAAATACTGGATGCCCATTTGGTTTGTTTGTTTGTTTGTTTTACAATGTATTTTCAAAAATATAGTTTTCAATTTTGTATTTTATTACAAAATATAGTAATTTATAATACTAATATGTCTGAATGCGAATGTGAATGCGAATGCGAATGCGAATGTACTTATGATATTCCTAATATAGACGAACCAAGTGAATTATATGAATACATTCATAGTAAATTAAAACCAAATATTGAAACAAAAACACGTTATGGAGAAGTATTTACGCCTTTGTCTATTGTTGATGAAATGCTTACTAACTTAGATGACGCATATAAAAAAGAACATACTATAAGTATATTTTCAAATAAAATGTTTAAATGGTTTGACCCAGCACTCGGGATTGGTAATTTTTTAATTGTTCTTTACTATAAATTAATGGATGGATTAAAACTAATCATAATTAATAATGAAGAAAGAAAAAAACATATATTAGAAAATATGCTATATTCATCTGAACTACTAGCCTCCAATATTTTAGTTTATAAGAAAATATTTAATTTCAATAAATACAACTTGAATATACATCAAGGAGATACTCTAAAAATAGATATTACTAAGACATTTGGGATTAAAGGTTTTGATGTAGTTTTAGGAAACCCACCATATAATATTGACGGTATAAAACATAAAGGACAAAAGAATATTTATGTTTTTTTTGATGTAATGGCTCTCAATAGTTGGATAAAACCAAATGGCTATTTACTTTTTATTCATCCACCGGTATATAGAATACCGAATCATAAAATACAACATACAAAAATAAACTTAAATCAAGTTATTACTCAAAAAAAAATAGAAACTATTAAAATGTATAGTATTTCAGCTATATATAAATTAATGAATGTTATGATAAATGCAGATGTTATTATAATTAAAAATACAAACAATGATTTATTAAGTAAAACTAAAATAATAGATATGAATGGTGATTGTTACTATAAGTCAATTAAACCAAATGATTTTATAGTTAATTTTGGATTGAATATAATGGAAAAAATAAAAAATAAATGTGCAAATGGAACGGTTAATTTACTTTTAAATAGTGAAATGCACGCTCAACAAATTATATTGGATGAAAGTAATCTCTCCTTATATAAAAATATTCACGGGATCACAAAAAAAGGTATTAAGATAGTAATGTCTAATAAAAAACATACTTATTATGACTCTCCTAAATTAATAATAAATGGAATCGGTAGTTATAATTATGTGTTTTATGATAAGAAGGGGGAATATGGAATAACACAGTCCCCTCTTGCTATTATAAATCCAGACGTTAATACTATTAAACTAATACAATCCCCATTATTTCATTATATATCAAACTCAACTAAAGTTATAGGAAATAATTTTAATATTAAAACCGCTATGTTTTTACCTTTAATTCATTCTTCATTTACAATAGAAAGCGATTCTGATTTATATAAAATATTTGATTTTAACGAAGAGGAAATTAAACTAATAAATAATTATTCAATACCAAGGTATAAGGCTCAAGAGTTACTTAAAGAACAAGTTAAGGATTGAAGTCCTTCAAAGTCATTCTTAAACAACGAGTTTGTTTTTTATTGGATAAACATCTTATTAATAGTTTATAGTTTTCATTTTTTAAGCTAGTGAGAATAAGTTGTGTGTAATTATAAGCATTATTACTTGTTTTATTAAAATAAAAAAAATGCTCATTATTTAAGAAACACCAGTTTATAAAAGAAGCATGATTATGCATTAATCCTGATGTTAATATATAATATACAAACGCATTTGTATTTTCTTTATACTGTTTCATATTTTTAATTCTTTTTTGTATTTTTATTGTTTGCATAAGAGAGAAGCTAATCTCCTTTTTAATTAATTTATTAAAATTAATAGAGAACTCATTGCGATTTGAAGAACTAAAATAAGAGGATATAAAAGTTAATAGTAGTCTACCCCAAATTTCCGCATAACATTCATTTACGTTAAAAGTTATACTTAAATTAAAGTGTTTTTGTAACATTTTATTAATAGATGTTATATCTAATAATGCAAAATCTAAATTTAAATTATGAAATAATTCATGAATTAATACTTTTGTCCATTCTTCTTTTCTATATATAACTACATTACTTTGACTAAGACACCCAACATTTGAATATCCAGTATTTACTTCATTTTTATCCAATATAATGTGTGAGTGTTCTGGATTTATTTTTAAGTACGGAGTTAAATAAATTTGAATATTTAAAAAGTCAGAACAATTATTTTTAAAATTAATTGTTAATATATATAGTATTAAAAAAACATAACTACTATACCTATAAATATTTATAGATTCATTATTATAACAAATAAAATATACTTCTATATTTTTGGAATTAATTATTCCAGTTACTTTATAGATTGTATTTTTAGTAGTATTAATATAATTTATTATATTAAGTGGAATATATCGAGATCTTAATGGTTTTAAACTACTGATTTTACTAATATTGATTTTTGTTTTTTTAACACTATTATTACCCGCTTGAATTAATTTATAAAAATAATCCAAATAATTTGAATCAATAGTATTATTTTTATATATACTTTCACATATATTCATACTATACTAATTATATATAATCATATATTATAATAATATGAATAATATGAATAATATGAATAATATGAATAATATGAATAATATGAATAATATTATTTATTTATTAAGTCTTGTATGTCCATATGTTTAAAAAAACATTTATTACTAATCTCTGAATTATTTTCTTTTTTCATACTAATAATTTTTTGTATGTTAGAACATATACTTTTATAAAGGGTTAAATCGTTTGTTTTAATACTAAGATAAGATTTTGTAATTAATATATATAAGAGTTCACTAATTTCATCTATCTCATTTTTTTTATTTTTTTCTTCTATGTAACCATAAACAATATCATATATTTTTATTATTATATTACCAATAACATTGTAACTAATAATATTTTGATGCATTAAATTTGTAAAAAAACAAAACTCTGCTCTTAATAATTCATTTAATTTATTATTTTCGCAAAACTTATCATAGTCAGTATTATGGTCTATATATACAATTTTTTTTATCTTTTCTTTTATTACCTCGTAATTTATATTAGTAGTTAAAACTTCTTCAAACTTACCATATTTTTCTATTATCGTTTTATATAATTGTGCTGAAATATTAGAATATAATAAATTAGATGATAATATATTATAACAAAAGTTACAATATATAGTTATTTCACTGTCTGTATTATTTTTAAATACAAAATCGATCTGCTCTATAATTGTATTAACATGCTTATTATAATTTTTATCAGTTAACATATTAAACAACTTCCTAATTTGGTATAAATGCACATCGATTCCTTCTCTTTTAATAAACTCAGTCGCTTTAAAATTGCTTTGATTGCTTTGATTGCTTTGATTGCTTTGATTGTTTTTTTTTATATGACTTGAATAATTATTTTCATTTTGTGTCATATTTAATTCTTTCTGTAATAATTTAAGTTTTAAATCAATCTCAGGAAACAGTTTTTCAATTGTGTTTTTTTTTATGTAATTTTCAAAATCGTTTAAACTATACCGCATTTATATAAATATAAAAACATATATTTATATATTTATATTTTTTATATAATATATATTTTTTATATAATATATATTTTTTATATAATATATATTTTTTTATATATTTTTTTATATATTTTTTATATTTTATATATATATAATGACTAGTCATTCTTGTGTAGGTAAAATGGTTGTAGGAGAGCACTCTCCAATCGCCGATTTAGTAGGCAGCTTAATTATAACATTGCTAGCAATATTGATACTATTGCTTATTGGTGAGTTTCTTTGGAATAATGTTTTAGTAAAAGTAACAACTATTTTTAAGCCAGTAACGAGCGTTTGGCAAATCTTAGGGTTACTAATTTTAGTAAAATTATTTTGCTGTTAAGTGATTTAGTGATTTAGTGATTTAGTGATTTAGTGATTTAATTATTAAATATATTTTATATAATAATTTAAACACAATTTAAATATAATATAAGTATTACTATTATGTCTGAAAACGATGATGTTAATTACACTATTAACTCTTGGGAGGATTTGTCTATAAACCCATTATTACTAAGAGGAATCTATGCGTATGGGTTTGAATCTCCTAGTCCAATTCAAAAGAAATCTATATTGCCTATCTTAAAAGGTAAAGATGTTATAGCACAAGCACAATCTGGCACTGGCAAAACGGCTTGTTTTGCAATTTCTAGTATAGAGCTTGTAGATACAACAATACAAAATACACAAGCAATCATTATGTCTCCAACGAGAGAATTGTCGTCTCAAATTAAAAATGTGGTTGATGCTTTAGCAATTAATATTCCTAATTTTAAAAGTCAATTACTTGTTGGTGGAACTTATACTGAAAATGATATAACTGCTTTAAAACAAGATTCGCCGCATATAATTATTGGTTGTCCAGGAAGAATCTATGACATTTTGCGTCGAAAACATATTAATTTAGACTTAGTTAAATTATTAATTTTAGATGAAGCTGATGAAATGTTATCTAGCGGATTTAAAGAACAAGTATATAATATTTTTGATTTATTACCAAGAAACATACAAAAAGCATTGTTTAGTGCTTCAATGCCGCCTACTATTACTGAATTAATTAGTAAGTTTGTTATAAATCCAGTTAAAATAATTGTTAAGTCTGAACAATTAACGTTAGAAGGTATTAAACAATATTTTGTGAGTTTAGAAAATGATGCAATGAAATATGATACATTAAAAGACTTGTTTAGCACATTTTCAGTCGCACAATGTATTATTTATTGTAATAGTGTTACTAGAGTAAGTGATTTATATGAAGCTATGAATAATGATGGTTATCCTGTATGTTTAATTCATAGTAATTTAGATAAATCAACAAGACAAACAAATTATGATGACTTTAGACGTGGTAAGTTTCGAGTATTAATTTCTTCAAATGTTACTGCTCGAGGGATTGATATTCAGCAGGTTAGTACAGTTATCAATTTTGATATTCCAAAATGCGTGCATTCATATTTACATCGTATTGGGCGAAGCGGAAGGTGGGGTAGAAAAGGTATTGCTATTAATTTTATAACAAGACGTGATTATAAACAGTTAAAAGATATTGAACAATTTTATCAAACAAATATCAATGAACTTCCGGATGATTATAAATAAATTAATTAATGCGGAATACTAAAAACATAATAATATATTTTTATAATATTATGTTTGCACTATTATTACAATTTATTGAAAATAAAAAAAAACCAGAAAAAATAATTTATGAAAATGAAAAAGATATATTTCAGTTGCCAATATACTATTTAGAAAATAAAGAGAAATTATTACATAATATTAAGACTGATTTAGAGTTATTAGATATATCTAATAATTCGTTATATAACAATATATTATCTTGTGATGAAAATCCATCTATAAAATTAATAAATAAATGGAGTGAATATTATACAACAGATAAAAAGTTTTTAAAAGACAATCAATATTTTTTAAAAAATTATAAACAAAATGAAGTTAAATCTAGGGACGATTATAATAATAATATTAAAAATATAGAAGAGATCTTACTAGAATTAAAAAATGAAACTGGATTTTATGAAAAATATCATTATATAGACATAGAACAATTAAAATGTTGCAATAAATCGGCACTGGTATTACAAGGATTAACTTTATATAATTTTACATCTCCAAGTTTAAGTATTATAATACCTATAATTATGTTAATTCTACCTTTTTTTATTCTGAAAGCACAGAATCAATCAATTACAATTGATACATATGTTAGATCACTTATGTTTATTTTTAAGAATCATATATTAGGACAATTAATTATAAAATTTAATAATGCCGATATAGCACAAAAGTTATTTTTATTATTTTCATTTGGGTTTTATTTTTTTAGTATATATCAAAATATAAAGTCTTGTTATCAATTCTATAAAAGTATATACAAAATTAAAAATTATTTAAAACAAATAATTTATTTTATAAATAATTCAATTAATAATATTGATGCGATTAATAAATATTCTAAAAAATCGTTTTCTAAGTTTTTAGCTAAAAATAATACTATAAAAAATACATTGATTCAATTCAAAACAGATTTGTTAAAAATAGATTTTGCAAAATTTAAAATTACAGATTTTGCAAAGGTAGGCAATATTTTAAAATGTTTTTATGAATTATATGAAAATGTAGAATACCAGAATGCTTTATATTATTCCATTGATTTACATTATTACTTATTAAATATAGAAAATATACAAACTCACATTCTAAGTAAAAAATTAAATTTCTGTAAATTTACAAATAATAAAACTACGTTCACAAATGCGTTCTTTGCTGGAATGATAAATGAAACTCCTATCACAAATAATTGTTATTTAGATAAAAATATACTTATTACTGGGCCAAATGCAGCAGGCAAGACTACAATATTAAAAACAACACTTTTTAACATAATATTATCTCAACAATTAGGATTAGGGTGTTATAAAAAGGCAAATATAAATGTCTACAAATATATTAATTCTTATCTTAATATTCCAGATACCTCGCAACGAGATAGTTTATTTCAAGCAGAAGCTCGCAGATGTAAAGAAATATTAGATTGCTTAGTAAATAATAAGAATAGTAAAGATAGACATTTTTGTATATTTGATGAACTATATTCAGGAACTAATCCATCCGAAGCAATTGCAAGCGCTTATAGTTTCTTAGATTTTATTTCAAAATATAAAAATTTAAATTTTTTACTAACAACGCACTATATTTCTTTATGTAATTTATTAGATAATAACAATAATATCATTAATAAACATATGGAAATTATAAATAATAAAAATACTTATAAGTTAATTTCGGGTATATCAAATATTAAAGGTGGAATTAAAGTTTTAGAAGATTTAAATTACAATAAAACTATTATAGATGGCGCTAAAACTATAATTGGCAACATTAATTTATAATTATAATTATTTATTCGTTTAATTATAATTTAAAAAATATATATAAATCATAATTAATGAATATGAATGGGTTAGGACGTATTAGTTTTATTATATCTCTGTCATTAACTTTATTAATTTCTGGTGTCATATTATTTTATTGTGTAAATCGATTTAAAAACTTAGAGACCAATATTATTGAACAAGGAAAAATATTACAAACATTTATTATTAAAGCGGAAAATCAAAAATGTAATTTATATTCGGACATAGCTTTAGAATCTGCTAAACAGCAAATTAATAAAATTTCTAATTCAACCTGTACTTCTAATAAAATAGAAGTATCTGAGGATGAATATGATGTTTGTTCTACTAGTAAGAAACATAAACGCAATGATGATGATGATGACGATGATGATGACGATGATGATGATGACGATGATGACGACGACGACGACGACGATGAGGATGACGATGAGGATGATGATGACAACGATGATGATGATGGCGATGATGATGACGGAGATGATGATGATGACGATACAATGCAAAATGCGAATAAAATGAAACAATCAAATGATCCATTTAATGCTTTTAAAAATATTTTGTGCGGACATTTAGAAAATGGCGATAATAAATCTATGAATATTATTAAGAATAATAACGAGGTTTTTGATGTTATTAATATTGTTAGTATTGTTACGAACGAAGTAACTGATCTTACTGAGCTTAATGAGCTTAATGAGGTAACAGATGTAACAGATGTAACTGAGCTTAATGATGTAACTGAAGATACTAAGGTAGCTGAGGTTATAGATTTAGCAAAAACTGAAACTCCAGTTAATAAGGTTAAAAAAATTAATATAAATAGATTAAAAATACAAGAACTGAGAGATCTTGCGCTAGAAAAAAATCCTGAGTTAAAAAATACTATTAATAATATTAAAAAAGAAGATTTAATTAAAATATTAAATCAAAATGTTTTATAAAAAATAATAGAATATTATATATTATGATTTCAAATATGGATATGAGACTAGCATTAATTAATAATGGTGATTATATTATAAAAAATAATCAAAATATTGCAACTGGTAATTGTGATTATATTGTTAAAATAACTAAATCTAGCGAATTACAAAAAACACCTTATTTATTAAATAATTTATATAATTATTTTACTCTAGAGGATAGTGATATTAAAAAAAAATATTTAAGTGAATATATGTATACATCTACTTTATATAATCCTTCTGTAAATATTAAGTAATTTTTAATTTTTAATTTTTATTTTTTAATTTTTATTTTTTAATTTTTATTTTTTAATTTTTAATTTTTATATTAAAATATTTTATTTTATATTGTTATATTATATAAATGGAAGTAATGTTATTTTTTCAGAATCTTTGCCTTCCGGCAAAAATATATTTAGTAATATTGATTGTTAATTTAATAGTCATAGCCCCAGTTTTTAAATCTAGTCCTTTAAGATTTTTTTCTAAAAAAGACGTTCGTCTGATGTATACCAGTTTTATTCTTATGTTATTAATTGGGTTAGGAATTACAATTTTTGGAAACTATTTATGCAATTCCGGATATGAGTTTATTACTTGGTTAATTGTATTATTACCAATTTTAAATTTAATTTTTAACATATATAAATATATATTTGGCAATAAACGGAAATAAATAATGGAAATAATGGAAATAATGGAAATAAATAATATTTTATAAAAAATTGATTTATTATAAAATATTAAATACTAATAACATAGCGATGAGTATGATGAACCCTGAAACAAAACACGAAGACTATTTAACTAAAAGCAAAAAATTGCACTGCGATTATAGAACATTTTTAAAGCTATTTGGCGACTATCATAGTAAAGTATTTAGTAACTATCTTAGTAGCATTAAAAATGATGAAGGATTAATTTATTATGATACTTACTTTAATGATGCGGAAGATAATACATTATATAAGATGAAAATGTCTGTCTTCACTTGGAAGTTAGATTTAGAATTGTCTAATATTTCAATTGTTCCTGAACATATTATTTTAGAAGATATGAAACTTAAAAGAAAATATATTAAAAAAGTAACTTCCTGCGAAGATGCGTATTAAGTTAAATTAGAATAATTATATAATAAACTGTATATTTTTTAATATTAGTTTAATATTATTTTAATATTAAACTAATATTAAAATAATATTAAACTAATATTAAAAAATATTAGAAAAACAAAACTTAAGAAAACACACAGAAATAATAATAGACATAAACGCAAACTTATAACTAGAAATAATTTAGTCAAACAAAAGTCTAGCAGAGGAACTAGAAAAATATCAAATGTGTTATCTGGTGGAGATTATAGAACAAAAATTCATAACGGTTTAGGATATTTGGGACGCGGACTTTACAATATTGGACGCGGTATTGGACGCGGTATTGGACACAGATTTTTTTTACTATATAAAGAAATTTTAGGGTTATTGATATTTTTAGCTGCTATGTTTACAACAACTTTATTAATGTCTACATTAATATGTTGTGAAGTAGTTTTAGTCGCACTTTTTCTAGTTCCATCAATAAGTGAAGATTTTTATTACGATCGTGCACTACCAATACATGATGATTTGGTATTCGCATTATCACAATTTGATCCGTGGGACAAAGCGGACAATCTTTGGGAAAGATTGGAATATTGGGAGGATCCCTTTTTTAAAAAGGGGGGTAATACTTATAAAGGCGGAAGACCTAAACCTATGTTGATACCATCCTTGTTAAACAAAATTAAACAATTAGAAGAGAAGCTTGGAAAACCACTTAGTACAACATTAAGAGAAATAGTACTAAAACAGGTAGTAAAGAATCCTAAGGAAGTTTCTTTTACTTTAGGTAAACTAATTCATGGTAATGGGAGCGAAGTCACCGTAAGTGATGTACAACAAAAATTAAGAGAGAACTCGAATGGCCGCGTTATATCATCTACAACTATGGATATAGTTAGTGAAGTTTTCCCTACTATACAAGTAATTATTCAAAAGGAATCTAATAAAAACAAATCTAAATTAGATGAATCTAAATTAGATGAATCTAATAAGATTAATAAAGTAAATACATATCTTAGCTTATTATTTGCAAGTTTGCATATAGAAAAATATCCAAAAAAACAAACGGCGCAAGAAAAAGCTAGCTTCGTTAAATTTTTCTCTAAAAAAAATGTTAAGATTCTAACTACTCATCTAGATTTTAAAGATATGAAAGTAGATACTGCAGAAGCGTCAAAAATTAATAATGTTCTAACTGGTGAAGAGTTTAAAGATTTAATAGAATCACCACTTACAGACGGAGGTCCAGACGGAGGTCCAGACGAAGGTCCAGACGGAGGTCCAGACGGAGGTCCAGGCGAAGGTCCAGACGGAGGTCCAGACGAAGGTCTAGATGAAGGTCCATATAGAGGTCTAGACGAAGATCCAGATGGTTCAAATGAAGGAGATTCGACATCTATACACTAAAAGATTTTGCAGTTTATCCACAGTTTGAACAAATTGATTAGATAAACCAACAAGTGCAGATTAACTATATACGCCATATGTTACTCAAAAATAGGATCATGGATTTGCACCAGGCTCATCATCGAACGCTGGAAGTACAATACTGAATCGTTCTCTCTGCATGTCTTGAACAGTATAACTTACGGGTATCCCCTGTTCACTAATATTATATAATTCCATCATTTTTCTTGATATAATTAACAAATCGTGATTAATTGGTTCTATAAATGTTGTCACAACCGTAATTCTATAATAAGCTAAATATTCAAGTGACTTGTTTATTTGTAAAATATAATAAAGTAATACATCAAATGGTCCAATGTTTGTCATAGTTGGGTCTACTCTATCCCAGGGGAGTTCATCCTCCCCGACACCGTCTTCCATTCTTAATAATTGATATTTATATTTTCCTACTATTGTATTATGCCATACTTCTCGAAATGGTTTTCGTTGTCCATCTACATCAATCTCCTGATATGGAATACTAATTGAATTATAAGTATTAAAATTAATGTTGCGCCAACCAGGTTGTCTTCCTGTTAAATTGTTTAAATAGTTTAATATTATTTTTACGGTATGCTTTATAGCCCAATATGCTTCATATGTAGAAATAAGATGGTCAAAAATTATATCTTGAAAAAGTTGTGAATGATATGCGCTATTTGACTTATAAGTTTTCGCTTTTTTGGTTTGACCTTCGGGGTCAATAAAGATGGGTATATCGCCTACTCTCCCTTGTTTCTTATGTCTATGAGTTCCTATATAACGGCGGCGGCTCATTAAGTCTGTTGCATTTAAGTTGAAATGTCTTATTAAAAAATCGAAATCTATTATAAAAAACTTATTTGTAGTTAATACTTCTTGCAATTCAGAATCGGGGATTCTTGATAAAATATAGCGGTCTTGTTTTCTTCTTTTTTTGCTAAACTTCAAAAAATTAGTAAGTATAGTTTGTAAAAATTTGTATGGATATTCTTGAATTTCTGCTGCATTTTTTAAACTATATATGGTATCTATTAAGTCTGTTTCTTGCTGTCTAGTTGCATCATTTAATACTTTTACGATTGGATAAGTATATTCATACCCTCTTGGTACTTCCAGTGTAAATGGATATCTATAACGGGCCATTCGTGTTAGTGGATATAATTGTCTAGGTTTTCTCTCAATTTCTTCTACTTCACGTTGCAACCGGTCGCGTTCTGTTAATGCATCTACTACTTCTTTTTGTGGCATATATGATAGTATTTTTTCAACTAGTCCTTTTTTTACGATATTAGGAATATTACGAATGTTACCTAGTTGTTTTTTAACTAAAAAAGGTATTTCATGCTCTCTTCCTTTGGCAACATTTTTTTTGCTTTTTCTATTATGTTTGTGTTTCAATTGTTTGTGACTCTTATTACTCATTTATATAATAATATTATTTTATATTATTTATATAAAATAATATCTATTTTATGTTTATGTTTTATGTTTATATTTTAAACTAGGCGCGTTTACTTTTGCCTTTTTGCCGTTTTGCATTTTTGCGAGAGACGTTAATTTTTATTTTTCGGCCTCGGCCTGTTTGCTCTGTTATGTTTAACCGGTGTTTCATACGATCTAACACGACAAGTCTATGTTCTAGTTCTGGAATGACAACTGTTATATCATCCCGATCTTGAACGGCCTTATGATAAGCATCGTATGACCTTCTCTCTTGTTCTTCGGCGGTGTCTCTTTGTGTTATTAAATCTTGAACCGAACGTTCTGATGCGGCAACCATATCGCTATGAAGGTCTGATTGTGCTTGATATAGGCGAGTTATTTCAGCTATATCCGTTGGGACATTTAATCTATGTTCATTGTATCGGCGATAAGCAGTGAGCTGCTCTTGTCCTCTATTGCCTCGTTGTTGTTCAATAAGATTTCTTGTTGATTCTTGATATATTCTTTGTCTTAAAGAATGTAGTCTTTCACGATCTTCATTATGGCGATTATATCTTAAATCTACTTCATCATTGAGACGTGATAATTCATTTCTTAAAGGTAGTAATTTCCCTAATATTTTTCTTATTCTTCTTTCAATAGAATTTTTTTTTCTTGTGTGTTCTCTTTGTGCTTGTGTAATTCTAGTCGATTGTCGCCGCGGTACACCAGGTCCAGGTCCAGGTCCAGTAGTTAGAACAATATTAACATCAGGCATATTATTTATATATTATATAAATAATAATATAAATAATAATATATAAATAATAAATAAAGTTTATCTTCTATTTCGATATTTACAATATTGTTTTTGAGAGAATCCTTTTGGACGCCTGCAGTTAATGCTGCGTTTATATTTTAAACTCCATTTTCCGCCTTTTTTGGTGCCTTTTTTGGTGCCTTTTTGTTTTCTACGCGTCGGAACTCGACCTCGACCTAATGCTACATTTAACTCGTTGCTTTGTCTGTGTAACTCGGCAAGTTCACTTTCATTGTTAGCAATTAATGTCATAAGCGTTCTTTTCTCTTGATCTAATGAATAAAATTTGGCGTTAGCTTTTCCATACTCAATCTCGGCAAGGCTTATTTGTCTATTTACTTCAGTAGTACGATTATTAATATATTGTTGGTCGGTTTGTTCTTCCATTAGCTTCCTATAAACCTCTACCATACGCTGCAACATTCTTAAACTATCAATAGTACTGTTCCCTAATGCTATATATCTTTCATATCTCGCATTAAGTTCCCTATATTGTTGTCCATGAGGACCTTGCTCAACTTCTGTTTTAATCATTTCAATAATCGCAGATTCTTCGTCTACTAAACTCTCTAAGCGTGCGTTTATTCTTTCTTTGTTTTCAGTTGCTAGTTCAATGTCTGCAGTGAGAGTCTCCAACCTGCGTATTAACAATGGCATTGCTTGGGTTAATTCTGTTATTCTTTCTGATGCAGTTTGTCTTCTTGCTCATATAGTTCTTCGTGCTTCCGCAATTCTACGTGCTTCTGGTCTAAGCGTTCTATCTGACATAGTTATATAATATAACAATATTATATAAATTAATAATATTAAATAAGTGATATTATTATCTTTTAGAACAGGAGTTTGTGACATAGATTAATTTTATTTTTTTGCACTAGAACGTGGGGTTTTGTTTGTCTCAGAATCTGAAAAATTATTTCCATAAGCTGGTGTGGTAATTTTTGCACTAGAACGTGGAGTAGTTTGCACCCCAGCAGTGACCAGTTTAGGCCAACTTAGATGGCTCGTTAATTCGGATTCAACCTTCTTCGCCGATTGAATTGAAGGAGGGGTTTTAACCTGTGGGGTTTTAACCGGTGGGGTTTTAACTTGTGGGGTTTTAACCTGTGGGGTTTTAATTGGAGGTATTTCAACCGAAGGCAGGGATGCTTTATACTTATTTATGCTAGTAATTGATTTTTTAAATTTATCTAAAAAATGTTGATTTTGATTTATATAATCTTCTAATTGTTTGGGTAAATGTGTTTGGCGTCTCTCGCTAAAGTCTGTATACCATATATCAAACTTAGCTTTTTCAATATCTTGATCAATATCTTGATCAATACCAAGTAATTTAAATAACTCCTGTAAATTATGAGATTTATCAAAATTCAGATTAAACTCTGGATAATTTAAGTCTATAAATGCTTGAGCACATTTATTTAATGAAGTATAATAGTTAAAATAATGTGTTTTCTCAGCTAGTATTAAGTCTAGAGTTGGATATTCAAATAGAACGGTTGAATCTAGGCTAGGTACTTCGTGTTGTTGCCTTTCAAACGTTGAATAAAATTGCTCTGCTTTACTATCAACTTTTTTATAATCAATATCTATCATAGCAATAAATCCGGTATTGTTAGAAGTCCAACTAACTTTATAAATAGATAAATTTTTTATTGGCTTAGATACTTTTTTACTGGATGATACATTAAGAATTTCAATCTCTTTATCTAGTACACTAAGTTGACCTAATTGGTCATCTATTGAAGCATTTTTATTTGAAGAATTATTTAAAATTCTTTTTATTAAATAAGCAATATTTTTTGCTAATTCAGATATTTTGGCTTCATTATATGAACCTGAACGAACACCTCTGCTTGGTATAAGTAAAACATCAATATCTTCAGAGTCGTGATCTATACCGTGTAATTGTAGTGCTTTTCCTCCTTTAAAAATTAATTTATAATCACAATTATTTTGTTTCATTTTATAAGCTATTATTCCTAATAGTAAAAATGAAGCGCATGCTAGTATATCATACTTATATTTATTTGGATTACTGCAGATCATTAAATCATTTATAAAATATGGTGTGAATGGTGGTTGCTTAAATTTTGGTACTAAAGATTTTAAGATATTGTATATAGACCTCTTCACTGCTTTGTCTGGTGTTACTAAAGTTGTGCTATCAGTAGGTGTAAGAGTATTGCTGTGTTTTCTAATTAATCCTGTAATATCAGATATATCTTTCTTAGTAAAAAACCCACAAGTTCCGCTTTTCCAATATTCTATAGCGGTTTGCTCCGCTATTTGTTGTGCTTTTTCAATCTCAGATGGCATCTCTAAGACTTCTGGTAATTCTGTGATTTTTAATGTACCTGATTTTCCTGGCTTTCCTGGTATTATTCTAATTTCTCTTAGTCCTCCTCCATAATATAATTTTTTAGTTTTTGCCTTATTGCGTGCTTTTGTTTTAGTTTTTGTTTTAGTTTTTGTTTTTGCATATTTCTGATGCTTAGCCTTTTTTTTCCTTGTATATTTATTCATTATATTATAACAGTATATTATTAATATATTAAATATATTAAATACATTTTTGGTAAATAAGCAAAATATTTTTAATAATTATAATTAAAACATAAAATATATATAAACTATTAATAATATTTAGGCATATTAAAAATATACTGATAACTTTTATAATATTATATAACTATACGCTTTAAAATTAAAAATCAATTATATATATATTATATATATATAATATGGCAGAACAGAAAGCACTAACGGCAGCACCGGACCCACAGGAACCACCGGACCCACAGGAACCACTGGTAGCACCGGACCCACCGGTAGCACTAACGCCAGAACAGAAACAAAAGGAAGAAGAAATAGCACAACAAGTAAAAAATATCATAGGAGATATTCAAAATAATATAAAAAAGGGTCTAAATCAAGATTCTATAGATTTGTTAACTGCAATCGGTTTAAATAAGAAATTAGAGATGTTAATTAGGGCACAGCAGATCAATTCTGATTTAATTGTCCCACTGTATGTCCTCTTACGAGAGTATATTGTAAAGATAAAAAATAAAAATACTATTGATACCCTAACCAAAAATCCTTCCCTCCTGATACAGTTAGAGTTTAATGGGATTGACGAGTTTAATAATGCTATTAAACCACTACTACCAGGATATGAATCTGATGCGAGGCAAGTCATTGAACAATTTATAAAGTCGGTGGTGGTTACAGGGGATGAGACAAAGGTTGAAATAACGGAGGCGGCGACAGGGGAGCCGCTTGTGGAGCCGCTAGCGGGGGCGACGGATGTGGTGCCGCCGGATGTGGTGCCGGATGCGCCGCTTGTGGAGCCGCTAGCGGGGGCGACGGATGTGGAGCCGCTAGCGGGGGCGACGGATGTGGTGCCGCCGGATGTGGTGCCGCCGGATGTGGTGCCGCCACTTGTGGAGCCGGATGCGCCGCTTGTGGAGCCGGATGCGCCGCTTGTGGAGCCGCTAGCGGGGGCGACGGATGTGGAGCCGCTAGCGGGGGCGACGGATGTGGTGCCGCCACTTGTGGAGCCGGATGCGCCACTTGTGGAGCCGGATGCGCAGCTTGTGGAGCCGCTAGCGGGGGCGACAGGGGAGCCACTTGTGGAGCCAGTGGAACAGCAAGGAAAGCGGCAAGGCGGCGGCAGACGTTATAAATCAAAAACTCGAAGAAAAACACGTAGAACACGTAGAAGACGTAGAACACGTAAAACAAATAGAAAAAAACGTAAAACAAATAGAAAAAAACGTAGAAGTAATAGAAAAACACGTAAAATGTAAAGTGTAAAATATTAATATTATTAAAAATATTAATATTGAATAATAAGAAAAAATTGAATTATACTATGAATATTAATATTGAATAAATGGATTTAACAAAACTCTCAAAATCAGAATTATTAGCAAAGTGTGAAGAGTTAGGCATAAAAAAAAATAACTCTAAAACTAAAAGTGAATTAATAAATATATTGCAAGAGAAAGATAAAGAGGTTAATATAGTAGTAGAAGAAGATAAAAACAGTACTATTACTATTGAAAATATTAGTGGGCTCGACTATTTAAAAACTGTAAATAATAATAGTATTGATTTAGTTTTAACAGATCCTCCATATATAATATCAAAAGCGAGTGGTATGAACTCGCATTATAATAATGTAAAATTTAATGAAGAAAATGATATTACACAAGTTAAAACCGAAAATGAATGGGAAGAATATAAAAAATTAAATAATATAGAAGACGATACAAATAAAGAAAAATATATTAAATATGGTTCTATATATGGAAAAAAATATTGCGTGAAAACAGATTATGGTGATTGGGATAGTGATTTTACTATGGAAATATTAGAGCAATTTATAAGTGAGTATTATAAAAAATTAAAAAAGGGTGGAACATTAATAATGTTCTTTGATTTATGGAAGATAACAAACCTTAAAGAGTTATTAGAAAAATACAATTTTAAGCAAATTAGATTTATTGAGTGGATTAAAACAAATCCACAACCAAGAAATAGTAAAGTTAATTATTTAACAAATGGTAGAGAGATTGCATTATTAGGGGTTAAAGATGGTTGTCCTACATTTAACAGCAGTTATGACCAAGGTATATATTCGTATCCATTACAAGGCGGAAAAAATAGATTTCATCCTACTCAAAAAAGTTTACTTTTGTTTGAAGAACTAATTAAAAAACATTCAAATGAAGGTGATACTATATTAGATACATTTTTAGGTTCAGGAACTACTGCTATCGCTTGTAAAAATACAAAACGCAATTTTAAAGGTTGTGAAATAGTAAAAGAATATTATGACAAAATATTAGAGTGCTTAGCAAGTTAAATTGTTAAATTGTTAAATCTATAATTTCAAAATTGTCTTTAAATAAATATAATAATTTTTCAAAGGACCAACGAAACTTAATACAATCACGATGATTATGTATTTGAAACTCGCCAATATTAATTCCATTAATATTAATAGAAGAACTTTCATTCCAATTTTTATTTTTTATAGAATGACTAAATAAGATGTCATAATTTGTCCAGTTAATCTTTTCTTTTAACTTGACAAAAAGTATGATATTTTTGTTTTGATTGTAATATAGAATAGGACAATCAAAGGTATTTAATGCATATATATCTAATAATGAGTTAACATTTATTTGAATATAATTTTTAATGTCTTCTAAAGTAAGACACTCTATTCCAAAAAAATGACAAAACTTTTTTTTTGATGGTTGTCCTATAACTTGTGGGCAAACTTTTCCATCTTTTTTTGTTGTTTTTGCACTTAAATAAAACTCATTTGCATCATTTGTTACAAAATCATATTTGCTTCCATTCTTAGCAATATGTTTTATATTATATGGAAATACCTCCTTTAGTTTATGTAATTTATTTTTAATCAAAATAGCGTCTTCTAAACTATATTTAAAGGTTCCATCAAAATCAATCTCATATAATAGACAGATAGCCATTTCAAATGTTTTTCCTAAATCTTCTGTTAGTACTTTTTTTTGTGTAATCATTGTATTATTTGTGTATTTTAATAATAGAAAAATACAATAATTCAATTTTATTTTATTGGTCTTTATTGGTCTTTAAAGATCATTAAAGATCCTTAAAGATCATAATATTTTAAGAATATTGATTTATAATTTTCAATTGATAGTTTCATTTGGCTCATATTCTTATTAATTTCTATTAGGTCTTCAAGAGTAAGCATATCTTGATGTACTTCATAGTTAGAGGCATAAAGCCGTTCTTCTGTATATTTTTTAATAATATAACCGCGATTTAATAATGTAACATTATATGCATTATCTGTGATCGAAATGTATTTACCATATAATCTGTATAGTTCATTCAGTTTTAAAATATGTTCTCGAAAAGTAGTCATTATATTCATAGTTAAAATATTTGTTCTATAATTTACACCATACGGAGTTCCAATTAAACTATCAAACCTTCTGCAAAGTATTTTTTGCAATGATTTATTATATTTATTAATATAATGCGGTTCTCTCATATAAAATAATATTCGGCATTGAATATCGCGAGGCATAAGTTTAAACTTTTGTAAATATTTGCGAGAATGATAGGCTCTGTATATTTTCTGAATTAATACTGCATAATTACTTGCATAAATGGCTGCGTGAATACAACACATTTTGGTTGCGCTGCATACAAAAGTAAAAATTTTTTTACATTTACGATTTTTTAATGTAAAAGCTTGGCATCGTTTGGTCATCGCAAAGTATTAGTTTTCTATTGTTTTTATTATTATTTTAAATAATAAAAATTCAATTTTATATGCATATGCATATTCTAGGATTATAATATTTACTTTATATATATGGGTGATTCATACATAGCTCAGGTTGAGGCTTTACGGATAAAAAAGGAAGTGAAACAGAATAAAATGAAAGAGAAAGAAGCGTGGGAAAACTCTCTCCCGAAAGAAGATATATACAAAACTAAAAGATGGCGCCAATCACAGAATTCACAAGCAAAAATTAGGGCATTGGCGAATTATATGAGGCTGGCATTAAAGGCTGAAGAAGCTAAGAAATTAAAGGAGGCTGAAGAGAAGGCAGCAGCGGCAGGGGAGGCAATAGTTAAACCAGCATCAAAGCAAGAAACACGCTCGAGGTCAAGTCAAAGAGGAAGAAAAAGTTCTAACTCTACTGCAAAACCAACATTTGATGCAAAACCACGGTCACAGAGCGCAACCAGAGAGCCGTGGCCATCTAGCAAGTTACCAGCGGATTTTGGGAGCCGTGCGCCACCTCTAGACGATAGGTTTAACCGACAACGTGATGCGATTCTGCGTGCTGTAGCGAGTGCACGACATTATGCCTGGGAAACTCAAGATAAAAAAACGGCAAGTAAGAGAGAAGCTTCTGCATCAATAAGTTCAAATGCTGCAGTAGCTCAAAGAATTAACTTAGCAATTGCAAATAGTGGAACAGACACACTTGAAAAATTAAAAGAATTAGAAGAGTCAGTAAAAAAATCAGTACAACAGGAGAGAGCCGCAATAGATGCAAAGTTAAGGGCTCAAGCAGTTACGAAATCGGTCGAACGTAAAGAACAAAGAATGAAGGATGACGCCGCTATACGACTAGCTGAGAATGATAAAAATTTTGAGGCTGCGGAGCGTCAAATGAGATTAGAAAAATATGGAATTAATATAACAATGAGTGACATAGTTAAGCAAGCAAATGAGCTTCACAAAAAAGTATTTTACACACCAAATAATATAAATAATCTAAATATTATAAAGAATATAATAATTATTGCAACTTCACTAGAGTTAAGGCCTATAAGCACAGAACAAACTGAAGAAAATAAAATAAAAAAAGTAAAAATTTTAGCTAATACAAATCTTGCATTAGATATATTAAAAAAAATAACTCAAGATAAAGAAATAACTCAAGGTAAAAAAATAACTCAAGATAATATTACTAGGTTAAAAGAAGTAACGGAGTTGCTTTTAAACACTGCGGAGACTTTAAAAATTGGGTTGGCAAACCAGCTAATAGATGTGATTGCTAGAGCACCAGCAGAGAGAGAAGCGATACAAGAAGAAAAACGAAGAAAGAAAGAAGAAGATGAACTTAATAAGTATGCAGAGCTGAAACGTGATGTAGAACTTCAAGTGGAACGAGAAAAAGAACAAATACTGGAAGAAGCAGCAAAACTTAATAGGGAGGCACAGCTGAAACGTGCTGAAGAACTTCAAGCGGAACAACAACGTAGAGCGATCCAAATACAAGAAATAGAAAAAAAAGCAAAACAACGTATAGAAAAAGAAAAACTGAAAGCAGAGGTATCTAGCGCAATGAGTAGAAATAAACTGGAAAACCCTACATCTAGACGTGCACCAGAAATGACTAAGGAGGAAGCGAGAGAAATGCTTGCAAAAAAGAAGGCAGCTAAAGAGGCCGCGGCAGCTAAAGGGAGAAGTTCATCGGCCCCAAAATCGAGACCATTAACGAACTCAATGAAAGGAGGAAGACGAAAAACTAAAAAAACTAAAAAAACTAAAAAAACTAAAAAAACTAAAAAAACTAAAAAAACTAAAAAAACTAAAAAAACTAATAAAAAAAAAATTAATAAAACTAACAAAAAAAAAATTAATAAAAGTAATAAAAAATATAAGTTAAAGTTTAAAGTTAAATCCAAATAATTATAGTAAAATAATATTTAGATATATATATATATATGAAAACGTTTAGAAAATGGAAAAAACATAAAAATAAAACGCGAAAAAAAAAACATAAAAATAAAAGATTAAAGGGTGGCGTAATAATCAGACACAATAATGGGTCCCAACGTGCCATACATGGCAGCCGGTTCGCTCGCCAGGAGACTGCTCTAGCAAAACAAAAACAAAAAATAGAAGCTGCTTGGAGACACGCAATTCGTAGCGCTGAGGATATGGGATGCGATGAGGACGCTATTACATCATTTAAAACTGAATATGAGGAGTTTAAAAAGAACGATCATCCAGAGCAAAACTGGAATAAAATTATTGGTGATTTTGTTGAGGTATGCGATGATTTTTCACATCTAAGGGGCCTGTCTGTAAAAAATTTTGAAAAAAAGTTGATAAAACAAACTCTTCACATTCCTGATACGTCTAAAAGCCATCAAAGACCTCTAAGCCCTTTATACGATGATAATTTTACACCATAGATCCTGTAGAACCGCTATGATTATTCTTTAAGTTTTTATTTAAGTTTTTATTATTAATTTAAGAAATCTTAAATTAATAAATACTTCTCTCAAACGCATTTAATCTCAACAGTCTATGATTTCGCATAAAACCCATTTCATTTCCAATATTATTTTCAGGCATCTTGGCATAAGTAACCAGCGGAGCAAATCTAAACTCCGCAAAGTTTTTAATAGTTCTTAATTGTATTGCCTTACTGTTACGGTCAACTTTTTTGGCGCTTTTTATATAGCACAATACTAAATATAAATTGTATTTTTGGCATAACTTAAACCAGAGTTGAATTGACGCGGTCAAATAGATATAGTTAATATTCTTTTTTTTCAAACTATCACTAAATGCCAAGCGATTATAATAGTGCATTAAAATCTGTGAAGTGTTGCCTAATGCATTTGCCCAATGGTGCCTCAAATACTTGATCCGTGGATAATGTGATTCGTGCATAATTGTTAAATCCTTATAAATATCTTCAATAACTTTGTCTTTTAAATTAGAGTTAATAAGATTAAAATTATTATAATAGATTGAATCTATTGAATATATTGTAATGTTGGAAATATATTCAAAACTATAATGGGACAAATTATGAAATACTATATAACGTTTTTTAGCATTTTTAAAATGGTTTATAAGCGCATTCACTGCATTCACTTTCATAAACTCATAAATAATATCCACAATCTCATTTGGTAGGGATAGCACTTCTAATAAAAGCATGTATGACATTGATGGATTGATGGATTGATCGATTGTTTGGGTGTTGTCTTAAACAAACTATAAAATATTTCAATTTTATTCATCTTAAAGAGAGAGTTAAAATAACCAAAAACATAAAAACACACTTTATAGAAGTAAACATTAATAATTTAATAATTCCTTCGCTCTTGAGCATTTAAACGCAATAATGTATGATGAGCAATTAACTTACTATAGCAAAGATTTTTGCAATAGTCATTAGACTTCATAGTAACTAGTGGCGAAACTCTAAACTCCGCAAAGTTTTTAATAGTCCGCGTTCTTAATTGGATTGCCTTAACAACGCAATTAACTTTTTTGGCACTATTAATATAAAATAACGCTAAATAGAAATTGTATTTTTGACATAACTTAAACCATACTTCAATACACCCTTTTAAATAATTATAATTAATATTATTCTTTTTTAAACTATCACTAAATGCCAATCTATTATAGTAATACATTAAAATCTGTGAAATATTATTTAACACACAACGCCAAGTATTTCTTGAATAATTGGCCCTTGAATAATGTGAACGATACATAAGTGCTAAATTATTAAATAATTTAATAATAACTTCATCTTTAAGATTAGCATGCACAACCAAATTATTGTTGCCAGTGATTGAATATATTGAAAACGCTGAAATATATTCAACTCTATAATTTGCCAAATATACAAACACATCATAAGACCGCTTAGCAGTTTTAAAGTAGGTAATAATTGTATTTGCCGCATTCACTTTCATAAACCCATAAATAATATCCACAATCTCATTCGGCAGAGGTAGAACTTCTAGCAAAAGCATGTATGACATCCGTGGCATTGATAATTGTTTTGCTTATAAATTATTATAAACACAAAAAAAAAATTCAATTTTTTAATAAAACATTCAAACCATTTTAGCACCCACTTTTATATTCAAATGTTTAAATACTAATATTGTTTTGTAAATTGCGCATATGTAAATTGCGCATATGTTCAGATTTATAAATAGTAATGCTGTTTTGTAATTCGGCCATATTATTATGAAGTGCTAACATTTCGGCATCACTATATAAATAAGGTCTCCCGCTATGATGATAGTACTGTAGACATTCATCTATATGTTTTTTTACAATATTAGTAATATGATATAACATATTATCATATTCAGTGTCACATATACTCATATATTTTATATATAATTTGTGTAAATGCATAATATCTAAAATGTGTTCATTAAATTGCGTTTTATTCATTATTAAAACGCGCGATTTATAATCGCCTAAAAACGCATTTACATTAGTTACAATAAATCCGGACCATATACTTTCGGGTGTTCCAAAAAGCGCAACAAACTTTTTACTAAGTATAGCTTGTATGCTCTTATTTCTCCTAGCATTATACAGCGACTCACGTATATGAAACACTATTCTCCGTTGAATATCACAAGGCAAGTTAGCAAGCAACCTAACATATTTGCGATTATGATACCCTTTATATGCTTTTTGAATAGTTAAAGCATATGAAGAATCTGAAGAATCTGCGTAAGCATGAATAGTACATTCGCATCTATTAGCATTAGACACCATATAATGCTTTTATATATATTCTCTTACTAATAAACAAACTATAAAAATATTTCAATTTTATCAATTTATGATTATACATTGAATTGTAAATATATTATTAAAACTACTTAAACCCAATTACTATTATTAGTATATAATGAGTACACAGGAAGGACATGAGGTATCTGCTCACCCAGAGAAGGCAGAAACAGTTACATTTGGACGTGTTAAATGGTTTAACAACCGTGCCGGTTATGGTTTTCTAACGGTTACAAGCGGCGAGTTTAAAGACGATGATGTATTTGCTCATCATTCTGCCATTCAGGTATCAAAAGAGCAATATAGATATCTAGTTCAGGGAGAATATGTTCAATTTTCGCTTTGTGAAATTAATAACAACAATCATAAGTGGCAGGCAAATAATGTTCGTGGAATTGATGGAGGGATGCTGATGTGTGAGACACGACTAGTATCTCGTGATACTTCTATGTCTGAGTCGCCAGATCAGCCACCACGACCTGAGCGTAGAAACTCTCATCAAGCTGATGATGACGGTTATTATACAAGACCACGGGCTCCCCGAACACAGCAGCGTCATTCGGATGATGAATGGGGTCAAATTAAGCGTCGTCCGCCGAGAGTAGTCAGGTCTCGTGCGGTAGATCACACTAAAGCCCCAATGTCTGATAGTTGAATTAATATAATACAATAATAATTAAGTTAAGTAAAATAAAAAAATTAATTGTATAACATATTATTAATGCTGTTAATTTATTTTTTGTGTAAATTATAGGGTTAGGGGTTGGGGTTTGGGTTGGGTTTGGGAGTGAGATTAGGGCTGAGTTTGAGTGAATTGGTTGAATTTGAATATAATGAATATTATTTATAGTTGTAGAAGTATGTGCTAATTCTTTACAAATTTCATTAGTTTGATTGCAAATAAAACAATTTGAAGTATTATGTTTAATATACCATTGTTTTAAACAATTTAAATGTACGTTATTTTTACAACAATTTAATTCTAAAAAATCATTTTCATTTAAATTAATAGTATCTAAACAAATATAACATTCATTGGGTTCATTATTTGTTGTCATTAATATAGATAAATAAATAATTTTATATTATTTATTTATTACTTTTTATTTAAATATGATTATATATTAATGAAGACTGTAGACGTTAGAGTAGAATCTTCTGAACCGCCGTCAACTAAACAGCCGTCAACTATATCTAGGTTTACGCTTCCTAGTTTTAAGTTGTTTAAATCTCGGTCTACTAAACCTGAATTTATAGTATTATGTGGACCAACAGGGGTTGGTAAAGGTAAAGCTCCTGAACAAATTTTTAATCTGACTAGTGAGAATTATACTAAAATAGAAATAGATAGTTTAGTAGTGCAAAATCAACTTTATATTAGTACTGTATATACTATAAACCAATTAGATCCAACCTTAATAGAAAGAACAATAACGGAAAAAGATAAAAACCAACATAACTTATTAACAAACTTATTTAATACATTGTATTTTAATGTTAAAAATAATATAATTCCTTGTTTAGAAAATGATGGCAAAAAGGAAAAAATTACTTGTTCACAATTACATGATAAAATGTTAGGTGAGGCAATAAATAAGAGAAAAACAATCGTATTAGAAATAAATGGTGATAAACCATTTCACTGGTTATTTAAAGATTCTAAAATGAAAGGAGATTTATTTACAGATAAACATAGAAAAATACTAAGAGAAAATTATAAGAAGACGATTTGTTATTTATCACACGATTATCTAAGTTTATTAGACTCAAATAAAAAGAGATTTAAAGATAATATAAAAGAGTGTAATCTAGAAAAATGTGTTGCTCGTTTAGGTAATTTTTTATTACCTAAGGTTTATTATGAAACTATAAGCAATATATTTAACGTATATGAGAAGTTATTAGATAGAAATTTTTTTAAAGATTATAATATTGAAGTTCTTTTTTATGAAAGAGTTTTAGATGAAAAAGTTTCTAATGAAAAAAACAATATCTATACTTATTCCAAACTTTCAAATTTTGAAGCCTATAAAGATTCATTTCAGTTAGGTGACGAGTCATCTGAAACGGATTATGTACAATCTAGCACACATATATCTTCTCCTCCTACACTTAGAGGCAGCCGCTACGGCGGACACAAAACCAAAAAAAGCAAAGCTCAAAAAAGCAAAAAGCAAAAAGCAAAAAAAGCAAAAAAAATATAAAAAATTGAAACTATTATAAGAATCAGACAAACAATTAAACAATGGAAACCTATCCAAGTATTTGTATTCCGCGGGCAAATATTATTGAATCGTGTGAAGTAAAAACAATACTAGAAAAGTTATTTGGAACTGCAACAATTGATAGAGTTGATGTAGTGCCGTGTAAAGATGTTCCTGAATATTGTAAAATATTTATTCATATGAAATATTGGCCAGAAGACGATAACAAAATTAGTAATTTAAGAAACACTTTAGTGAATGGCAATTGTATTAATATAGTTGTAAGGGGTGAGGCTCCTTATTTTTGGAAATGTTTTATGTCTAGACTTCCTAAACCAAAGATAAAATAAAAAAATTGAAATATTTTTTGTTTTGTGTATAATATTACAGAACAATGCAACCATCAAATATGAAGATTGAACTTCCTGATGAAATTATTAAGCACATTTTTGATATCTATAGAAAACAATATTTACCGGCAGAGAAATTAAAATTTCGATTTACATCAGGACAATGCTTTTTATTGGGCAAAACGCAATTCAGTCCTCATAGAAGTATAATTAAAATTCATGGAGTAACCCGCTACAAACCGCACGAAACTTATTTAGGCACGATAACGACGCAAAGAGCAACGATTTGCTTTACTTTGTATTATTTAAATCAGTTAAACAATGAAATTTTAGAATATTCGTCTTTCAAATTGCCATTTATCTCCTATTTGCAAGAAGATGATAAACTATGGTCTACCGAATATTGTTGTAAACATCTGATGAATACTGGTCCTGTTACTATGACAAAAGTAATGAAGAATTATATTGGATTTAATAATGGAATTATATTATCAAAATATAATTGCTATTATGCCTATAATCTCGACACATTGCTGCCTATTTATGATGAAGATTATCTTCCTCCGTTTATTGTTACTGCAATCAGTTCTATGCATATTTATCACTTTTCAACAGAAGACTATCTAATTAATGAAACATATGATTTTGATAAACTATTTAAAGCTTTGTTGACAAATTGGACCTTTTTAAATATTTATGATAAGGGTAAGGGTAAGGGGGCATTGCCCCCTTAAACCCCTATTAAATAGGAGCATTGCCCCCTTAAACCCCTATTAAATATTTATGATAAGGTTAAGGAGGCATTGCCCCCTTAAACCCCCTATTAAATAGGAGCATTGCCCCCTTAAACCCCTATTAAATAGGAGCATTGCCCCTTAACTTAAACGGGTTTCATATAAAATTATTGTACGATAAATTGATTTATTTTTTTTGATTCTTTGTTCTATCTTTTGTTTAGTTAATGACTGAAAATTATACTTATAAATTATTTGATAACTATCCGTTATTTTTATTAAACATATAGTTTTATCGTTTAAAGAATAAAAACCACTTGCTCGCATAGTTTCAATAAAAAATTTGAATTGGCTTTCACTTATTTCATTAGCGCACTCACACATAAACTCTAATGATTTTTTTTCTTTAATTTCATCTTTATATTTTTTATATAACAGCCATGCCTTTTTTATATAGTCAAACTTGGTTATTAAGTTTTCCAAGCTTTCATCCTTATAGCATAAGTCATTCAATGAGGTGCATTCTATTGTAATTTTATAACTATTCATAGTATGATATAGAATAGTTATATAGTTGTTTTTAAATATTAATTACAAGTAAGGGGTTATGCCCTCCTTAGCACACGAGAGAAAACGGCGCATATGGAAGACAATACAATCAGTTCTTTTATATATAAATCGCTTTAATTATTAGTTAATTAAATAAAAAATAATTCATTTTTTAGAATACAATATACAATATACAATATACAATAGTATTTAAATAACAGGAGCACGACACAAAGGACACGGAACGCAAATCTTGTGGTGATTTGACTCTTGTTGTAAGTACACACGCTTATACTCATCCAAACATCCCATATGGAATATATGTTTACAAGCGGTTCTAACACAATTAACTGAATCAACAGACAAGCAAATAGAGCAATCCCAACCTAGGTCATATTTGAAGTCACTCGCCAATACTTCTAATGGGATTACATTCTTAAGGTGCTTAGGAACATGAGGCAAGTGATAATGAGTTGACATTGTTCGTTTGCTAAACCACGAAAAATCACGATCAAAGTCTCTCTCTATTAGGGACTCTCCGTTGTTTTTTCGATAGCGATCTGCTTCGGCAGTCAACTCAGACCAAAAGTAGTTACTAGTAAATTGAGACATACATACGCGAAGCAGTTCTAAAGCCAAATCATCTTCATTGACACACCGTTCAAGTCCGTACTCCTTATCTCGTATTTTTAAAAGATCAATTACACGACGTCTCATTTCTCTAGTCACTACATTTCGAAGACAACGCTCAAACTTTGACATTCTGGTTTTATGATCAATATACCACGAATGTGTTCTTATCCAACTATTCATAATAGCTTTCAAATGCCTAGAAAGTTTGTGTGTAATAATGTCGTTTTGAATAGTATTTACTACTACATTGATTGCATCATTTATCATAGATGTGTTAGTCTCATTGTCATACAAAGAATTGATGCGGAAGTCCATTGTTTTGTTTTGCTTTGTATTAGTATTTGAGCTATTAGTTTAAAATAAAAAAATTAATTCAATTTTTTAAGGGCTCCCGCCCTTAAACCGACATACTGAAGAGAGAAGAGTAAAGCCGCATTCTGGGCCAAAATATAGGGCCGCATTCTGGGCCAAAATATAGGGCCGCATTCTGGGCCAAAATATAGGGCCGCATTCTGGGCCAAAATATAGGGCCGCATTCTGGGCCAAAATATAGGGCCGCATTCTGGGCCAAAATATAGGGC